CGTAGATATCCTCCTAACTATCGATAACCGAATCGATATAATAGGAAATCATGACGAATGGTTCAAACATTGGTTAGGAGGAGGAACTCATCCTATGCATTGGATGCAAGGAGGAGAAGGTACAGTGCGATCTTATCTGAGATATACACAAGATGATAGTCTTATTATTAAAAACAAAGGTAATGGAGGATTCATCACAGCTCTAAATCCAGATGATGTTGATTCTACACATTGGAAGTTTTGGAGATATCAAAATCTCTATTATCATGATAAAGAAAGGGACTATTTCTTTGTACACGCAGGCTGGAACAGAGAAAGTACTGTAGCTCGTGTAAGACAGATATGTCCCGAAGAATTTTATTGGGATAGAGAACTTTGGTATAAAGCTTTATGCTGTGGACCTGATGTTAAGCTAAAAACAGCTGATAACTTTGATACCATATTCATAGGACATACTGCAACCACTAATTGGAAGACAAAGAATATTCTTATAGATCAAGGAATAAAAATCCCTAGAAAGAATGTAGACTTTCCACTCTATGCTGGAGGTATATGGAATTTGGATACTGGTGCTGGTTGGAGCGGTAAGCTTACAATCATGGATATTGATACAAAACAATATTGGCAATCTGATGAGGTAGAACTACTCTATCCTAATGAGGTTGTTAGAAGAACAATAACATAATATGAAACTAAAAGCTCCAATGAACGAGAACTACGCTGCCACAGTAGTAGTAATCAAAAACATTATCACTCTTACTAATTGTGATAATGTAGTACACACAAGTATTTTTGGTAATTTAGTAGTTGTTGGTAAAGAAACAAAAATTGGAGATATAGGATTATATTTTCCGGTGGAAACAAGATTGTCTCATGAATTCCTAAATGAGAATAATCTTTACAGAGACAATACTAAAAACAAACAAATAGATGAGAAAGGCTATTTTGAAGATAATGGTAGAATTCGTTGCGTCAAGTTTCGTGGGAATCGATCCGAGGGCTTGTTCCTACCAACTCTATCTCTATTGCCTTTTGCTGAGGTTACTGATATTGCATCTTTGCCTGAAGGTAGTATGTTCGACAGTATTAACGGAATATCGATATGCGAGAAATATGTTCCGAAGGTGGGTAATACACCCGGAACATCCGGCTCCTCCAAAGGCTCTAGAAAAGTGGCTAAGAAAATATCTAAAATCATAGCAGGACAGTTCAATTTTCATCCTGATACAAGCATGCTTGGAAAGAATATGCATAAGATATTTCCAAATACTCTTATCTCTATCACTGACAAGCTACACGGTACATCATTCGTAGTATCTAATATCCTATGTAAGAAGAAGTTGAAACTCAAGCATCGTATTCTTAAATTCCTTGGTGTTCCCTTGATTGATACACATTATGAGACCATTTATAGTAGCCGGAAGGTTATTAAAAATGATGATCTTAATCATGATTATAATCACTTCTATAAGGAAGACGTATGGAAGAATGCTGCGGATGCACTGAAGGATATCCTTCTTCCCGGTATGACAGCTTATGGTGAGATTGTAGGCTTTACCCAATCAGGAACACCAATCCAACAAGGTTATGATTACGGATTCTCTAATAAAGTAAACACACTTGATAGGGAAACTACAAATGTCCAAAACTTTGGCATATACGTATACCGCCTTACCTTCACAACAGTAACAGGACAAGTCATCGAATTCAGTGCTAAGCAAGTACAGAATTGGTGTAAGGAACATGGACTAAATCCTGTTCCTGAATTCTTCTATGGGAAAGCTAGTGATCTAATTAAAGTAGATAATCAGCTTATTTTCTTTCACGAAGAAGCTAAAGATCGATGGAGAGGACAAGTATTAGAGTATCTCTTGACAGCTTTTAACATGGAAAAGGATGATGCAAACTGTGTCAACAAAGTACCAGCTGAAGGTATTGTAGTAAGAATTGAAGATGGTACAAACTATGACGCTTACAAACTGAAGAGTTTTCGCTTTCGTGAGCGTGAAACAAAAGAGCTTGATAAGGGTGTAGTTGATGTAGAAACGAGTGAATCTCACACAGAATAAGAACAGAAAGAATGAAGACCTTAATTTTAACGGTGAAAGAAGCAACGCAGGCGAAACTCATTTACAGACCGGGATTTGCAGTAATAAAAATTCCCGGAAGCCTTGAGATGCCTGATCAGATTATATTAAGAAATAAATTACTAAAAATTGTAGATGGAATCAGGGATAGTAACTTTTTCCTGAAGATGTATTACAAGATTGGAACGCCATATTTATTTCTTAATAAACGAATTTCTTCTACAAAAAAGGAGACTTTTGTGGTGTATAAGTGGGATGATCTATAACGAAAAGGAAGGGGAGAGAGATACTCCCCTTCTTTAAATTTCCAATTATGGTAGATAAATTAGAAAAGATATTTGTAATTTGTATGGTAGGGATGCCATGTTCTGGAAAGAGTACATGGATACAAGATAATAAACCCAGAATTGCTAGTCAGTACAATACAAATGTTATTGTTATTAGTCGTGACACTATAAGAGAAACATTCTTTGGTAAAGATTACAAACAAAATAAAGAGGATGAAAAAGCTGTAACAATACGATATTGGAAAGAGCTTTCTCATGCTATTATGTTAGACAATGCTGTAATCATACTTGATAATTGTCACACAAAATCGTCTTATATAGATGAGTATATAAAGCTATTTCAGCCTTTGATTAATTCAGGCAAATTAGAGTTTTTTATAAAAATTCTTAAGGTGCCCTACTTACAAGCTTTAATGCGAAACTATAAACGACGAGTTGCCACTGGAAAGTGGATTCCACAAGATGTATTAAAAAGCTTTCATGAAGCATTTTTACGTCTCGATACTTCAAATTATAGAGAATTTGTATGAGTAATTTAACTAATTCCCTAAAGGGGAATATATTTCTTTGTAGTGACTTACATTTAGGACATTCTAATATCGCAGGTCCTTCAACAAGTAATTGGAAAGGTGGACATCGAAACTTCAAAAGTGTTGAAGATATGGATCGTACTATTATTGATAATATCAATGATATTGTTCCACAGGATGGTATTATTCTCTTTCATGGTGATTTCTCATTTGGTGGACACACAAAGATTCCTGATTATCGCAGGAGGATCATCTGCCGGAATATTCACTTTATTAAAGGAAACCATGATCAGCACATCCATAAGTATAAAGATTTCTTCACTACAGTGCAGGATTATTGGGAAGGTACTTTAAATCACCATCCTTGGGTGGCATTACATTATGCAATGAGGATATGGATGGGAAGTCATAAAGGCTTCTTTCATACCTATGGACATTCTCATTCATCATTAGAGCATAGTCCTCATGGAAAGAGTATGGATGTTGGTATTGATAATGCTTTTAAAGTATTAGGTGAATATCGTCCATTCAGGCTGGATGAAGTAGTAGAAATTCTTAACAAAAGGAATATTTCATTTGTGGATAACCACGGAAAGCATACTAATGTATGAAAATATTTATAGTAGGACTTGAGGATACAAAACTAGTAAACAGAACTGATATTCTGGACTGGTTTTGTTCTCCTCAAGTAGGAAAAGGCATTATGAATGATACACATTGGATTATACAAACGAATGTACAATTATATAATTCGTTTGGTGATCCTGATGTAGGATATTTCATGAAAATGCTGGAAAGAGTATTGGCTAAAGGATATGAATCATTAATGATAATGAAATATGGAACAGAGTATAGAGGAAAAGATAGCCAAAATAGTGGCGAACAAAGGCAAGATCGAAAGGATGAAATACAACATCCTGATAATCCGCCGGTTGGAGAAGTATCTACAGGAGAACCCAGACTTGAGGTTCCAGCAGGTACTACAGAATCTGGAGATTAATGAAGTAGAGAAGAGAGAATTTACTCATGAAGGTTATGATATGATTGTTCTTACGGATAAATTTTATGAAGAATCTTCTATCACCTACAAAAAACTATCAGAATGTTTACTTTCTATGAAGTGGGAGGGAAAGTCCGAGACGAGTTCCTTGGATTAAAATCTAAGGACCTCGATTATGTAGCAGTTCCTCATCCGGACTATTACTCTCCAAGTATAAAAATGGAGACATTATTTCAGCTTCTTGAAAACCAATTGGTTAATCAAGGATTTCAAATATTTCTTCGTACTCCAAAAATGTTCACAATTAGAGCAAAGAATCCTAGTACAAAGGAAACTTCCGACTTTGTGATAGCTAGGAAAGAAGTTGGTTATATACCAAATACTCGTGAGCCTATATGTGTACCGGGTACTCTTCTTGATGACCTCACTCGTAGAGATTTTACTATGAATGCTATTGCAAAAGCACAGGATGGAACTATAATTGATCCATTTGATGGGCAGAAAGCAATAAGGGATAGATTTCTTCAAACTCCTCTACCAACAATACAAACGTTTAGTGATGACCCTCTAAGAATACTTAGAGCTATTCGCTTTTCAGTTACTAAAGGATTTGTAATGAGTGAAGAAATTATATCTGCAATACATTCTTTTGATTACGATCATCGCTTCGGTGTAGTATCAGAAGAACGTATTCGTGAAGAACTTTATAAGTGTCTACATTCTAGTACACTACGAACATTAGAATATCTACAAGATTTCTACAATCTTCGTTGGTATATCTTTATTCATACAAAACTTTGGCTTAAACCAACAAACGAATCATAATGGCAAGATATTCAGAAGGTGATATTGTAAGAATAACAGACTTTGAAGTAAGAGATGCAGGGCCTATCTTTGAAGCAGTAATCACCGAAGTATTAACAGACTCTACTGAAAATGAAAGTACCTATGAAATAGTTGAAGTAGGAGATGATACTTCATTTTGGATAGTAAGAGATAATAATATTCATGCACTACTTGGAAATACTTTTATACTTTATGGAAATCCTGAACAAGGTAGAAGAGTTGCCGATATGGCAGATGTTAGAGATAAAATAAGTGCTGTAGATGCTCAGTTAGCAGCACAAACAGCACACCTGTGGCGTCAAACAACAAGACGGGGACGTGATTTTGTTAATCCGGTAGAAGCAGTAGTAGAAGCAATACTACCCGGATTTAATACACTTCCTTTGGCACCTCCTGCACCTACTACTCCTGAACTACCTATTCCTCGACAAGGTGAAACAATAGAACAAAATGCTGATGGAGAAATAATTGTTACTACTCAACGTGGAGAACGTTTTGTATTTAGTGGTATTCCTCATTATAATGCATGGAATCAGATTCGTAGACCAGCAGTACCAGTTCAGAATAGAGAAGAAGGAAGAGAGTTACAGAGAGCTGAAAGAACCAATATTACTACAACTGATTACAGACCAAAAACAGGAAATACAAGACCTTTAAGAACATTTGTAATTTCTATGATAGGAGAAGACCTTATTCTTACTCCTACATTACCATTTGGAAGTTCTGTCTATCAGTTTTTTGATCAAAATGGTACACAATGGGATAATGAGCATAATAGCCTAATAGTATCAAGAGCTGAAACAACTCTAGTAGATCATTGTGGACAACGTTGGGCTCGTATGGAAGATGTTGAATTTGCTAGAAGAGGAAGTTTTCAGGACGTAAAAAGAACTCCCAAAAAGAAAAAACATCTTAGGCGTAGAACACCAATGCCTGAAATAAAAGACGCTAAATATTATGGTAGTAGAGAATTCATCGGTTAATCCAACAATTGGAAAGGATTCAAAAATACCAGATTTAGGAAATGGAAATACTATCATCTATGGTTGTATCGTAGGCTCTCATGCCTATGGTACAAACGTAGAGGGTAGTGACATTGACAAAAAATGGATATATATACAAAGTTCTATAGATTTCTTCATTAATGGTTATAGACCACAGATTGAAATTTCTAAGGATGAAGTATGTTATGAACTTTCACGATTCCTTGAACTGGCATTAAAAGCCAATCCTACAATATTAGAACTATTCTTTAGTCCTGATGATTGTATTTTATATAAGCATCCTGTGTTTAATAAGTTATTACACATGAGGAAGCAGTTTCTTACTAAGCAATGCCGTTATTCCTTTGGTGGATATGCTTTAGCTCAGATTGAAAAGGCGCGTGGACTTGATAAAAAAATGAACTGGGAGAAGGATAAGATAGACCGCAAATCTATTCTCGACTTTTGCTATTGGATTGAAGAAGCCATAGACCCCACACTCAATGACTATTATCAGTCTGTACCTATTAAAGAGATATTCACTGAGAGGCAACTATCCAAAATGGGGCTTTCTAATATCCCAAATACTAGAGGGCTATATAATCTATTTTGTGACATTCGCTTCGAATTGGGTGGCATTGCTGATGAGAAATCTAATGATGTTCGTACAACTTCAATACCAAAAGGTACAAGTAGTTGCGGAATGGTATTCTTTAATAAAGATGCCTATTCTATACACTGTAAAGAGTATAACGAATATCAAACCTGGCTAAGTAAGCGTAATACTCAGAGATATGTTGATGTTGAGAATCATGGGCAGATGATAGATGGTAAGAACCTTCTACACTGTGTGAGACTCATCGAAACAGCCTTAGATATTGCTAAATTAGGAAATCTTATTGTAAGAAGACCTAATACAGAATATTTAAAGTCTATACGTCTCGGAAAACTTGATCTTGAGGTTATTCTTGAACATAGCAAGAAGTATATCAATGAGATGGACTCTGCTTTTAGTTCATCAAAATTAGCAGATAAGTTTGATGCTCCAAACATGCTTAAATATCTTAACTATGATATTCGTAAGCAAGTTGAAAATGAAAGAAAAGAACCAATAAAACCAAATTTCAGATAATGCAAAAATACTATTTGCTTACATTTAATGAAGACTGGGCTGATGAACATTATGTTCCTGCTCTTACATGCTTCACCGAGAATGAGTATCAAAGATGGCTTAGGCAAGCTACAGGAAAACCTAATAAGAATTATGCTGATGAAAAAGCAAAATTTACATTACGTTTAGCTGCTAGTAAAAAATATGATGATCTAGCAAGAAAGAGTTATCTCAAGCCCGGAAGTGTGTCTAAGGAAGAATTACTAGCGACTCATGTTCCATATGTAAATTCAGTACATGATGTTCCAAAGAAGTTCTTTAGTGGAATACATGCTTCTCTTGGAAACAATGGAGAAGGTTTTGGAGAAAGCTTTGTAGATTATACAACAGGGCAAGCTCTTGTAGATGCTGCTATTGTATCTGTATATGAAGTACCAAAGGAATTCTTTAATGTATTCAAGGAAGTAAATCTTTCTAGTCTCTCCTTATGTAATGTCTTTGATGAAGACCTTGCAGAGAACGTTTACGAAAATGAGGAGTATTACGAATGAGGCATTCATCATGGGAAGGAGAGAGTGATACAGAATCTATGTCACTTAATGATTGTCGTGTTAGGAACTATGAGGAGTTTTCTCACTTAGAAGATAAGGAAGAAAAGCCTAAAAAGATAGAGGAAAAAGGAGAAGATAAAAAGGAAGGAATAAAAAAGACCAGCTAAATAGCTGGTCTTACTTTTTAATTAGTCTTGAGAAACAGGTTCTCCGGTTAAGCTCACAATTTTAGATTTTGGAGCTTCATTTGCTGCTTTCTTCTTTTCTTCCTCAGCCTGACGCTCAGCGAAGTATTTCTGAAGTTTAATAGTATAGTTAGCTACTTCATCCTGAGACAGAGGAGTTCCATCTTCATATTCGTAGCTAATCTTGATCTTATTTTCCTGAACACCACGTGCAAACAACTGTTGAACAGTAGTAATAGCAGGGGAAAACAGATTGAAGAAGTTATAAAGTGATTCTAGTTCAAATCCTTTGATTTCAAAAGTTTCATTTGAGTCCCAAGTCGGTACTTGATTGAAGGGTTTCTGTACTGGAAGTTCAGCCATAGTGTTTGTTTCTTGTTTTTTTGTTTGTTGTCTTTTTTCTAGCCTTTCTTTATGATCGGCATTTACTCTACTCTTTGCCATAATTTCGATTATGATACAAAGGTAATACGAATAATCAGAATAAACAAATATTTCTTAATCTTTTTTAAAAATAATTTTAACTAATAAATATTGCTATCTTTGCAGGCTAAATTTAAAATGAATGATTAAAACAGCCAATGAGTATTTTAATGGTAATGCACTTGCCGCAAATGTATGGATATCTAAATATGCTTTAAAGCATAATAATAAACAACTGGAACAGAATCCAGACCAAATGCATCATCGATTAGCAACAGAATTTGCTAGAATTGAATCCAAGTATAAGTCGAACATCTCCAAAGAGATAATCTATGATTTATTCAAAGATTTTCGAGGTTCTATTCCTCAAGGAAGTGTAATGGCTCTACTTGGTAATTCTAATCAAATTGGTAGCTTATCAAATTGTATTGTACTTCCTGAGATACATGATAGTTATGGAGGGATTATGTATACAGATCAACAGCTTGCTCAGGTGATGAAGCGTAGGTGTGGTGCAGGTATTGATATTAGTACTCTACGCCCAGTAGGAACCACTGTATCAAATGCAGCACAGTCATCTACAGGAGCTGTATCATTTATGCATAGATTCTCCAATACCACTAGAGAAGTGGCTCAGGATGGAAGGAGAGGGGCTTTAATGATCACTCAGGACATTAGACACCCTGAAGCAGGTGACTTTGCTAAGATCAAGCAAGACCTCTCAAAAGTAACAGGAGCAAATATCTCTCTAAAGCTCACGGATGATTTTATGGAGCGTGTACAGAGAGATGATGACTTCTTACAGTGCTATCCAGTAGATAAATATTCTGAGGATAGCTACGGCGAGGCTATTAATACTCCTTATAATACTCTCCAAACATGGGCAAATGCACAGGTTAAGAAAGTAAAAGCTAAGGAACTTTGGAATCTTGTTATTAAATGTGCGCATGGAACAGGAGAACCCGGCTTACTATTCTGGGATAGACAACACTACTATTCACCTTCTTCCTTATATAAGGAGTTTCGTAATATCTCTACAAATCCATGTTCAGAGATAGCTATGGGTGTAGATAGTTGTAGGTTGATAGCCAAGAATATGTTTAGCTGTGTTGAATTCCCCTTCACATCTAAAGCAACTTTTGATTTTGATAGCTGGTATAGTTTGAGTTATTATCAAATGATACTGATGGATGATCTAGTTGATCTTGAATTAGAAAGAGTAGATCAAATATTGGCTAAAATCGAAAAAGATGAAGAACCGGATTTCATTAAAGCAGTGGAAAAGAAAACATGGGAAGATTTACGTAATTCTGCTGTTCGTGGTCGTAGAACTGGAAGTGGTTTTACTGCTCTTGGAGATACTCTTGCTGCTCTGGGGTTAAAGTATGACTCTGATGAAGCTCTTGTAGTATTTGAAAAGATTATGCACACTAAACTTCGTGCAGAACTTGATGCTACTATAGATTTAGCTATGGATCGTGGGGCCTTCCCTGCATTTGATGCTAAACTTGAGGCAGATTGGGCAGAAGTAGAGAGTACATTCTTTTATTTTATCAAAAATGAATACCCAGAACAATGGCAGAGGATGCAGAAACATGGGCGAAGAAATATCTCTTGGAGTACTATTGCACCCACAGGGTCTCTTTCTCTCTTAGCATGTTTATCTCCAAAACACTTCGGGACGACAAGTGGGATAGAGCCACTATTCAAAGTGTATTATATCCGACGGAAGAAGATCAACTCTACAGACAAAGATGTACGAGTTGATTTTGTAGATGCTCAAGGAGATAAATGGCAGGAATTTCCTATATTCCATGAAGGATTTAAAATGTGGTATGATATTAATAAAGATGAACTTGAGTTTGATGGAAATGCATTCTTTAAAAATAGAGAAATAGAATCTCTAAAAAGCAATGAAATTGAACTTCTAATAAGATTATCTCCCTATTATAAAGCCACAGCAGAAGAAATCAGTTGGAATAATCGTATAAAACTTCAGGGTATAGCCCAAAAGTATATCACTCACTCGATTAGTTCAACTATTAATTTACCTTCAACAGCAACAGAAGATGAAGTATCTAATATCTATCTGGAGAGTTGGCGTCAGGGTCTTAAAGGTATTACAATTTATCGTGAGGGCTCTAGGAGTGGTGTTCTGGTTAGTACTCCAGCCTCGAAACAAGAGGAGGGCATACATTATACAGATGCTCCAAAGCGACCTAATGAACTCAAAGGAGAACTCCACGTCGTCAGAGTGAAGGGCAATCAGTATGCTGTAGTAGTGGGATTCCTTGATAGTAAACCTTATGAAGTATTTGCATTCAGTACTGAAGAAGAGGACACCAAGCCTATAGCAGGACACGGTATAATCACAAAAGCAAAGAAAGTATATAACTTTACACATGAGAATGGTAGCATTCTTCAGCATGTACAGAATAGGGATATTAATCCTGATGAACAAATGCTCACGCGTTTAGTATCAGGAATGTTACGTCATGGAGTAAATCCAAAGTTCATTATCGAGCAAATCGATAAATGTCCTTTAGAAATCGTTAGCTTTGGTAAAGCCTTAGCTCGCGTGGTTAAGAAATATATTCCTGAAAAGGAACTTTTAGAACGTCATAAATGTAAAGATTGTGGAAGCAGCAATGTTAGATTTGAAGAAGGATGCGCAAAATGTCTCGACTGTGGAAGCTCAAAATGCGGCTAAGGAGATTCTTGAAGATGCTGAGTATAATTGGGAAGAAATATTTCCAATTCTTACTAAGTATAATACAAGAGATTATAATGTTATGAAGCTTTTGGAAGAACTCTCTGAACTATCAGAGGTTCTTCTGAAAACTGAAACAAAGATTGCCTCTAAACGTCCTCCTGTACAGGATATTATAGATGAAGTAGGAGATGTAGTTCTCCGACTTGGTGTATATGTACATATGAGGGGAGAAGAGGTTATGGGAAAAGCAATCGATACCCGTATAGAGAATAAGGCAAAGAAATTGCTGGAATATGTAGCAGCAGGTAAATATCCCGGAGGTGTATAATGGATTCAGACTATAATGGTGCAACATGCTCCACTAATGAAGTTAAGAGTAATAGAGGAACCAGAGGTCCACGTGCTAAGAAGTATAAAGTATCTTCTAGTACTGGTTTCAAGGGAGTATACTACAGTGATAAGGGTAAGAAACATTATCACTGTCATGTCTCATTCTGGCATCAGAAAGGTTTAAAGCCTGTCAAACAATATACATTTCATATTGGCTCTTTCCATACAGCAGAAGAGGCCAATATGGCTCGTATTAAATTTATAACCGATCTTTTATGACAGCAAAAGAAGCAAAAGTAATAGCTACAGGAAATATACATACACAAACTATTCTCAAGGATATTTATGAAAATATTTCCAAAGCGGCTAAAAGTGGTGATCTTTCAATTACTTTATATGATAAACATATAAATGAAGCTGTAAGAAAAACTCTTGAGGATGATGGATATATTATAAAAAATACTCATTATGCACTTGGAACAAAAATTAGTTGGGAAAAAGTATAGATTCTTTTACCACTATTATAAGGGAAAAAAGATGATGAGTGTTCATTTTAGGAAAGTATGTTATCCTATACAAGATGTTATATGTAATGTTCCGTGTGAAACAAAATGGAATACTACTCAGCCTCAATTAGTTATGAGAGGATATTGTAGTGACGTAAGTATTATTAAAGGAAAAGCAGTTATTTCTTAAAAAAGACGTAAAATATTTGTACAATACAAGTATTTGACTTAACTTTGTATAACAAAACCAAATAATGGTAAACACAATAAGGGATAAATTTAGAAAGGCTGCAAGTGTAGATACACTACATGAGAAGTCCAAGGGTATCTTGGATGTATTCACTGTTACTCTCCGTGATCTAGGAGATGTAAATAGTGAGATTGATGGACATATTGAAAGCCGTGAGCAGGAAATTGCTCATATTCAGGCTGAACATGCTAAATTACACACACTAAAGAGTGGTAATCAAGCAGTTATTGATAAGATTAATAAGATTTTCGAGTAAAAACAAAACCAAAAATAAAATGAAGACGAAGACAAAAGGCAAGAGCAACAAACGCTCAGATAGTACTACCAAGATTTCTATGAACATCGGTGTTCTTCCCTCTGGTATGTATCGTGCTCGTAAGATGGTGAATGGTGTAAACTATTCTCAGTATTTCACTAATAAGCGTACAGCACAGGCTTGGATTAATAACCTGTAATTTTAGTTTTCCATGTTTAGACCCGGAGCCGTGCCGGGTCTTTTTAATCTTTTTATGGATAAAGAATCAGTTAAGGTATGTTTGTGTCTTGATGATGATGGTAAGTTATCATTAGAAGAAAGATTTGAAGTTGATCAAACTATTAAGAATATGGAAGAAGGTGATGGATCACTCCCCTATACAGTTATAGGATCGGTGACAATACCTGCCGAAATTCCTTATTTCTTCATCATCTTCAAGAATGGATCGAGTATTGTTTATGACTTAGTTCAGGCTGCTGATGAAGCTTCAGCCAAGACAAAAGTATTAACTAAGAAACGAAATGCAGGAAAAAGGATCGATTTTAAAAGAGTCTCAAATATTGCGGGACTTATCAGTCAATATTCGAGCTAGTGATATCTACTGGTATAAAGATAGGCCGTATAAAATCTTATACGAAACAGTTATTAAGGAAGGAGATATATGGATCCCGGTAGTTATATATGTCTGTCTTTATGATAATTCTGATGGTAATATATGGGTAAGAAAAACAGATGAATTTGATAAGAAATTCTCTAGTATTATGCCTGAGAATCCTTATTATGGACCAAAACCAAGTAGTTTAAAGTGAAAGTATCTTTAAAAAGTATCACTCCAAACGCTGAACTTAATATAGTTGAAATAGCTAGAGTATCTTCTCCTCGACAGGATAAGACAGAAGCTCCTGAAGGCTTATTAAACTATCTTATTAAGAATAAGCATTGGAGTCCATTTCAGCATTCCTATCTCACCTTTGAGATAACCACCAGCAAGGCTATTGCTATCCAATATCTTAGACATCTAAGTTTCACCTTTCAGGAGTTCTCTCAACGCTATACTAAGGTAGAGGAAATAGAAGCTATTGAGTTTCGCTTACAAGCTGAAAAGAATAGACAGAGTAGTACAGATATAGTAGGAAGAGTATCCCATATGATAGATGGATCAACAGATAGTTTATTTGAGAAGAATTCAAAGCAATTCTTTACTACATTCGATACTCCTGCACAGATTAATCCTGATATGGGACTATGGCTTCTAAAGGTAGCTAAACATTTAGAAGAATCAATAGAGATATATAATGAAGCTCTTGAGCTTGGAATAGCTAAAGAGTGTGCAAGGATGATACTTCCTATGGCTACTCGTACTACACTCTACATGACAGGCTCAGTGAGAAGCTGGATACACTTGTTAGATATTCGTGATGATGGACATGCACAGAAAGAAGCACAACTCATTGCTAAGGAGATTAAGAAAATCTTTGTAGAAGAATTACCAATTATTTCAAAAGCTTTAAAATATATATGAGCGAAAAACTAGAAGACACATTAGCCAAGATTGATAAGGATTTAGGCAAAGGAACCGTAATGAAACTCGGTGAAAAACAATCGGAGCCTGTAGAGGCAATTAGCACTGGATCAATAGGCTTAGATGAAGCTATTGGTATAGGAGGCGTTCCGAGAGGTAGAATCATTGAAATCTATGGTCCAGAATCTTCTGGAAAGACAACAATCGCAACTCATATTATTGCAGAAGCTCAAAAACTAGGAGGTTTGTGTGCTATTATTGATGCAGAACATGCTTTCGATGCGCCTTATGCTGCTAGCATTGGTGTTGATGTGGACAATCTTTATATATGCCAACCTGAAAGTGGAGAACAAGGATTGGAGGTGGCGGATCGACTCATCAGCAGTGGGAATTTTGCTGTTGTCCTTGTCGATAGCGTTGCTGCTCTGGTTCCTAAAGCAGAGTTAGATGGAGAGATGGGAGAGAATAAAATGGGACTTCACGCAAGATTAATGTCACAGGCTTGTAGGAAGCTCGCAGGAACTACCCATGAATCTAATACCTGCCTAATATTTATTAATCAGTTACGACTAAAGATTGGTGTAATGTTTGGTAATCCTGAGACAACAACTGGAGGAGAAGCTTTAAAGTTCTATGCTTCAGTACGGCTTGATGTTCGTAGAAGCACCACTGTTGCAAACTCGGTTATGGACGGTGATATAAAATTAGGAAATCAGACTACTGTAAAAGTAATCAAAAACAAGGTAGGAAGTCCATTTAGGAACGCAGAATTTGATATTATATATGGAGAAGGAATCGATAAACTTGGAGAGCTTATTGACATTGCTGTGGAAAAGAAAGTGGTTCAGAAGTCTGGTAGTTGGTTTAGTTATCAAGACTCAAAGATTGGGCAAGGTCGTGACGGAGTTAAACAGTTCTTTAGGGATAACCCCGAAGTCAAAGAACAAATAGAGACTTTAGTACGTAAATAATACAAAAATTCCCTGAAGAAGAGCTACAAGAGCAAACCTTCGGGGAATTTTTTTTTAGTCGTTAATGAGCGTAAAATTAGAAATAAGTAACCACTATTACAATACCGTCTCCACCATTTCCTCCTTTACCAGAAGTAAATCCGTTTCTAGCACCTCCACCACCTCCTGCTCCACCTCCCGGAAATCCTCCATCACCACCATTTCCAGCATTAGCTATAATACTACATGCTCCCCCGCCTCCTCCAGAACCACCAAATGAAGCTTGATTAAGTCCTCCTGTAACACCATTTCCACCACTCACTCCACTTCCAGCAGTTCCAGTACTACCACCTACTCTAGCAGGTTGCCCTGATACAGCAGCAGCAGGATTTCCACAGTTTGCACCAGCAGCAGATAAGAATGTTGTATTTGCAGTATTAATACTTCCACCAGCGCCTCCTCCAGCAGCTCCTGCTATTTGAGCAGCAGCAGGTGCAGTGGCATTACCCGCTGTAACAACAGTTCCATTAATACCACTTGTCCATACACTAGGATTAGGAAATGGTATACCAGCAGCACCTTGTATACTTGTTGTTGCAGTTGTAGGTGCTTGGCCACCTTTTATAAAGAGATGAGTTCCAAATGAACTATCACCACCAGATGTTCCTACTATACCTACTGTACTATTAGTAGTGATAGCTGCTCCTCCTATTCCACCTGCTCCACATATTACAGTTTCTGTATTCCCTACTAACCCAGCATGTACTCCTATAAATCCACGAGCACCCCCGCTTCCCCCATTTCCACCGGGAGCACCTACACCGGGAGCTTGTACACCTCCACTACTACCCGCACCACCTCCAGAATATAATTCTATTTCAATATATTTAGCTCCTACTGGTTTGGTGTATGTATGAGTGCCGGGAGTAAATATTTGTACATCTGTTGCAGGAGGTATAGATGATATATCAGCCTTTGTAGCAAATTCTGCTTGCAAATCAGCTTGAGTATTAATATCTCCTATAATACTTCCCCATGTAGGAGGAATAGGAGCACCACCTGATATTACCCATATACTACCATTCCACATATATAATATTTGTTGTGTAATATCATATACAGGAAGTCCTGTATTTAGAATACTCAGTGTAGCTCCTAATGCTATTCTATCTGGTGTTGAGAGAGGGTTAGTTCTCCAATCTTTTAGAATATTTAATTTCTGGCCATCTAAGTCCAGATATATTTTCTTTGAAGTCATTAATATAAGTATAACGTACAACCATCTAATGGAACATTAGCTGATATTTGTACAGTGTTATCTGAAAATAATTTAAAACCGACAACTACTTCTTCTCCTGTCATATCTACCACTAGATAGCCTATAACATAGACAAGTTTATGAATAGAAGGGGGTATAAAATAAGACAAGCCCATAAGGCTTGTTTTATATATTTGTAATCTTCTATCAATGGAGTTGAGTCTTCCTAATATAGCACAATCATCACAGCAAGACATATATAAAGATTAAGCTGATGTTATAGTTTCCCAAACCGATCCAGTAAATACACACAATTTATTTAAATTCACATCATATACCAATAAACCAGGACCAGGAGTAATAATTGCATTTTTCTGTACTGTAGACATTCTAGGAGGTAAGAAACCAAGAGTTGTACTATTAACTTCTAATTGAGCAGATACATCAGGGGCTATAGAACCATCTGATACTAAGACTTGATTATTACTAACTACAAGTCCCACTCCTGTACTATACGTTATCGTAGGACTACTTACCAACCTTCCATTAGTACCTGTAAAAGGAACCCTTCCTAAAGGAAGAGCCACATCATTCATGGTAAACTCTTTTCTAATACCTGCTGTAGTTATTGTTCCAAAGTATTTATCTGTTAGAAATTCTACAGCTCCTACTTCAGGAGTTGTTAATAATGGGCCAGAAGTAAGTTTAATTGGTGCAGTACCAGCAGCGGCTGTTCCTGCCTTTATATTAAGTATAGCTGATGGATTATTAATACCTAATCCGAAGTGTCCATTTTGGTTAAAACGAGCATATTCATTACCAGCAAGAGGTTGACTAAATGCACTATTAAATGTTATAGGACCTGTATCTGCTGCTAAGTTTAATCCACCTATTCCACCTACATTCCCAACTACTACACCTCTTGTGACAAAGGAGTTAGCTGAGGAACTTAGATAAAAAAATCCAGTATCGCCCAGATCATTAGTCATCTGAACTCCAGCAGCCGCTCCTGTTCCAGAGACAGCATTACTTATTCCTATACCGGTTAGAGAGGAGCTAGCATCATTAGATACTGTTATAGGCAGTAGATCATTTGGATTTAATACAATACTTGTTCCTACAGAATCACCATTAACTCCTGAAATAGTTATTGAGAAACCACCTGTACTAGCATCAATAGTAGTATCTTGAATTAAATCTCCTCCCAGTCCAATATCACTACCAATAGTACTCAAACCATTAATTGGAGTAATACTTCCTGCTGATGCTGTAGCTATAAGAGGATCACTTTCAGTACCACTACCAGTAAAAGTTACTGTAGCACTATCCTCAGTGACTATTTCTGTCAAGAAATCTAAGCAGCATTCTGTATTCTTCTGTTTCTCTTGTATAAGAGCTAGAATATTAGATGTATACCCTTTTTTATTTTTGTTAGTGTTTGCCATTATATTATACTAAAGTTACCTGTTTTCTTACGGCACCTACTGTAAAAAATAAATTTATACCGTCATATTCTAATGTTCCATCTTCAGGAGTAGTTAGAAGTGTTCCTGAATCAATCTTAACTGAACCTGTTCCAGGATTACCGGTAGAGCTTCCACCAACATGAAGACGAGCAGTAGGAACATCATTGAATACTTTTGCTATAGATACATTTCCACTTGTAGTGGCAAATAATGCATCACCAGTAGTATTTTGCCATGCAATATTTCTACCTAACATAGCAGTAATACTAGGACTATAAAATATACCCCTTACATTACCTGTAGCTGTTCCTGTCTGATTAATATTACTTTGAATAAATAATGCAACAGCATCACTAGAACCTCCTGTAGGAGAAATTGAATCCTGAATACCAATTGCATTCTGTTGAACCGATCCTATTGCTTGTTGATAGCTACTAAGAATAGCTAAGCAAGTAGATTGTCCAGATGGTCCTGAATCTCCACCAGATGCTACGGATATAGGAATTGTCTGAAAATAAGTAACTGAAGTTCCTAGAAATAAAGAACCACCCGCACTTATTCTAAAACGTCCAATATTATTGGCACGAAGGTCCATTAATAATGCACCAGCACCAGACGCAGTATTAGTTATAGTAGCATTTATCAGAGTAGGATTGCCTGTAGTATTCCAAGTACCATTTATAAGTAAATGGGGAGTGGCATCAGTACCAGAGTTATTCTTACTAATTGAGGTAGTATTACCAAAAGTACCACCACCACTTATATTAAAGTTTGCTGCTGCTTGCTGAGTAGTCTGATTATTTATATACAAACCGGATAAACTTGGAATATCTGTAGCTACAAGGGCTCTGAAAGTTGGTATAGCTGTTCCTGTTGCAGGACCAGATAATACTAAATGAGCAGCTTGTGTATTTAAATCCAGATTTATATCTCCAGCAGTTGTTATAGGAGAATTGGTAATATTAAAAAGTGGATTACTGGTGAGCCCTACACTTGTTACAGTTCCAGTAGCACCAGTAGATGTTGCAATTATAGGATTAGATTGTGTTCCATCTCCTGTAAAAGTAACAGTATCACTATCTTCTGTAAATACTTGTGTAAGAAAATCTAAACAACAACCTGTTGCCTGCTGTTTCTCCTGAATTAAGGATAAAATATTAGCTGTATAGCCTTTCTTATTTGTATTTGTTGTCCTAGCCATTTTATAATTTATTAGATTTTATTCTATTATCTTTAGCCCATAAAGGTTGGAGATTTGTATAGTGAAAGCAAATTTCTTGATTTTTTGTATCTGTTAAATCAAAACTATCACAAGGAATAATATGATCTAAATGCCACTTACCATAGTTTTCAAAGGACATCCCATCTTGAAATTTAGATGATAAGTGTTCCTTGAGTTCTTCTAAATTACAACCTAATAAGGTCATAGTTTGTCTTGTTTTCGATGTGATAGATTTACTAAGAAGAAAAGATAGCCTTTTTCTAAGATTACAAGCTATTCTAAAACCAATATTCTCTTGTCTCTTTCTCCTCCTATATTCATTCACTCTTTCCTTATTATTCCTATGCCACTCTTTAGTATTCTCCCTCCATTTCTCTAAGGATTTACTTCTTTCTTCTTCTGATTTTATATTGAAAGGTTTATAACCCTTAACAAATTGTCCCTTACTATTTCTTTCCATTAAAACCTAAGATAACCTATAATAGGATGAGCAGCCTTCCTAATTCTTCTAGCTACTTGATAACCATTTCTACTACCAGCAGAATCAGTATTTCCTTCTATTGTGTGAAGAGTTCCATCAGTGGCTATCGATTCTATGATTCCTGTATGTCCAAGACCATTACCTAAATCCATTATAAAAATATCTCCTACTTGAGGAGTATGTACCTGATTTAACTGTTCATGAGTATATTCATTCAATACCCCACCAGTTTTTGTCATTGGATTAACTACTCCAAGTTGTTTAGATGCTTGTACATAACACCAATAAACAAAAGCCATACACCAAGATGCAGCAAAGGTAATACCTACAGAATTGAGGTATCCCTGAACTGTTGGCCCCCAATTGGAACCTCGTGGTACTTCTTCCTTTCCTACTTGTGTAATAGCAATTTGGAGAGCACTATTGCTTAATTTGCTCATACAGTTATTTTACTTCTGTGTCAACTACCACTGGCTGAGCGGGCTGAGGAGCCTGTTCCTGTGATTTCTGATTCAGAAAATTAGCTAAAGGGGCACCATATTTAAAAGGCAGCTCATTAATAAAGTTATTCAACTGCTGTAAATCGGCTTCGTTCAATACTAATTGTTTCATCTGTTTTGTTTTATATTTGGTTTAAAATTACGGGTTAACTAAACTAATAGTAGTTGTAATGCTTTGAACGTGTGTACCAGAATCTGTATAAGCTATAAAATAATAGTTAACAGACTGAGTTCCTACAGGATTTGGAACACTAAATGTTCCAGTTCCACTACTACCAAGTAATACTTGCTCTATTGTTCCATTTACATAGAAGTCTACATGCGTAATACTTGATACAAATGGTCCACCAGTTACTACTGGTACTGATAAAAGAAATGGATTAACTGCACTATGTACTGTTCCTGTAGGTCCTGTAATAGTAAATGTTGTACTATTCTCAAAGCAGCAAGGAGGAGTTACATAGTTGATGATGGCATCATAAGTACGCTGTAAACTCTGAATATTACCTATTCTACTCATACCAAAGAGCATCGTATATACCGTCTTGGTAAATACCGATTCCTTTCCTGTATGAAGATCAATAATAGGACTTAGAGGATCACAACAATCTGAAGCAATCTTTATTTTAATATATTCAGCAGCCCTGAGTAATAAATTAGTATTAGCTAATTTTCTTGTGGCTGTAGACTTTAAATAGTCTTTAACATAGTTCTCAATTGGAGTACGTCTAATTACTCTTGACATTATAGTGCTATTTTCTTTTTTAACTTAATTACTAGGAATATCAGGCCACCAATTACTAAGGCAATTCCTGCTACCCACCACTTCCATGATATTGATCCTGTTCTTTCAACAGTCTTAGTTTTCTTTGTATCATCTACTTTAAGAGCAGTATTATCTACTTTCTTAAGATGTACAGTATCACTGGTGATATTCTTATAGGATGAATCTTTGAGATTCTTGACTCTTATCCTAATGTATTTAGGATGAACACCTGTCTCTTTAATTATCTTCCCTATTGGTGTAGTGGTATCAATAGCTGATGAATCATCAGGATATATTTCTATATCTAAACTATCAAGATTTAATACATGGCCAGATACTTCTGATCTACTCTTACTAATACTATCTATAGAAAGAGTATGTGTACTATCACTCTTACGATGTTCATAGCTCTTATTCTTGTGTATAGTACCACAAGAACAGTATAATACTATCATTGTAATACCTATTACCCATCTTACTATCTTAGAACCAAGTGACATATGCTGTTAATATTAAAGCTAGAACTAGAAATACAATTGATTTCTCTACTGCTCCATTTATTCCAAATATCTTTATAAATTGCTTATCTACCCATGCTGTTGATCCTAAATAAGTGGCACTAAGTCCACTATAAATATTGAAAGCAACATCAAATACTGCAAGTCTTACTAGAAGAGCTTGTCCTAATACCCAATACCATATATTAGGAAAATCAAAAGCTAATGTACCCGCAAACATTGCAAATATAATTGCTCCATCTCTATGCCAACGTTGTATTCTCGTTGTAACAATATCACCTATAGCAGATTTATCTTTAAGAAGATAAGAACTTGCGTCCTTACCTGCCGCAAATAATGTGAATATTACTAATATTGCTAGAGCAATAAAGGCCATTATTTAGATTTCGCTTTGTCAATTTTTGCTTGAATAAGATCAATACTTTCAGGAACAAGTCCTGTTTCTACGATCTTAATGCTATCTTCAGGAGATACTTTATACTCACTAAAGAAATAGTTTGCTTTTGTACTATCAGTGACATTAATAGGTTTTCCCTTGGTGATCCATACATTTACATCAGGAATTCCTTGATTTCTATCAGATCGCTTAACTGCTGCGGGTCCTATAAGTCCACCGATCAGCAGAAAAGCCGATACTGCTTGAGTAATTACACCCTGAACACTTCCAGAATCATCTGAAAATTTCTTATAATAAAGATAAAATCCTCCAAGTCCTAGCAATGGAAGAATAATCTGCCAAATACCAGCATTCCAGAAATTATGTGTAAAGTTATATGCTATTTCTTTTGAGTATAACGCTACTAAGATAGATGCAACTACAAATATAATTGCTACTACTGTTTCCCATGCATTTTTAAACATACTTATATTTTTTACAAAAGTACTATAAATACTTGATATATCCAAATTAAGATTTAGATTTGGTTTTTAGTAATCTCTTCTCTTCATCTACTAAGCTACGAAGGCGTTTGAATAATACAAACTTATCTTTTAACCATTTATAGACACTATCAATTAATATCATACCCATCATTCCAACTATAAACGATAGTGCAGCCATATATTCAGGAGCTATTTTTTCACCATATGCTATCAAAGGAGTAACGTAACCAGCTACTAATGAGCCGATTATTATCTGACGTAATGCTTCCCAAAACTTGAGTTTCTTATACATAGACCAGACAAATGCTCCAATAAATCCATTTATTAGATATTTGTATCCTATACCAAGGCTATCTAAGAATTTTAGAAGTTGATCGAGTTTCATTTTCAGAGTGACATTTTTCATCCTGCATACTGGGGGGGTTTATTTTTAAGCTCCTTCTTCAGTTGGTTGCACAGGACCGGGTGGCGGAATTGATCCAATTACAGTGTTTTGATACGTTTTCAGACCGAGTAAAGCCGCAATTAAGGCAGCTTCCACTCCCAGAATAATTGCCACTTGTGCCAATGCAGCAGATATTGCTGTTATTATTGGAGCATCAACTGGCTTGTTCTGTAGGATAAGGTTTAATACAGTTGTCGCTACGAACGACGAATTATGAACATTTCTTATGAAATCGATTACTAAAATAAATGCCGCACCACTTCTAAGGGAAATTTGATTATCATTCCCCTCCCACAATGGACGAAAATATCTGAATAGTCTCTTCACTATTATTTATTATTGGAATAGTGCCCAATCAAAGGTTACAGTTCCGGTTAATCCAGCAAGATATGTAACAGTAAAAGTAGTAGTTGTCTTATTTGTTACAAAAAATAAAGCAGCAGATAATGCACTTGTAGGAGTAACATTTACTTTATAAGTGTTATTTGGCTGAGTACTACCTATTGTTACAGTAAATACTGTAGTTGCAGCTCCTACTTGAGAAAAACTTGCAGAAATAACTGGAAGTACTTGAGCAGATAGTACACCAGTAGATGATGCTACTACCATTCTAGTACCTGTACCAGCAAGTGATGAAGCAGAGAATCCTCCAGTATGAGCCCAGTTACCAGTTCCACTATCAGTAGTAATACTAGTAATGCCAGAACCTAATGCCGACCCTCCTGTTACTCTAAAAGGAGTTGCTGATCCTGCTCCAGTACCTGCATCAGGCCAGAATACAAGCTGCATAGCACCAGTTATAAACTGCCATCCGACTACACGGTTATTAGTAGTACGTGTAGAGTCTACAAATAATTCAGTAGGCCAGTTATTAGCAATTGCTCCTAAAAATAGACCTGTAGTAGTTACAGCTGGAAAAGCAGCAGATACTCCTGTTCCTAAAGCTGATATTGTCCCTTGTGCGCTTATATTAGTAGTTGAACTAAAAGCACCAGTATGTGCCCATGATCCACTACCACTTGTAGATGTAATACCTGTAATACCACTCGCTTGTCCTCCAGCAATTGCTAAGGCAGGTATAGCTGTATTACCTGCATCATTCTTAAAGCGAAGTTGTAATGCACCTTGGAAGAATATTAATTCACCAGTACGATTTCCTGCTGTTTTTGTAGAATCATAAAATACTACATCACCTATTCCCGGATTTCCTACTAATGCAACTCCTGAATTTGTTGGAGAAGCAGGACTAGTATTAGCAGTAGAGTTTACAGTTCCTTGAACATTTGTATTACCTGTTACAAGAATGTCTCCTCCAATTACACCAGTTCCTGAAATATTGAAATTAGATGTAGCTTGTTGTGTAGTCTGATTTAGTACAAATCCGCTACCAGCAGTGGTGAATTGTTGTAAAGTTATAAATTCGTTAGGATTAACAGCATCTGTACCAGATACTCTACCATCAGCAAAAATAATATTTGTCCCAGTTAATCCTCCATTAGGATCAGAATGAGATATATGTAAGTCTACCGCAGTATCAGTTGTATCACGTACATTTATATATGCTACTTGGCCTAAAGTAGCCATTAAATCAAGAACAGGTCTATCTGCATCACACATTACTGCTGCCTGTGGATTATTACCACTAATGCTACCTATAGCACGTATCCTAGCTGACCCAATAGTATTTTGTACATCAAGATCGGTAAATGCTCCAGCAGTAGATAATAATGAAACATTATCTGAAAAAAAGCCAGTACCATTTACCTGTAATCTATGTCCACTATCTGTTACTACTGTACTTAGACCCAGAATAGTATTTTGATCTGCTCTACCAATCACTACTACATTACTAAGATCAGTATTTATTCCTTCACCTAATATGACAGTATTACTACCTGTTATTGCTGTAGCATTATTAATATTTGCTCCAACAAAGACATTATTATCTCCAACTGGACCATTATTAATACCAAATTGATTAAAACCTACAAATACATTTGCTATTCCAACTGTATTTGTTATCTGACTACCTATTCTTGCTCCAACACTTGTATTTCCATCTCCAATTACAGGTTCACCAGGACCAGGAACTGGAAGTGAATTTCCATGTGTAAATGAGTTACTACCAATAACAGTAGTATTATTCATAGCAATAGTTCCAGCACTTTGAATTGTTAAAGCTCCTATAACAACATTACTAGTTCCATTGTTAAATTTGAGAGTATTTGATCCTAGAGTTATATTTTCACTACCTGTAGTACTATGCGATTGTGAATCTGTTCCCATAGCAATATTATCACTACCAGTGGTATTTGCTCCAAGAGCAGCACCTGCCCATCCTAATGCTATATTAAAACTACCAGTGGTATTTTGTCCTAGAGTATCATCTCCTATACCAATGTTGAACGATCCTGTAGTATTTGATACGAGTATACGATTTCCAAATCCATAATTAAGATCAGAATTCATAGTAGCATTCCCAGAGCCTACTCCTAGGAACATATTAGAACGAGCATCTGATGTTATTCCAAATACAGGTGCTCCATTAATTTGAAAATCAATGAAGGGAGTTGTAATAGTCTTAGCAGTTGGAGCAAGAAGTGCTAATAACTTAGTATTTGCAGTATTTGATATATTAAGATTAAATCCTCCTAATGGGATTTCTCGATTTGTTAATAAAATAGCCGGATTACCCACTGCACCAACAGGTTGTCCTAATTGGACAATTGTACCAGCTAAAGATGTACCATTATCAGCATTAGTAAGGGTTCCACCACCCCCACCACCACTAGTACCAATAGAATATCGAGATAACGAAAGACTCATAATAAATTATTTTATACCATGCCATTTAAAAGTACCTGTTCCACTTATACCATATGTAGGAAGAAGTTGTTCCGCAGTAGCAGCATCTACAAATATTTCTCCCGGTTCAGTCATTTCAAATGTACTGGCATCAGATAAAGTTATAATTACAGTATCTGTATTAGCTGACGTTTTTAGGATAGAAATACTTTTAAAACCAGCAGGAATTGGTCCAGAAACACCAGCAGATGTAATCTGAGTAGTGGGAGGAACTGAGGGAACAATAGTTACATTAACTGGATTAGTAACAGGATTCGTAATGATAACATTAGGAGTTGTACCAGAAGCCGCAGCTAATTTACATAATGACTGACTGATTGTTCTTAAACGAAGGGCGAATTCGCCAAAATAAGGTTTTAAATCACCTATTAATGCCATAATTTTAAATTTATCAACTTGAAATAAAGTCCAACTCTGAGAGAGTCCAGTGCATATCTTGCACTCGCCTCACAAAAATAGCGTATTCTTGGGAGAATACGCTAAGTATTGGGTAATTCATATCTCTAATAGCATTATTTTGTACCCGGTAGATTATAGTATTTAATCTGTTCATCTGGTGTCATTGTATTTATGACCTGACGTATACCGGGAAGTGCTTTTAACATCTTGATGTATAACTTATTATCTCCTTGTTTAGCAAATCCTGAAGCTCTTGAATACTCTTCTGTAGGACTTGTAAGCTGCTGAGCCACTGCTGTATATTTTTCAATTAAATTGATAGATGCGGCAGGGTTTCTCACTACTCGGATAAAGTCAGCAGGAGAGATATACTGTGTAATATCCGCAGACATTCTGGTTAGCTGAAGTTTAGCTTCTGAAGTTATCCAACTCTTGTCATCATCTTCATTTGAGAATCCAGCAAGTAGCATAGCAGCAAGAATTACACCAAACTCAAATACTGTTCTATTGATGGCATTCTTCTGATCTTCATTATATCCTTCTTTAGTCCATAATCTCTGAAGCATTCCGAATTTATAATCTTTAGCATCTGCTACAACTTTCTTCATAAATGTATTCCAATATCCCTCATTTGTAGTACCAAGTTCGTAATCTACATATTTTCTACCATATCTACTCTTGAATGCTGTAAACATATACTTACGGAACATTAGTCCAAGCTTTCCATACCAGCGACGTTGTGCCACTGCTTTATCAAACTTATTGTATACACCATGAAGACTCTTATTGATGGCATGAAGACGATTTCTAAATAGGCTATCATCTTGAGCAGTCCAGTTGATATTAGGATTGTTTGTAATAGGGATTCTGTCTCCATTTGTATCTTTTTGATTCCAAGCATCAAATAGATGTATTTCTTTACCATCCTTCGTAGTTACCTTAGTGGCATGCATAAGAGATAACATACCTGAAAGCTGAATCTGATGTTCACCACCTTTCTGCATGAACATTAAGCTATTACTTCTAAAGAGTTTATTTAACTTTCCAGTAGTAACATCTTGGCCATATTCATTCTTAAACTCACCTTGTGGAATATCATAATGTTCAGCCATTTCATGCATAATACTATCAGTCTGTCCAGCTATCTCACCAATTACTTCAGGCATTAATTTCCAATACTGTCCATTACCCCAAAGCCAGTCTTTCTTACCCCAGAATCTTCCACCCATAGCTTCAAGGGCATTATTATAATTACCTACAATAACGTTATTTACACCACCAGTGAAGTTAAGAGCCATATTGGTGACTGTTGTAAGAAATCCTGCATTATCAGCAATCTTATTAACAGAGAAGTCTCTTCCTAATATATTTACAGTAGCTTTAAACTCAGCATCTCCAAATACAATATCATCAATAAACTCGTTAAGACGAGCATTAAGCATATCTTCACGAGCCATCTTTGGTACTACTTTCTGAGTGATGGCATTCAATTTAGCAATACCCTTAGCATTAGTTTTAGCAATCTGTCTTCCTTTAATACCTAAGTTATAGTCACCATTAAGAACAGTCTTTAGAACAAGAATATTAGGTTCTACTTCAGACATTCCTTCAAAATGGTTAGCCATTTGAGAAAACTTCATTGTAGAGCTTAGTAAGTCTACTTTTAGATCACTTTGATCCAGAAGTTTGGTATATTTAATAGGAATATGTTTTACTTCCGTTCCATCCTGACGCTGTACGGTACGATCACTGTCATAGTTTGCATATAAGCTACGTATAGGGGCTTTAGCAGCATCTAAAAGGTTCTTTTTAACAGTGTCTTTACTCCAGTTGATGTCAGAAAAGGCATTTTTACCCTTAGACTCTTGTGGAATAATACCATATTTTAAACCATATGTACCAAGCTTTTCATTAGCATCTTGATAGGAATTGAAAAGTGTTTTATAATAGTCACTAGTCATCATTCTACCAAAATCAGGATTTTTATACTTCTCAGCAGGTAATACTAAATCTCCAGAGAATATGCGAAAAGTATCATTCTTATTATTATAGGTATAGATACGATCTTTATAATTACTTGCTTTTGATTGCCCATTACTATAAAATTCATTATCTATTACCTTAGTATTATTCAACAGCCATTTTTCAAACTGTCTCCTAGATAATTCTTTTCTCTTTTGATCTATAATATTAGCAGTATTAGGATTTATCCTAGTATTCTGAGAATAAAACTTTGATACAGCTCTTTGATATTCTTTATATGCTTTTCTATCAGACTGTTTAGGTTTCTCTCCAAGATTCTTATAGAAAGTTTTACGATCTTTATCAAACTGATCTTCTAAATATTCTGTATGAAATGCTAAACGATTAACATATCCATAGACAGCCTGTCCATTTTCATCAACTCCCACTTGTTCATAATTCTCAGCCTGACGTAAAAACTGCATATTAAAATCTTCTTCTCCTTTCTTAGTAGAATAAAGAGGAGTACTCCTTACTTTATCATAAGCTTCTTGAAGTTCTTTTCCTATATGTAGGTCTTTTAGGTGATTATCATATACTACATCTTTAAGAGCCAAAGCTACAGCGGCTGATATAGCATCCTGAGAGTTGATGACAGCTCCAAGGAAATATCCTGAACTATCAATATCTCTTGTAGCCATTATCATTTGGTCTCTAAATTGTTCTTTGGTAAGAACATCTTTAGTATTACCCTTAGCAATAAGAGCAGCATTGGTGGGTTCTATATAAGGATATAACCATTCTGTAACAAACGAAAGAGCAAAGTTCTTATAGTCAGCTACCATTATATCTTTCTTAGCAATAGCTTCTGCAAGCTTTGCCATTGTATCATCTTTATAGGTGGCTCCTTCTTTGATGTATAAGAGCTGAGCATCACTCATAGCATCAAATACATTAAGAAGCTGTTGTATTTCACCTAATATACCTAGATTATAGGCAATATCTTCTTTACTAAGCTTAGATGGGTCTTTAACAGCATCTCTAAGTGTATTAAAGCGATTATAAGCAGAGTCTACATAGTTAAGACTATTTGCAACGAAGTTATTAATAGATGTTATTTCATTTTCATTATTAATAATATCATTAAGAGCAGCAATATCTTCACGAAACTGATCTCCAGATTTTCTCTTTTTAATAGTGGCATTCAAAATAGCCACACGATCTTTAATCTTATCAAATACTTTTCCAAAAGTAATATCAGAATCAAGATTAGTCTTCTGATAGTTAGTGATAGATTCAGAATTACGCATTAGAGCTTTAAGGTCCGCAGTCTGTAAATCATCCACCATCATATCAGCTATCTGATCAAGAGTAGTATTTAATGATAAATTCTGGAAATTTATCATATTCATTTTCTTGAATAGACTTTTAAGCCAGTTAATAAATCTATTAAATACAGATTGTTTCTGATCATATTTCTCTTCAGAGAGATGTCCAAGATATTGTACCATAGCTTCCTCCATACGTTCAGAAGGAGAAAGGTCTTTATAAGCAGAATTATTATTAGTTTCTTGCCAAATTGCTAATGCACGTTGGTTAGTCTTCATTTCTGCTACTAAAGCACTATAAAGTGCATAGTTTTCATTATTAAGAACACGAATGAAAGGATGTAAAAACTCATGGAATGGAGTACTTCCCACTATATTAGCTCTATTAATCATTACTTGCATCTGTCCATCAGACTTACGAAAAGTAAATTGTCCACGAAGATTACTACCCGGAATATCTGCTATATATGTAGCAATATTAAATCTATTAGATAGTTTATTTAATAGAGTAGTTAAAGGATCATTGTCCCACTTTTCTGTTCTATACTGTTGTACAACCTTTCGTTTATCAAAGGCTTGATAGGAGATTTGGTGATCGGCTGTGGGGAAAAGCTGTTGAGCAATTTCTGTAACTCTTTCTCCGACAGCTTTAATTGTTGCATTCCTTTCTGATTCAGAACGGTTAGCTTGTTGTGCGATTTCATATAAGGCTTGTGTAGGGTCTTTATCAAATGTTTCCTTATACTCTCCTTTAATAGAAGTACTAAGGTCTCTAACTTCATTAATAAGTTGTACAGATTTCTCTACAGCAGGATTCATTTCAAACTGATATTTCTGGTTGATTGAGAATGTAGAGTCTCCTCCACGTTCTACTAGTCCAGGATATAGTCTATCAATCTCTTCTATAAACTTATTATTTATAAATCTATTACCATCATTAGCAATTTTATAACTTGTTCCTTCAGTATTAATAATTCCAGGAGTATAAGAGGTTGAGAATAAGCGTGTTACATCTGAAAGTCCTTGGAACTTATAACGCTCCATAAGGTTCATTTGCTTACCATCCTGATTTATCACCTGCATAATAGGATTAACAAAAGGAACTACTGTACCATTTTCTAGTGTAGTAGTTTTACCATTTCCAAACCAATTTTTAAACTTAGGGCTATCTATTCCAAGAGAATACTCTTGAGCATTTCTTTCTCCTAATTGTCCTGTTAGTCTATCTGAATATTTAGTATTTTTTATATCGCACCACATATTAACACTGGTTAGTTTCGTCTTCTATTTGATCGTTTGTAAAGAAATCTAATGGCATATCAGATGCTTCATTATAAGCAAGCTGTTGTAGACCTCCAAATGTACCAGCAGATAACGGCATCACTGTAGTATCTGGCTGAGGAGTGATAGGAGTTTTTTCAGTAGCATTTGTATGTGTAGTGATTGGTGTAGGATTTGGTTTACCTTCCAATAATTCTCCACGAGCAGATTTCTGTAAATCTAGTAGATGTGCAGCAGCGGCTGTAAGTTTTCCTAATGCCTGTTCTCTCAATTGAGCTGTTGGTCTAGTTCCTAAGTCAGCTACACCTGTAGTTGTAGAAGCTCCTACAGCATCCACCATTACATATCGTGCAGATTGTCCTGTTGGTATAGAGTCTCCTTCTTTAGTCATTTCAGCACCAGATATAATTTTTCCATCTCTGGAAATTGCATCTAGTCTGAATAATTTCTTAGTTTTATCACTTCTTTGTACTTGTATATACTTCTTAAACTGTACATTTAGTTTATTAACTGTAACACCTTTTTTATTAGTTCCTGTTTCAGAAGATGTTACAAAACCAGCCTCTTCAAGACCATTCATTCTTTCTTTAAGATAGGTCTTTCCTGCTTCTGTTCCTGTAAGTTCTTTATACTTTTCATCAAACAGATTGATGTTCATAGTATTACCAGAATCTTCAAAATTAATAGCTTTAGCACTTTTACCCTTTGCATATGTAGGACGAACAAATGCTAAATTAAATTGATGTTGAACATCTGTGGAATAAATACTTTCAAATCTATTATAAAAGTTATTATAGTCATGTCCAAATACTTTCTCAAATAGAGTATTTCTAATACCTTCTATATCCTTAGCTTTAAATAAAGCATTAAAGTTATCTTTTTCAGCTTTAGAGAAATAAGGAGTTAGTTCATTAGTACCATCATCTACTACAAAGTTATTTGCTATTTCTTTGACAAATCTGTTAAATTCACTTAATGAATTAGCAGCCATCAATTTACTACCATAATCTGTTGCTTTAGACATCTCACTAAACATTACTGTAGGAAGCATCTTGATGAAACTCTTATTCTTAAACTGTAAGCCGTCTTTAACAATTAGATAATCAAATAAGGCTTTAGCATGAAACTTTGTTTTTGGATTATTATAAAGTTCACTGAATGAGTCCATAAGACTGGCTATCATGTCTGGCTCAATCTTTCCTCTAGTTCTACCTTCAATAGTATTTATAAGGTCTCTATTCAGAATATTCTTCTGTTGTTTCTTACCTATCTTTACACTAGTAGATATTGGAAGGATGAAGGACAAGAATGTATTGGCTGGTGCAAGCTCTTTGGCTTGGCGCACAATATCCACAATATTTTCGAGTCCACCTTCTGTATCATAAATTAATGAGTTCCTAAGTGTAGATGTTTTATCTTGTTTAAAAGATATCCACTGTTTATAAGCTGCAATCTGTGAGAATGCAGATAGTTCATTCTTGATGTCATTAACCTCATCAGGCCCAAGACTTTCCTTCAGATTAGCTACTACCTTTGCAACAGTATTTTTAAATGTAGGTGTACGCTCCATAAACATAGTCTTAGAAAGAGCTGATACATCCTGCATAATCTTTATATTATTAGCAGTGAGTTTATGATAGTATTGATCACTATTAGAAGCTTTATACTGATCATCTCCTGTAAGTAAATAACGTACATCAAATGGAATATCATCAGTAAGTTGTGCTTTTCCTATACCAAGATCAGATAGGTTTCTAGCCACAGTATCCATATCCTCAAATCCCTTTCCAAGTCCTTTTGTTAAGGCTACAGCAGGGCCAATCTTATAGAAGAACTGAGCTTGCTCCTCAAGTTTAATAAACTGAGTTAATAGGTCTTTTTGGAATTTTCTTAGCTCAGAAGGGCTATAGTTATTCTCTCCAAAAGCTACTTGACGTAGTACATTTGCCAAAGATTCAGTAGTCATCTCTGGTGTACCTTTCTTATTAGTTCCTTCTAATAACTGCCTTTCTCTAACAAATTTAAGGAGCGCATCCTTGTTATCAAAGATGTGCTCCTTTCCTAATGAAGTTATGACGTATTTACAAGCCATATACAAATATACAATTATAATTACAATTAATTAAACGTGTAACCATAATTGGTTAATCACATTGTAATTCAAATATACCACTCTGTTGAAGATTAGCATATAAATCATCATCTGACATTTCATGATAATCTAAGATAGATTTCTCTAATCTAGCTACTGCTTCTTCTTCGAAATGCTTCTTGAAAAGCCTTTCTTCCTGTGGAGTCTGGAGTGTATTTTGTTTTACACTCTTAATATTTAGATAGGTACTAATACCAGGCTGATTTACCATATATACTGCTGTAGTAAGAGGAACTTTCAGACCCACCATATAGTTGACAATCTTTAGAGCATCTACAGATAGATTATAAAGAGCATTTAACTGTTCTTTAGCTTCATCCGTTGCAGCAGAGGTAAGAGCTGAATAAACACCATTAGTACGTCTACCATCAAATTGCTTTGATTCAGAGTCTAAGTTTAATTCATTATTTCCTCCAAAACTATCAAAAGTCATTCCATCAAATCTGAATGGCTGAATCTTCTCTGTTTCTCTAACTTTTATACCTGCTTTATTAAGAATAGAGTATATTAAGCTTGCATTAACGTCAATACCAATGTTATCTTTACCAGCACTGTTATTTTTGAAAGCCTGATATTGTCCACCCATACTATCTCCAGGAAAACTAGATTTTTTACCAAATACCTTTCCAACCACTTTATCATTCTTATCACGGAGTGTAAGTTCACCTCTACCCTGTATTTCTGAAAGGGCTTCCATTGATGAAGATTCATCTGCAATTTCTCTAATACCTTTATTTGTAAGAAGAGAAATATAGCTATCTAATATCTTGTTATTTAATATACCATTGTTCAGTTCTTTAGTCTTAGAAGCTTCTTCGAATTCTTCCTGAGTTGATGGTAAACCAACTTGTTTTAGAGCAGCTTCTACAATACTATTCTTAACATTCTCTTTCTCAACTGGTGATAGATTTATATCTTGTAACAACCCTGCATTCATCGGCTGTCCCATTATTTCTGAGATAGCTCCTTTAAGAGTTTTGTTATTCTTCTTCATATAATCCTTATACTCACCCCATTGAGCTTCACTACTACGAGCATCTCCATATTTTCTAAACTGAGGCTTTCCATCTCTATATTCGGTATAGAAATCATATCTAGTGATATATTCCTTGTCCAAATCAAAGTCGGCACCAGACAGACGAACAAGGTCTTTTGAGAACATTGCCGTTGATCCAAGGTTAGCAGGAAGAAAGTCTATTATTCTTAGAGCCATGAAGGAGTTCTTATCCTGTGAGGGAATACGTACCCCTAATCCCATAGCAATAGATTCTGGAATTTGATCTGTATCAGCGATATCAAGGAATTCTTTAAAGTGAGGAGGAAGCATCATTTCTGAGTATCTTCTTCCTGTATCATTACCATCACTATCATATTCAGTGACATTATGACGCAATTCATCAAGATATAACTGTCCTTCTTCTGTTACCTGATCAATACTATGAAGAATAGTTTCAGCTTGTACATTTTGTCTATTATTTACGTAATGATCTCTGCGAATATGATCCCATTCTACCACTACACCATTTTCTATTCTCTTTGCTCTACGAATAGTCTTAGTATCAATGCCAGAGAAAAGGGCTACAGTATAACCAGGATTCTTCTGTGATAATACTCCCTTAGAGAAGTATGCTAGATATAACTGCTGGAATTTAAACTTCGTAGCAGACATATTTAGGTTATACTTAGGAATACCATTTTCATCAAGAGAGAAAAAGTCCAGAAGCTGTGCGTCACCGCCACTTGCTTCAAGAGTAGATATTGCACGTTTTTGGAAATTAGCTAGTTGAGGAGTTACTTTACCTTCAGCAATTGATTTCTCAACATCATTATTAAAATCCTGAATGTTATAGATTTCATTTCTTGCTGCTTCAAAGTTATTAGATACCTTATTTGCTATAGCAGTCTGATAAATATCTCTTACCTGTCCTATAGTATATGTAGTACCAGATATAGATACTTCTGATTCATCATCCTGTTCACCATCAATAAGTTGTAATAACTGAGTTGGTGTAGTTATTTCAAGCTTATTGGAAGGATTTGCTGTTTGTAGACCGAAGTATGTATTATCATAAGGGTGCCCTACTAGATCAGAGAAGTCTTTAGCTCTACCTACATCCATAGTCATCATCTTGGAAGCAGATTCAGGAGCAGCAAAATGCATACTCTGATCTTCCATACGAGTTCTTAGATTATGTAAAGTTTCCCATCCTGGAATAGCTTTCCAATTACCATTCTCATCCTTCATTGATGTAAGATTAGGCTGAAGAACAACCACAGACATTTTGAAATAACTCTTACCATCCTTAAAGATGAGTTTCATAGAGTTAGTCATTTCATCCCATCTTAGAAGTCCATTATCCTTATCAAAGATAGCATCAAATTCTTTACCATTTGCAGCTTTAATACTATGAATATTCTCTCCAGCTTCAAGAGCATCAAGTACACGTGCTACTCTAGGAGTAAGCTGAGCAAGTCCCCATAGAGTATATCTAAGACCGGTAACTGTTGTATACATCTGAGCATCAGCTATCTTTGTTCCATCAGCAGATATAGGTTCTTTGAATATACCAATATTTGAGTGAGTGAATGGTTGAGTAATCCCTAGTTCTGGAGCAATAAGGTCTGTTCTCATAGATTTGATAGCAGCATTATCACCCTTAGCTCTTTTTACAGCATCAACAGCATCCTTCAGAGAAAGAGCAGGATCACCATGTAATATCTGATTGTAGGCTAGTGTATTAATGAAGTTATTCATTATTACATGCCCGACATTATCTGTGAACTTATCTTTACTCAGATTAATTGATTCATTACCATTAAAGTAGTCACTATGTAAGAATACATTAGAATACTTTCCTTTATTATCTTTATTAATAATACCTTCTGTTACTAATAGATTAAGAGTATCATCTACCATTTTATTTAATGATACTGCAAGCTGATCCTTAATATATTTCTCATCCTGCTCAGATATAACAGCAGTAGATGAACGAGCTATTCCTGCCATTCTGTCTAGGACAGTTTTTGGAAGAAGAGCTGTAAAACTTTCAGTAAACTGTAATCCACGATATCCCTTTAGGATAACTGATCTATCTTCATTTCCTTGACTATCTGTTCCAAAATTACCAGTATGATAGTTTTCTACAACATTAGATTTAATAGTACCTATTTCAGTATTTACTCTGTTTATACGATTAAATTCTCTCTTAAACTCATTAAATATTATATCTTTAACCTTCTGTGTAACTCCTGATGCTTTATACATATCAGAAAGTATAGGCAGATTAACAGTGTCACCAGTACTAGAAGCTTCAAGTACACGAATCAGATGTGGTGTTGTAACAACAGATGTTTTACCATTTCTCTGAGTTTTTGCATATGAAGAATAGATATTCATAAAGTTGATCAAGAACTCACGTGGAGAATAGTGACCATATGTAATACCATCTTTCTGATCTCTAAACTCAGCAGTGACTACTTTACCAGCTTTATTTGTTTCTACTGCTTTAAGACCATCTATACGATTTACTAATAGATTATCTGCAATAGCTTCAAAATCTGGAGATTTCATTAAGAAGTTATCAGTGAGCCATTCAGAATCATAGGCATCCCTATAAGCTGTTGTAGCTTCACGATATCCCTGTTCTCTTAATTGCTTACGGAAAGCAGCATCTCTAAGTTGATAGGAGAAGTTAATATTAAATGTACCATCTTGGTGGCCATACACTATTTTATCTTCAGCATTAGTAAATGATGATTCACCTACTGTTTCATCAAATAAAGAATTACCCTTAGCGATGTTTAGAAGACGACCAATCATAGCTGTGTCTATCTCTTCATTTACTTTAGTAACTTGCTGAGTATTATCATCTATTTGTTCTACTTCCTTTAAGTCTTTGAAATAAGGGTTTGAACCACCAGTTAATAGTCTAGTGAGTTGTTCTAAATCTTCTCCATTAAGAGTAGTTTCATCAGCAGTTTTCATGATCTGAACATACTCATAATCTTGTTTATTTATGAATTTGTTCTTAGGATCATCAAACTGAAGTTCTACACCCTCTTTCTTATATTTTTCATTAAGAGCATCAAATAATCTTGCATTTTTAGAAAGTATAGAATATTTTATATACTCTGAAGATAAGCGAATACCTACCTGTGAAAGAGTATTCTGAACTCTTGTAACATCATCGGAAAGTTTAGTTGCATCATATTTAGTAACTATTCTTTCATCAAATATACTTCTTATATCATTTACATTGTCACGAATAGCTTTTTGAGCATCATCTGAATATTTTGCATAATTATCTCCATATTCATTAGACCACTTATCAAACTGTGTATTTTCTACATTTTTACGATTCGCAGGGTATGATTTTGTAATACTTTTCTTAACATCCACTTCATTGAAAAGATAGTCTACACGAAACTTATTAAATCCTTTTCTAACCATTTCTACAAGGGCAGGATTAATAGTGGCTTCAAGTCTATTCTCTTCAAAAAGAGCTTGAACATTAAGTCCAGTTTCTTTAATAAACTTCTCTACAAAATGTCTACTCTGTTCATTACCATTAGAAAACATAATCATCTTCTGGAAGAACTTAATAGGATCAGTAATATTAGCTACAGAACGTAGTAGACCATAATATACTGCCCTAGAATCAACAGTATTTACTGTAGGAACACCTTCAATAAGCTGTGAGTTTCCAAATTCATCTACTTTATCATAAGAAGTAAATCCTATATACTGGCGTAGTAATCCTGGAAGGCTAGAAAGACCTCCTATGTTTTCAGAAGTATTATTATAACCAGTACTAGGTTGTCCTTTATCCTGTTCACTATCTTCCTTATCTTCTTCTCTAAACTGCTCAATATATTTAATAGTATTAACATATTCTATAGCTCCCTTTTTGATTATATCACGACTTTCTGGGTTGCTGTATACATAAGCCTGATCAGATGATAAAATACGATTCATTTCAGCCTCAGACTTTCCCGCATATAGAGGATTGTTAATACTATATAAACCTTGTAAGTCATCAAGTATAGTATTTAATAGAGTATCATCAGATATATTTCTATACTTGTCTAACATCCTATATGTATTATAATAAGATGCTACACTCTGAACAGTCTGAGTAGATGTTTTAGGGTCCATATTACGTTTAATAGTAATCTGGCCTTTACCCACTTGCATAACTCCCGGACGAGCAGGTATTAATGATAGAGCTATTTCTGGATTACCATAATCTTCTTCTGGCATCTCAGTTGTAAACCTATTAGCAGCAATATCATGATATTTGTAAACACCTGTGTCAATATCTCTAAAGAGCATATCAAGGTCTTTACCACTTTTAGAGAACCATTTGAAGAAACGACGAATAGCATCAAATAGTTTATCAAATATACCAGCAGATTCTTTCTTAGCTTTCCAACCTTGAAACTTATCAGCCATATATTCTTCATACAGTCTATCAAGAGCTTGACTATTAGATAGTGTATTATAAAGTCCTAAGTCTCTTCTTTCCTTTAAATATTGATTAATAGATTTACCTTCTGATTTCAGTTGGTTATAAAGTCCCTTCTGTGCCTCAGATAGATATCTATCTATTTCAGCATCACTTAATAGCATACGAAATACACCATGAAATGCTTCATGATATTCTGTACCTGCTGGAGCATCACTATTAAGATATATAACTCCATTAGAGAATGCTCCCCATACTTGTCCCTTTATAGCTATTCTATCAAGAACTTCTGATATATCTGCCATTTTAATAAAAGAAGGAAGATTATCAGAGATATACTGACGAGCCTTTTCTACATCTAATATAGTATTCAGTTCTTTAACACCGTTCTCACCAAGTTTGAAATCAAAATCAATATCTTGATTAGCACCTTTTGGAATATCAAGATTAAGACCCATACTCTTAGCTAATTCTCTTGCAGACATTCCTGAAAGATTATCTAATATTTCTCCAGTTTCAGCATCTCTAAATACTGTTCCTTGTGGTGTATTACTAAACTGTACTCCTACACTTCCTAGAGCTTCATCAGCACTGGTGAATACTTTATCTTCATTAGATTCCTGATTGAAATTAGAAGTAGCCTTAGCATCTCTTATTTCTTGAGGAGACACCATTCCTAATGGATTTCCTTGGTCATCTGTATCTACTTGTGTAAGACCACCAAAGATTCCCTTACTAGGAAGAGTAATAGGAGAAGGAGCTATCATTTCCTGCACTGGTATACTAGGAGCAGGCATTTGAAATACTCCACTAGTAAGAGGTACTACAGAAGATATCTCAGGGTTATATACAATATTAATACCCTTTTGCTTTTCTACTGAGGTGATGTTTCCTTTGCCGTCATAAGCAATCTGAAATGGAAGAATTCCAAGTCTCTTTGGTTTTACACCAAATTCATTCTGGAAAAGGTTAGAATATGCACTAAGTTGATTAGTATGATTCTGTCTCTTAGTCATCTTACCATTGTAAGAATCATCATACTTACCAAAATCCTTAGCTGTCTTTATATCATAAATACTATAATTACCATCCTTATCTACCGATAGAATATCTACTTCACCAGCTATTTTACTTACTGGATCAAATAATACTATATTATTACTAATAAACTTCTCACCTCTATCTTCAATAGTTTTCTTAATTTCAGTGAGTGCTTTTATGATAGAAGTATGAGCTTCATCAGAAATACCAGCAGGTTTAGTAGCAGTTTTACCAGAAAAGAAATCTCTTACAATTCCATCTACTGTACTACCAGCAACTCTTGCATTTTCGTATAGAGAAGAGTCACCATCAAAATCATTAGGAATAACATTTGTTACTCTTCTATAGTTCTCTCCTCTAATTATATAAAACTGCTGATCTGCTGTTCTTCCTTGTACTTCTGTCTGACTAGCTATAACAGCAGCCATAATATCTTGAGAAGTCTGAAGATTTGCACCACTACTTACAGCATTCTGATTAGCAGGATTATTTCTTTCAGTACCTCCAGCTGCCTTATAGGCACTAGATATCTCTTTATAGTTAGGAGTGATACGAAGAGTACCATTCTTAAATACATTAGTAGTTGTTGCACTACTTAAAGCATTACCCGCAGCATCAGCATTAGTTTCAGAATCTTTTGCAATATTTTCACGGAACTGACTAGCAGAGAAATTAACTTTAAGTGCAGCAAATGCTGTAGCTTTATCAATTTGTTCCTGAGTCATTCCTTTCTTAACAGTACCTACTTTAACTGCTTCCTTATTGAAGAGATCAATCATCTCTCCTAAGTTCTTAATAGTAGCTACTCTTGTAGGAGCAATATATAAGGTATATCCTGCTTTAGTGTCCTTATCGTATATTTCCATACGAATTGCACCAATAGGGCTTACAGAAAGATTAAAGTTCTTTTTACCATCTGGATCAGATATAAACAGTTGATTATCAATACCTTCATTAAAAGTATCATTATATGCTTTTGCTTCAGCATTAGGATATTTATAATAAACAACTTGATCACCAATTAATAACTGTCCATCTGCTAATTCCTTAGTAGATTCTGCAAAGTTAGTTTCTCCTGAAAGTTGTGCTCTATCTTTAAGAGAGTTAAACAATGCACTTTCAGCTTGTTCTCCTAACTGTCCAGGAGTAAGAGCTACATAATGTAAAGCTCCATCTGGTGTTTGAGTAACCCCAACATATCTTGTTCCAAGAGCATGTATTCTAGTAACGTCTCCAGCAATTTTAGCTTTTAATTCTTTAGAATCAGCATTGTTATCATAAAAAGCAGGACTATAGATAAACTCCATAATATCAGACTTCACATATCCACCAATATCATTATTATATACACGAGGTATAGAGATAATTACTTGTGACTGAACATCCTGTCCATTAGAACCTTTAAATACATGAGTAGTATTCTCTAATTCACTATATAAAGGTCTTTCTCCACCCGGTGGGATCAGATCAAGTTCCCCATATGTAAGTTTTACATCTACAAGTTTTTCAAGCTGTTCTTCTGATAGAGTAATAGCTTGATTATTATTGTTCTTAAACTGTATAGCAAAATAGTTCTTCAGAGCAACCATAGCATTATACTGTTCCAAATCAGCAGCATATTGTGCAGCAGGTCTGGAAGTAAAATTAGCGTATTGTTGAGCAGTAAGTTTATCTAATGTAACTAATTGATTATTAACATTAAATAATAGTCTATCAGGAGTAGCAAGTTTTGCCACTTCATCTCCAGTATGTAAGATAGACATATCTATAGGAGAAAGAGAAGAATATACTCCAGGATAACCTTTTAATTGTGTATATGTATTATTAGCTTTTTGATCATTATAGGCTTGTTGACGTTCAGGAGAAAGAGGCTGTATTCTGATAGTCATATCAGCTTTAAACTCAGCTGATGTTTCATACTGTATAGCTTCTTGGAAAGGAACTTTTAAATCAGCAGGAACAAGAGCTTTATTAAAATAATCTTCTGTACGTAAAGCTTCTCTACCAGCTCCAGCACCAGCAGGTTGAGGCTGAGGAGGACTTGGTGGTACAATAGGTTTAGAAGCCTTCTGGGAAGCAGCATTTGCAGCAGTGTTAAGAGTTACAGCCTGTGCTCTAATAGCAGCTACATTACTATTATGTATATAGTAGTTCTTACCATCTGAGCTTTTAACTTGTGTATACTCTGAAAGGTTGACATTAGGATTTGTCATCTTAAGATCATCAACTGTAGATAGTTCATCTACATTATCAAGATCATCAGAAGCAGCTTTATCCTTTCCATCAATAACATTTAATAGAGCATTATAATATGTTCTTTTCTTCTCATCATCTAATACTTGTGTAGACTCAGTTAATTCTCCTTGCCCTTGTTGTTGTGATGCAGCAAGACCAGTTCCTGTAGATAAACCATTAGCTTGAGCAGCCTGCTGAGCAACTACATTTACCTGTGGATTCTGAGGTTGTACAGTATTAGGAGTGAGTGTAATAGGCTGTACCTGTACTTTACTTCTAATATCCGCTATATTATCAAATAATTTCTTAAATCCACCTTTAGTTGTAAGACGAGCATAACTATCAGCAGCTATTTTATTTCTGGAGTTTAGATATGCAATATCCTTACTCCTACCCATAACATCTTTTATGATAGTAGGATCAAACTTCTTTGCTCCAAATGGGGCATAAGCTTGATTATAATCTTGAGCATATTTATTAAATACGTTAAAGAGTAAATCTTGATATGATTTTTGAGAAGCTTTTTCATCCTTCTGATCTAAAGAATCATCAATAAGAGAAACACGTTCTAATAGGTTATCTTTCTCTTTCTGAGACTCTTTATCACCAAGCTTAATACCTTCATTTAAAATAGAAATACGACTTAAATAGTCTTGTTTAAGACTATGCATACCCACATCACTACCAAGTTTCTCAACTTCATCAGCATTTACAGCTGTATGAGCAGCTATTTCAGAACGCATCTGAGAGATACGATTATTAGAATCTCTTGCCACACTCATAGAGTAGGTGAGTTGATTCTTAGTATCTTGATATATCAGATATTTTTCATTCTCTTTATCCTGTTCGGCTTTCTGCTCTGCATTCTTGTAATTACCAGTACCTTTATAGTTAAAGGGATTTACAAATGTTCTATCTACTCTATCGTGTATATCTTTAATAGAAGCTGCTGTACTCTTTAATGTACTAACATAATCTGCTACTAATTTTTTATTAGCATCAGTTTGAGGAATATTAAATTCTTTTTGAAATTCATCCTGACTAAGCTTATTTAGTTCATCTAATTGATCAAGACGAGTTTCATACTTATTCTGCTCAATACCAGACACAACGAAGTTAACCATCTGCTCATGCTGATAGTTCTTGAATAAGAATGGATTATTAGCCTTAGCAGCAGCCAGCATATCATCTTGGATAGCATCAGCAGCTACTTGTTCTCCATATTTATTCTCAAATACTCCTGTAAGAGTTTTGGCATTAAGTCCTTTAAGAACATCTTGTATTTGTTGCTTACGATCAGGAGCTTCTATACCTCTTATTTTATGGTATATATGTTCTCCAGCACTATATAAAGCACCACCAAGAACACCATCAATAATATTCTCCCATCCTTCCTGAGTACCTAAAGTCTTAGACATACCAAGACCAAAACTCTTCATGAAGTTATTAGTCTGATCTATAGATGGTTGATGATACTTACGTTTGTAATAATCGTCTACACCATTCTGTATAGCAAACTGCGATCCTTCTTCAAAACCTTCTGATAAACTTTCTGTAAGTAGTTCAACAGGTTTACTACTAGTAATAGCTTTTCCTATTCTAGCAAATGTATTAGTTGGCTGTACAGCTTCAAATATATCTCTACTACCTTCTTTAAGAGCAACTCTTATACCTGTCTTAGCTTCTGCTTCTACGGCATCTTTAATGACATTAAAAGGCTTTAGTAAGCTACCCCACTGAATAGAGTTAGTGGCAGCTAATAGAGCTGTATTTAAGAGAAAACGTGTATTACCAGCAGTTTTTGCTGTATCATATATTTTCTGTTGAGCTTCATAATCTGGCATTTTGCCATTATTATTGAAGTATTCTTGAGTAAGGTCTTTATTTAATTGATTAAATCCATCAAGTCCTTCAAATGCAGCTTCACCAACACCTGATGTAATCATGTTGGCACCCCATAGTCCTTTTCTCACTGCATAGTTAAACTTATCAATACCTTTTAATCCTTTGATGATATCATCAGCAGATTTTATAGAACCTTTTAATCCAGCAAGTCCTTCTTCACCAAAATTAATAAGTTTACCAAGTCTATATACTGCTTTGTTGATCTGTAAGGCAGCAAGAGGCACTTCTCCCACTCCACCTGTAACAGCACCAACAACAGCATCTTCTACTAAGCTTCCACCAATAGCACCAATAGTGAAACCTGTCTGTTGTAATATATTACCCCATCCATTACCAGCATTACCATAGAATGGAACAAGATTTAAGAATGGATGTTGTCTTTCCCAGTTTGTTTCATAGTTAGGCATAGCATTCTCTGCCCAGTTCTGCATATCAGTAGCCCAAGTATTAGTGGGGTTATTCCACACCTTATCAATATTTCCCTCTTTTGCAGCAGATATCATATTAGGAATATCCATCAATGAATTGGCAAAACTTCCTACTGTTGTTACAGCAAGTTTACCAAAACGGTTTCCCATCTGCTTAACCCAACTTTGATTCTCTCCATACCAGTTTGATATATTTGGGTCATCAGGAGTAAATCCTCCATATGCATCTGTCAAATAGGGATCAGCAACAGACTTATTAGTATATTTAAAATCAGTTAAGAAGTTAGTTGGTGTATTTTTTATAGCACCTAACATTGCAGCATATGCAGGATTAACCTTTGAATTTCCTGCTAAAGTATTTGGAGCACCATCATTGAATAGAAGGTTTGGTGCTGTTGGTGCATCAACAACATTGGTACGATCTATTACACGTCCTAAGTCCTTGTTTATATCATAATTAGAAGCCGGAATAGCAGTCTGCTGTCCCGGCTGAATATCTGTAGATATGGGAGTAGTTCCAGCCATTATTATTTGTTTGAAGGTGCCATTTTACTTATATTATCAATTGCTTCGTCTATAGTTTTAAATCTTGTTAATGCTTCTACGGCATTTTGAGCATGAACATATGTAGGCATGTACATATTGTTTAGTATAATTTTATTTCCCGCCTTATTATGAATTCTTAAAAAGACACTTTTATCATTTGGATCATCAGGATTAACTTTTACCATATCATACTTTAATTCATAGTTTCTTCCTGATGTAGTTACTAGATCATTTACTTTTCCATTTAATCTCAAAGCAAAATCATATCCTGAAAAAGGTTTAACTTCATTACCAAATCCTAATATTTGTTGCTGAGATGGATCAACTGGAATTCTTAATACTTTATAATCTTCAGGTTTATTACCTGTCTTATAATTAACAGTAACTGTCGGTGTCAGGTTTCCTTCGAGAGTACTATATCCTTTATCTATTACTTGAATATTATTCATATTAAGTCCTACAGATGAAAATCCTTGATTCTCAGTACCATCTTCATTATAAGCATGCAAGTTACCACTTTTTACGTTACCTTCCAACATTTTTGCTATATTTTTATCTTTATCATCAGTAATAGTTACACGAGGTGCTCTAAATACTTCAGATGCTGATCCTATTAAAGCATTACGTTCACTATCTCTATTCTGTAGATAAGCAGACATTGCTTTTGAGTCAATTCCTGGAAGTTCTCCATCAGGACTAGCCCCTATAGCTGCAAGCTTTTGTGCTTTTTGAGCATTAGCATTATCTATAACTTGCTGTCCATATAATATTTTACCATTAACTCTTCTATTTGGTATTCTTCCACTACTAAATAAATCATGTTCTTTCTGAATAGCTTGTACTGCATTATACTTAGCTAACTTATCTGGTGTAGCACCATATTTCTGCTGAATCTGTTTATCGATTCCTGTATAATAATTATCTATAGCTTCTATTTCTTTTTGATTTTCCTGATACTTTTTAGCATATGATTTAAATTCAGGATCAAGTTGCTCAAAATTTATTTGTTTACCCTGTGTAAGAGAATCTAATGCTGCAAATTTTTGTTGCATTGCTGCTCGCATTTCAGGTGTAAGATTTACAACTATATGACCATTAGGTAATAAATCAGATGTTGTAACATTATCATCATCTTTCAGATGTGCTAAAGTCTTAGCATACTGTAGCTTTAATTGTTCATTAGCTGCTACTAAATCAGTCTTTCTACTATCAAGATTATCTTTAGTTACCTCATTAGCCTGAGTAGTTTTTGCTGCATTATATCCAGGAAGTCCACTATAATCAGGTTGTCCATTTTTTCCAACACGACCTCTTGATGTATTATTCTGTCTAGCATTAGGGTCTTGAATGATAGTAGTATGTCCAAAATCATCTTGGAAGTACATTAAACCATCCTTAGCCATTTCTATCTCCTGCTGTTTAGCATCATGTCCTTGCTGATATGCAAACTTCTGTTTATCCATTTCATACTTCAACTTGAACATCTTATCTGTTGCAGGCTGGAGTTTGGTAGTAGCTTCACTAAAAGCATATCTATCTTGTAAACCTTTTAGTTTATCATTTAGATAGAGATTTTCCTTGATTTGTTCTGCATTCTTTCTTACAGGTGAAAGAAGTGTATTTATTTGATTAGTAGTACTATCAATTAATTGTTGATATTTGTCTTGATCCTGAATATTTACAGAAGCTTTCAGTTTAGTTTTATAGTCATCTAATTGACTCGTAGCTACACCAACTTTCTTATAAGTCTCAGCATCATAAGCTTTAGTAAGATCAGACACAGGAAGATTCTGATATTGATAACGTCCTTCTATAGCAAGTTGCTGACGCTGTTCAGGAGTAAGCATTTTCTGTGCTGTATCCCATATCTGATCAGGTGATACTATCTTCTGGGTATCAATACGATACATTAGTCCCTTATCTGTAATAGTAGTACTAACATTTGGATGTGCAGCTATTTTTTCAAATAACTTACTCCAATCATCTTCATATTTAACATATGGAGTGATTTCACCTGCACCTGCACCAACTGAAGCACCTGCTTTATCATCATTAAACCAGTCTGAGAACTTATTCATATCATACCATTCATTGGCAGGATTCCAGTTCTTAGGGTTCTTTTCTTTTAATGTTTTATATTGATCTTGAACATAGCGAAATGCCCTAGTTCCAGCTATGGCATTAATTACTGTAGGATCATTATATATCTGAGGAGCAAGACCAGCTATCTGGTTGGTGATATTAGGATCACTATAATCTACACCACCTATATTATTAGTAGTTTCTACTAGGTTATTTATCTTAGAGTTGAGATAATCCTTATCCACACCTCTCACTACATCAAGAGAGGAGGCTTGATCAATTGCACCTTGTACCTTATTTACACCTTGATCAAATTGAGACTGTTTAGTCTCAAGAACACGACCCAGTAGATTTAGGTCTACTGGAGTCGTGTAATCATTAGGCTTATGAATTATAGAGGCGTGAGAAATGGGCATAATCTAATTGTTATACAAATATAAGCATTTTCAAGTACTTATACGAACTTGTAATTGAAATTGTTTATTTTACTTCTACTAGGTTATTTCCATCATACCTAAATACCTTACCTGCAAGTTTATAAGACTTTCCGGGTGTAAAGGTTGTTACTCCTTTTGCAGACATGTTTTGGGGAGCAGTATATTGATTAGGCTGGATAGGAGTATTAGCAGTGAATGTAGGATTATATCCGTTATAGTTACCATATTGATCAAATGCTTTAGACATCTTCTGAATAAGGTCTCCATTACGGTTTAAAGCTGCATTTTCAGCTACTGTCTTGTAAAGACTATCCAAAGCTGTAAGCTTCTGCTCCTGCTGTTTAGCCTTACCAGTAAGTACTTTTTCTTCGAAAGCTTCACGACTTTGCTGATCAGACTGAGCTTGCCTATCTCTAGCCTGAGTATTGTATTGAATCTCTTGATTCTTAATCTGGGCATTTTGATTCTCATAATTACCAATTACCTGATTGTTTAATGCATATTTACGTGAAGCTAAGTTTGATATATTAGCTAACTGTGCTCCTATATTATTTGGAGCAGTTTCTTGTACAGCTTTAACAGCAGTATTGAAATCAGTTTCATTAGCATTTAATGCCGCTGTAGGATCAACCTGATGAAGCTGTAATTGATTTATCTTAGTAGGATTATATTTCTCTGCAAGACGTTCACTACCAGCAACATATGCACCTATTGGAGAAGCAAGATCATACCAGTTAAGAGGTTGATTAAAATTACTCTTAGGTTGAGGTACTCTTTGTAAGTTATTAACTATAGGAGATGGTTGTACTTTATCATTATACTGTCTTGGAGCTTGCTTTTGTGGTGGTATGTCATTATCAGTCCACATACGAGGTCCCACAGCCAGATTAACAAGGCGTTTACCAAGATTATTATCAGGATATAATTCTGCTAATTTCTGAAGATTTTCAGGGTCTTGTAATACTCCGGGTTTAAACTGTCCTCTTTTAACACCACTAGTAGCATCATCCTTATCATATACAAGTCCTGCTTTAACAGCCTTATCATATCCTTGATTCTGGATACCTTCCTGCCACATTTGACGTATAGCATCAGGATTATTCTTTAATGCAAAGGTATAAGCAGCTCTCTGAAGATCAGCATTACTTTTAACATTAGCTACATTTACACCTGCTTTCTTAAGTTGATCAACATATTCATCAACTGTAGTATTATCAGGGAATGCATCTGAATTACCAGCAGGAGTGGTCTGTCCCGACTTATTTCCAGGATATGCTGTAACACCATTCTGAGCCTTCATTGTATATTTCTTACCACCGTATTTCATCTCTTGATCACTAGAACCATCATTATTAATACCAAGAGCAGCTTTAGTCATTTCTTGATGATCAAATAGACGATTAAATAGTTCTTCTTTAGTAGGAATTGCTTGGAAACTATCAATATTTAGTTTTGTTGAGTTCTGAGCATATTTATCGAGATAATTCTTTCCCTTACCTGCAAGTTCTATATTCTTAACAAGTTTACCTCTTTCCTTTTCAAGATTAGCATTTCCTTCTATGAGAGCTTGAGCATGAGACATGCTACTATTAGTATCAAGTCCTGTAAGTACTTTAATCTGTTCAGGATTAAGTCTTAAATACTTAGATATTTTATCTCCACGAAGTCTTGAAGTATTTTCTAATACACGGTGAACATCAGGAAGCATTTCACCACCTTGTTCATGTGTATTACCATTAGGATCAACTTGCTGCATATTTCCTTGCTGATCAGTATATACTTCACCTTTCTCTGCTTCAACATTAGCTCTATCAGCCATACTATCAGGAAGTCCACCAACTTGCTGAATTCCTCCAGCTTGCATAATCATATTTTTATCAATTTCATATTCTGAAAGATCATTATATAGATCACCACTTGTTCCTACTCCTCCATATTGTTTCTTAAGACTTGGATATTTTGCATATACTTTAGCCTTTACATCAGGTCTATGATGAAGTCCAGCTAGACGAAGAGCATCTCTACCATCTGCTTTAGTAGGAATAGGATATGAGCGATTTCCACCTGCAAAATCAACTTTCTTAACCATTGGATATGGATGACTCTTACTACCATAATCACTACTACGAGATAGACCACCTGCTTTCATAGTACTAGTAGGAGCAGCAGGTTGAGTTACTGTTGAATTCTGAGCAGGAGTAGGATTGGCATTATAATCCTTGAAATATCCTTCATCATTTAACTCTTTTGCACTCTGTAAACGAGCTTGTACATTATTATAAATACTACTATAAGATGCAGGTTTAAAACTTGCATTATCAATAAAGCTATCATCTTTCAAATAACCTTTATCTTGATAGGATTTTATCATCTTCTGCATATTTCCTTCTCCACCATTATAATTGGCTAGAAGAAAGAAATCCTGCTGCTTTGGTGTTAGTTTTACACCACTTTGCTTAGTATAAGCTGCTAATTGATCTTGAGACTGTCTCATCATAGCACTCTTAGCCATTAAAGCATCAGCATCAGTTTTAAATGCAGGAGCTTTCAAATCCATTCCACTACTACTTTCATTTTTTGTAGAAGCATCAAATGTTGTAAAATTATTACTAAAACCTTTCGGTAAATAACCTTCTTTTTCTAAATCTTTAGCATTACCTGCAAAAGTATCAAGCCCATAATTATAGAAACCATCTACAGGATAATCAGCAGCTTTATCTTTATTCTTACTAACCCAATCTACATATGCCTCAGAAGCATTTCCAGAGGCTTTTTTATCTACTGAACCACTCATACCCTCTTCCATTGCGGAAGAGTATAGAAGAGCTGGATTAAGCTTATTTTGCCTTGCAGCAGAATATACCGCATCTCGTACATTACCTTGACTACTTTGGAATTCAGTATCTAGTTTATTTCCCCAATTATATCTACCTTGATCACTTAAATATGGATTATTAGCATATTTCTTTCTTAATGCATCTTTTGTAGGAAATTGTCCAGCAGACTGTTGTGCTTGTACTTGAGTCTGAGGAGTTGATCCAGATACTGGAGCTTGAGGGTTGCCTGTAGCAGCCTGAGATGCAGCTTGTGTAGCTTTATTCTGTGCAGATGTTGCAGGATTAGCAATTACACCATTCTTATTGAACTTCAGCTGTCCAGAGGCATCTTTAGACACACTATATCCCATTTGAGTATAACGATCAGCTATCTGCTGTTCAGCAGGACTAAATCCACCACCAGCTTGTGCAGCAGGTTTCTGCTGTACGTTTGTGTTTGGTGTACTATAATAGTTAGCTACAGGATCAAGATTAAAACGTCCTGTCTTCTGACGAAGTATATCTGTTGGATCATTCTGATTAACTGGACTACCATAGAACCCTTGAATTAATTGCTCAGGAGTTCTTCCTTGAGGCTGTGTAGCCTTATAGATATAAGCCTTCTGTATAAGTGCTTGCTGATCAGGTGTATATACACCTTGAGTATTAGTACGTTTATTATTAGCTAATACACTATTAATATCATCTGCAAAGTATGCTTCATTAATTCCACTAGCATGAGAAGCACCAATATTCTGCTGAGTAAATCCTCCACCAGTTTGTGCAAGTAAATTACCTATTTCATCTTCATCATCATATGTACTATCCCATCCCATATCATCCCACTGCCCTACATTTCCACCAAGCTGTCCTTTATGAAGATCACCACTCTTGAAACGACGAGCAAGAGCTTTACGACGAGGAGTACAAGTACTTTTCGACATTGGTGTACAATATCCTTTATGTGCTGGATTGATAGCACCTTTAATCCATCCACCAGCTTTGAATTCTGTTAGAACATCTCCACTATAATCATTTGTATCTTCTGGATTAGTATATGTTAAACCAGCATCAGGTTGTTGTCCACCTACTTGATATTTCTTCTTAGTCTTTCCTCCCATTTTAAAATAGGCAGGATTATTATTATTTCCTTGACTTTCCATATTCTCATACCCATTACCTTGGCGCTGCTGAAGATATTGATTAAATTCATTCCTAGATGCTTTATTGCTAGCAATTGTATTTGCAATAGCTGTAGTAGCAGAAGCAGCCGCATTGAATCCTTCTACTAGAGGATTAAGTTTCCTTGTAGCAAGATTCCAAGGTTGAGGTCCTTGATTAGATTGTCCTTGTTGGGTAGCAGGACCATGGGTTCCCGGATTACCGGGCTGTTCAGGTTGTTTAGAATAATTACTAGGGTCTAGTACATTAGCTCTTTGAGGGAGAGTTGCCCTTTTAGATACAATATCTGGCATATTAGGAACATCTACATTTTCAGTAGGTGCTATTCCTAATTTATCATTCATATAGTTACCATATGTAGGATCAACCAAATTGTTTAATTGATTAGAAGTATTAGTTCCAACCTGAGCTTTCTTTATTGAATATTTTTTCTTAGTCTTTTGCATTATATTCTTTTTTCGTATACTTTACCAGTAAATTGTGCAGTGTCTTGTGGACCCCTTAATATTTTATATTTACTACCATCTGATACAGCTACAGGATTTCCACTATCTAATCCTCTTATTGTATTAGTACCTTTTAGATTTAATACTGCTCTCTGATAGTTGTCATTATTCAAACCTTGCCTTTGTGTTGCTTCATCATCAGCATATAAAGTTTTACCTCCTGTTTGATAATCTGTATTATAAGCACCACCAGCTTTATATCCTACATTATAGACTCCTCCTGCTTTTGCAGTGGGAGTTACATTTATACCCATCTTTTGAGCTATTGGATCATTACTAATAGTGTTAATTGCAGTATTTTGAATATCCTGATAAGTAGTATCTGATCTACCTCCGGGTCCATAAGGAAGTTGAGGAGTATACTTCTGAGAAGGTCTTGTAGAAGCATACTTAATATTATTTATCTGATTCTTTAACCAAGGCGCACTTTGTTGAGAATATACTGTACTAGCATTCCCTAATGTTCCTCCGCCATACTGCATCTGTGGTTTAGAGGATTGAGGTTGCTGTTGAGTATCTCCCATGATATACCCCATCAATTGGTAATCTGTGTCTGTTAACTCTTCATTCTCAAAATCATGAGTATCTGTAGCCATTTTCTCAGAATCAGAATCAGATAATTCCTCATGTTCAGTATCATCCATTTCTGTTAGATCATTAAGATCATCATCATCTAGTTGTTGTAGATCATTAATGTCATTAGGATCACCATTCTGTGTAGCTGCTTGGCTACTCATCATATTGATCATCCCTTGCTGCTGAGCAATCTGAGGATCAAGAGTTGTAGTATCTAAGAAATCAAAAGCCATTATCTATATGTTTTTACTTCGTGGTTTACAAGCCATTTAAAAATGAATTTATAGTTAGAAGTAGCATCATTACTCAACTTCACTCTACAATATTCTCCTCTTATTCTTCTTTTATTTAAATCAGGCATTTGGTAGTCCAAAGCCTTATTATTAAGCTTTTTCTCTGTATTTGCACAGTTATTAAGCCATAATGGCATGTTATTTAGCCTATTATTTACAATATCATAGAAGGTATTTATTCTCCATATTCCGTCTGCATTAGTGACTCTAATTGTAGTAGAGTCTATATTCTGTATTGGGAACTGACGAAGAGTGTTTAAGTTCCTCTTGTCATGATATTCTAAGTTTAATTGGCCAGAGTTCTGGTTTTGTGTGAATACCACTGCTTTGTTGAATGTCTTATCGATGGTATAATAAGGATCAAACTGATTATGATATCTAATAACGTCGAGGCCATATTCTATTGAGTTTTGGTTGTTTTTATTAATATCTGGTTTGGTGATTGTTTGTATTGTAAATGGATATAGTTTACCACCAAATACCTGATATGATTTATTTGTTTGATTATGTATTGAAGCTGTACTTGTTGCACTATTACTACCACTTATGAAGTAATCTACTCCTTCTATATAATAGTTAGGAAGATATGAATGATAACTAACCCAACTCTTTAAGAAGAAGTTATAAGAAATAGTCCAACTCTTATTGCAAAAGTACTTAATATCTGTGAGATTAACAACTGTTCTTGTAGGAACAGTAGGAATAAAGAATACTTTAGCAATTGGGTCCCATTCAACAGTTGGATCAATTACTTTATAGTCTAATTTAGTGATTAAAAAGCGGTTAAAACGCTTATCAAAACACAATGTAGTTCCTACACCCTTAAAACTATTATCAAGATCACTATCAGTCATAGATGGAAAATCCTTAAGAAGTTGGAAGGGAAGGTTCTCTTTAAACCAGTTCTTCATACCATTCTTAGAGATTTCATCAAGTCCTTCTGGTGATAAGTTAAATATCTGGCCACGTTTAGAATCTACCCAAATATGTCCATATTCAGTATTTAATATAAACTGACTCTGAGCACCACCATATCCTAATGTAGTATGAGAATACTCTTGAGGCTTTGATGCAAACATACCTCCAGTACCAACCTGAATACTATCAGGGGTATTGGTTGGGATGGTGATGTATGCATTAAAGATTTGAAAAGTATTCTCTGATCTTACTAATACTTTATCATTCTCAATACCATCCACTGCTATAAGTTTACCATTAGAAAGAGGGAAGTTATAGAAGTCATTTGGTCTGTAATTCAACCAATTAGGACCATTAGAGAAAATAATTCCATTAGGGAAGTTTACTCTACATTGTCTATTTGGCTGGAAATCAGGAGGATATTGTCCATAAAAATGCTCCTCATTCTGTTTAGAATAAGTATTATTATAAAAGAAGGTATTATCTTCAGAAGGTGGAACATTTTTCTCTTGTAACCAGAAGTTTAAATCTGTTGTATGAGGATAGAAATCTCCTTGTAGACTATTCTGAGCAGTTCTAAAGTCTACATCTCTATCACTCTCTACTAAGAAATAGGGAATACCATAGTTATATAGATACATTACACCATTCTGATAGAAGAACTTTTCTGTCTTACAATCTAAGTTAGAATTAGGACGACCTAATATTTGCCAAGGATTAGTGAATAAATCAGTAATATTTCCTGATGTTAATGCTTGTGCAATACCTGTTGTTGTTTGATACCAATAACGAGGATATCCTACATTTCCAAGAATTGTATAGTCTATATCAGCACCATCGATATTTCTAAAGTTTGTAGATATCCAGAAGGAATGCTTACGTTTTATAGCAAATCTGTTGATGAATACATCACCTCCAAATATATTAAGCTGACAATCCACATAAGTATTATTCTTAAAGTAAATACATGATCCAGTATCTATATACTGTATATCATTAATATTACCATATTGATCAGGTACATAGTTCTTTATAGAGCCATAATAAGAGGATATTTGGCTTGTATATATTTGATTAATGTGATTACTAAAGTCATCATTAGCATTCATTATAAACCTTGATCCATCTACATTTGTAGGAGCTGGAAAGGCTGTATTAGTTTCTAATGTCTTTAAGTATAATGAACTTTCTCTGTTAAAGTTATTAAAATGAATAGTACTTTGTCCACTAATAAGACCTGTTATATTCTCATTAATAAGACTTAATTCAGGTTTTAAATAGGAATAATTCTCTATTTCTCTTCTTTTAAATCCCGAATTAGTTACATTTGAGTAGTTATTATATATACCTACAGCTTGTGCCTGTACTGCATAGTTCTTATAAGGAACCAAACTCTTTATCAGATCAATAATTACATTTGTTTCAGTTAATACTAATGCAAACTGATTAAATGCATTCTGCGCCAATATAAGCGCATTAAAGGCAGGATCCATTCCCGGGTAAAGTCCACTCTTAATCTGTTGTGGTGTACCTTGTATTGTCGTTATATTACGTTCAGCTATTCTTGTACCAACACCAGCTAATGATCCAATATCTACACCTGTAGATGGATTCCAAAATGGTCCTGATAATGTAGCAGGAGGAGATGAAGGATCAGCAGGGTCTCCAAGTTGAGATGAAGATTGAATATCTCTTTCATCTATATTTGGTACATCTGTTGTTCCTGAACCATCCCATGATTCTGGTGTTGAAATAGTAGTTATTTCTCCTGTTCCTTCAGCCAGTGTTCCTGAAACAATACCAACAGGGATATTACCACTTGCATCTGTATCTGTAGTATATGCATTTACTCTCTTTACAACATCCGCTCTAACTGTGTAGTTTTCTGTCTGTTGTGGCTGATATGATGTAAGCATAGCAACAAGACCACCTGCAAGAGCTAAAGCATATGCAAATGCAGAAAGCATCTTTTCTTTTGCTTGTAGGTCTGCATAGTTGAAATAAGTGTTTGCTGTACCATATTCCTCAGTTTCAATCTTTATTTCATCTCCTATTGTAGGATTTGCAAAACTTGTATCTGGGCTATGAAATGTATATCTTTTACTTGCAGAGAATGTAATAGGAGGACCAGAAGGTTCATCATTATTAGAGCTACCTACATATCCTGCATTAGAATTTGAGATAAATGGATCATCTCTAAGATCATTAAATGGATAGTTAGGGTAATACCAATCCTGATTTGTTGTCTGAGTGGTATTATACTTCCATACATCGTATAATAAGCCTTTAGCTACTACTGATTTATGTCCAAATCTATTTCCTCTTACTATTCTATATCCAACAATTCTATCAGCTTGTGCTTGTGTAATTACTCCTGCTGTAACAGAAGCAGTAATAGAATCTACAACACTCTGATGATCAATTCTTACACCTAAAGGAAAGACAATGTTCTTATCATTATATCCTTTAGTTCCACTAAGTCCATCATGGATATGGGAAACGAGAGAATCAGGCATTTTATGATGTCTGATAGGTTGTCCACAAAGATCACCAAATAAGTCAGGACGATTCGGATATAAATCTGTCGATTCCCAGTATGAGAAGTCACCATATTGAAAACATCTATCATCATCACAAGTTGAAAGAATATTTGGATTAGGATTCGTGAATATCAGTTGTGCTGTATTATATACCTGCCAAGTCTTGTTTCTAGGGTCTCCTGTACATGAAGGATCACTAATAACATCAGCATTAGTTACAATAGCATTGACATTTATACCATACTGAGACTGAAAATAAGCAGCAGAAGGACCAGGAATATGTCCTACAACACTTTCTTCGCCTGTATCATAGATAAGAACAAGACCAAATGCATATACTTCATCCCTCATATAGGAACGAAACTTATTTACAAATCTTGCGGCTCTATAAGCAGGTTCTGGAATAGCAGCACTCTGCCAGAATAGTTTTACATTATTAGAGATAAGTTGTATGTTTAACTTATCTGATTGTTCTAAGTCTCCCCAGAATAAGAAGTTATTTGATGAAGCTACAATACCAGCTTTTTGATAGTATACTTTAGCTTCGAATAAGTCAGCTTCTGTTATAGCACGTGTAGCCTTCTCATTACCAGAATATGTTATAATTTTCTGTGTTATAGGAAATGTACCAACAAAATCAATACTAGTGACACTATTAATAGTCTTTATTACTACTAAATTATAGAATAAAAGAGGAGATTGAAAGTCCAGATTATCTATCTGAATCTTTATAGCCTGATCTGTTATATAATCTGTTTCAAAAGTTTCTTCTCTGGTGAAGATAGGAATTGGATTAGTAGCAGGGAAATAAGGACTTCTTTTTAGTCCAGATTCTTCTGCAAAAGATATAGCAAATTGATATACTCCAGCTTTAAGTGATCCACCAGATACAACATCAATAAGTTCAATACAAGGATATTCAATAACAGGATCAAGTAGTGTTTTATTACAATCTAACTCATTAGCATAGATTGGTACATCACAATTATCTGGATCAGTGCCAGTTACTACTTTAAATAATATATCTAAGGTTAAAGGTTGTGTAGGATCATCATTTACATAATCAAACATTATATAACGATATGGATTTAATCCATCTGCAAAGTATATAGAAAGATTACATGGTTCTAATCTATAGACTATCCTTACAGGATGATCTATAGAGAAATTCATACAATTTGTTGTTATAATTGTCTGATAACTACAGCAGTTAGGAATCTTCATATTCTGAAGTTCGGATTGTACTGGAACATATTCTGCTCCACAATCATCACATTTTGCTGTATTACTATCACTATCTCCTAGTCTTTCATCACAATCCCCTTTACCTATAATCTCTCCTATTTCTGATTCTCCTGTTATAGGATTAACAAGTATAAGAAGTATTCTCTGTTGTTCTATAACATTTGCATACCCTATCACTTGTTTTCCAGCAGGAAAGCCAGCACAAGGAAGATTACTACCTTCATTCTGTAAAAGAGGAAAACCATTACCACTAAATTCTTCAACTACTGCATTTAAAGCAAAGTCATACCCTTGTTCACCCAGATTTTGTGGATGAAGATCAGTATTCATACCCTTTACAGGTGTTGAAATGTTGCTGGTATTATTAGGCATTAACTATTGAAATTAGTCTGATTGTATATTCTAAGATTCTTTCTCTGTACTCTAATATAATTGATAGTTTGCTGGAAAGAAGGCATTTTACACCAATAAGCAGCTTGCTTTATTGAATCATCTGAGTTTGCTCTAGCTATCTTATATCTATCATCAAGATTAGCTATTACACCATTAAACCAAAGGTCTTCAATTACACGATAGATAATATAGTCTTCCATTGCTTTCTCAATGAATGTATTATGAGGAACCATTGGAAGTCCTGTCTCTTCATCCATTGCAAAACCATAATATTTCATGAAGATATGTCCATGCTCAAAGTGAGTATGGATAAATCCATTATCAATAGTTATTTCTGGAGTATCATGATGACGGAAGTTTCTTTCATCAATATCAATATCATGTCGTCCAAACTTCTCAATAGGACGAGCACCTGTTCCTAGTCTAAGTAATGTAGGACGTCTATAGTTGAAAGTATTAGGCTTACCATGAATATATGTTCTAGCTCTTAATACTTCACCTTCTACGAAATCAAACTTAGCTGATAAGCAGTTATTACCTTTACATTGTACAAATGGCTGCCATGTTTCCTCTAAATACATAGAGAAACCCTCTTGTGGAAAACAGTCTTCTTTAGACTGGCTTGTCATTGTAAGAGGGTCAGTGGAATAAGCAGCATATAAATACTGGAAGTTGTCAGGAAGAGCTGTCTTATGGTGTTTAACTTCAAGTAATACTTGCCCTTCTTCAGAGATAGAAACACCTAGTTTTTCAAATACTTCCTTTACATAATAGTAAAAGTCACCTTCATCAATTACACCAGATGCATCAAATGAGCTGAGCCTTTTCTTAATTCTAGCGAAAAGTCTTTCAGTTGTCTCATATTTGAGCATCTTATTTGGATCAATAACTCCCATTTTCTTCTAATTTTAGTTTCTTATGAACTAGTTTTTCGAGTTTATTAAAATCCCAGAAATCTTTAAGAGTCCACTCATTATAATCTTTTTCAGCTCTTATATTTTTAGATACCTCATTTCTAAGATTTCTAAGAGGAGCAAACTTATAGACTTCATTAAAGGCAAACCGGGAAATTCCAGTTTTAAACCATTTTATATGATAACGATAGCCAAAACTATGTAGATTTAAGTAGTAAATAGTCTTACTATACTTCTTAGTATCAGCCCAGTTTATAGCTTTTTTCTTAGTTTTATACTTTATAACACACAGATAACCAAGGTTTTCTGGGAGTTTAAACCCATCACTATCTTCTACGATAGCATCAAATATCTTCTTATTAGATACTTTAATTATCTCTGAAAATTGAGAATAACTAATATCACTCTTGGTCTTTTCTTTATAAAGTTTCCAGAGAGCTGGAGATAATACTTGATCTCTATCTGGTAGTTGATAATGTGTACCTTTATGCGGCATTATTGCTTCTCCTTAACTTTTTCGTTAGTATTCAAGTTTGGAGCTTCATCTACTACATTACGTTTATAGAAGTTAAATAGGTCTTTTAGAGTTTCCTGCTTTACTACAGATACTAGATAGTCAGGACATACAAAGGGTTGATCTAGTATACTTACACATTCCTGTTCACTTTCTGGAATACATGAATTAAGTTTATTAGCCTCAGCAGGTTCTAGGAATACACCTCTCAGGGTGACAGTAGTTACAAGTGCATCAGGTACAATGAGAAAACCATTCTGAATCCAATAATACTTGATTCTCTTATCATAAAACTCACGATTTAGGATATTCTTATACTGTTCTGGGGTGGTGAAAGTGAATTCTCGGGAAAACTTAGGGTTTAATACCTGTAAAAGCTCTCTAAACTTATTCTGAATAAGATCAGGAATCTTCTTCCTACTCTTCATTACCATAGTACAATTAGGTATATCAATATCACAGCAGTCTACTAAAGGAACCTCACAAAGTTCTACACAAGACACATTAGTCCATATCTCTGACATGGTATAAAGCCTACGTGATTCAGAATCTCTATTGATAAATAAGGAAGCAAATGAACGAAGCTTTGATAGAATATACCTTTTACTCACTCTATCATCTAAGTTTAAGGCTCTTAGATCGTTCACAATATCGGAGATAATTTCTCTATTAGTTAATGATGCCATAATGAAAAATAGTTACAAATATACATTATTTGTATGGTATTATGAAACGTGTAAACAAAAATGGTTATAATAAAAAACCCCTGTAGAAACAGGGGTAATTATGATCACTAAACAAGACATTTTAACTATGCATATAGTAATAGTTTGCTACTAATCCTTTATCAAAGTGGTAAAGGAATGCTTCAGCAGCTTTAAGGCTTAAATATCCTTTTTCAGCATGCCAAGCGTCATTTGCCGACAAGGAATTAAGGATTTTAACTGTAAAACCTGGGTATTCTTGGACATCTGTGAACTTAACCTGTTTCGAGTGATGGAAGTGACCCACATGCACTCGTCTAAACTTAGTGGCCGCCCAGAGAGTTGGTTGTTCAGTCGCGCAGATGATCCCCAAATCATTGAGCTTTTCTCTGTGTCCATGTGTGTACATGATAAGGTTCTGTCCATACTGATAGTATTTACGTGGAGTATGTGTGTTAATGACTTTTACATACTTATTTGTGTGAAACCATGCATCTAATACCTCTCCAAGAGTAAATGTAGAAATACTATCATGATTTCCCGGTATAATTATCACATCTACAGGTGCAATAGTAGATAGTTTTTCTATAGTTTCAATTAATAGAGTCTTTGCAGTCTGGAACATCTTCCCAAAGCGTGAATCACATGATACGGGTGTACCGGCAGTAGTAGTATTACTAGCATTATCCACATTAATGAGGTCATTACCAACAGGAAGAATGATTTTTGCTACATTTTCCAGATTAACACGAGACAGTAATTCTTCTACTGCCTTTGTATAACGATCTACAGCAATTTTACTATCATAAGCTTCTCCTGTTTCCTTTCCCCATGCCAGTTTACCAATATGCAAATCAGGAATGTTGATTTCTAATGCATGTACCTTTTCAACCTTAGATGGAACTGCATATTCAATACCAATATTACTATAAGGACTATATCCCTTGATTTCATCAAGAAACTTCTTCTTGTCGAATTCAACTGAGCTTTCCTTTTTATTTTTAACTTTAGCCTTCACCGAATATAGTGGCTTAGACTCGATCTCTCCTTGGTTGTTCTTAATCCAAGCATTGTATGATTTAATCTCATAATCTGATATATTTCCCTTATCAAGATTGATCTTTGCAACACTTATAAGATCATCAAGATTCTCTACTTTATCTTCTGTAGTATGTGTATATACAGATTCTGCATCTTCTACTTTATATGACCAACCAGTATTAGGAAGAGTTAGTGATCGAGTAGGGTCTTTTACTAAAGACTGATCATAATCTACACTATAATATCCAATTGTTGCAGTAGTAAGGGGTTTGTTTGTTTTATTTAATTGTCTCCAACGTTTACGAGCTTTTTCAGGATGAATATTAAACTTTGCAGCAATTTTATTGTAATATCCTACTTCATTTGTCTTTTTAGGATTTGCCATTATATATTCATCAACTAACTTATTCAGTTCACTCATTTTGTTATATTTTACACAAAAATACACAAAATCTCTGATATATCCAAATAAAAAATCCCCTCCTAGAAAAGAGGGGACAGAACCTATCCAAAAACCAACAAAAGCATAGGGTCTTAAAGTTATTTTAATTCGAGTACTTTTACCTTATCACTCAACTCTTTAACTGCATTTATTAGTGTAAAGATTAGAGTATCTGTATCAAGTTTTTTGAAATCCTCAATATTATAATAATGACTTTTTTCAGTAACTACAGCTTCAGGTATAATCTTTTCTATTTCTTGTGCAATTACACCTACACGTTTATCACCAGTAGTATTGTCTTTAAAATGAAACTTTAATGTATTAATTTTTTCAATTTCATCAAGTCCTCTTGTATAAGATTCAAAACCAGTTTTTACTCTTTCATCTGATGTTACAACAACTCCTGTAGAGAAACTATTTGTCATAGTGCTACCTTCTTGGAAGATAGCATGTTTATTAGTTATACGTGCTCCATAATCACTTGTAGTAATATCATCAATATATAAACCATAGTAGTCAGCAACAGTTCCTGTATAAACTGCACCAGTTGGTGCTGTATTAATACCTCTTGCTCTTATTGCTGCCCATCTTGATACATTTCCTGCATCAGATGCAAAAGCAACAAATGTACCATTACTTACTATATTATCTACTGATACACTACCAGCATTTTCTTTAAACATAACACCCACTACACCTGCATATCCATCACATCCAGGAGCTAATGTAACTGCACCAGTTGCATTTATTCTCATTTCTCCATGAATCGCAGATTTTATTGAGTTAATAGCATCTGTCTGTGCTCCACCATCAATTTCTAATAAACCAAATATTCCATTTAATCCTGTAGAAGCAAATGTTCCTGTAGTTGATATAGTTGCAGCACTAGTCTTTCCACCAGATACTACATAAGTATTTTCTATCTGAAAGTTAGCTCCAGTACCGGGAGTACCTTCACCCATGTATAATACAGGATTGTCATGATACTTCAAATTAAAAGTAGCAAAATCAATATCTGTATTCTTAATTAATGGACCACCCATCTGAACTGTATTACCAGTAATGCTAAGACCATTATTAGCAGCATTAACTGTACCGGAATTGCCTACGAATAAACCATCACTATTTACAGTAATATTATTACCAGCAGTAACTGATACTTTAACATTAGCAGTTAAGACATTAGGAGTAGTAGTTGAAAGATTAAGATCAACTGTAGCTGTATCATTAGCTTGTAAACCTGCTGTTAATAAGCAATTTGCAAGCTGTTCCCTGACACCTAAGTTAGAACTACATAATGCACTAGCAAAGCAAGCAGCGTTGAATGTAGGGCGTATTACAAGGGTTCCAGAATTATCTAGGACATCAATAGATATACAACCATCTACAGTAGTGTCTCCTACTACCTGATTAAATAAATAATCAGGAGAATCATTAGCATCTACCTTTACAAAGAAATTAGGATTGGGATTAGTGGCAAGGAGTCCATTAGCTGTAGCAGATAATAGATTACCAACAGTTGGGTCTATTATTACATTACCACTTAATGTTCTTCCATCAAGGCCAACAGTTAAATCTAATGTGTTTGTATCAAGAGGAATGATAGGAGTATTAGCTGTACTACCAAACTTTGCATCTATTGCATCAAATATTGTCTGAGCAGAACTACCATTAGGAAGTCCTAGATTTATTAGATTAGTTGCAGGAGGGATGAAGCCTGGATATGTAGGATGATAGATAACACAAGCAGAATCCATTTCTGAATTACAGTTTGCATTTTCATTACATTGATCACAATAAGGAACTACTACACAATTACATCTAAGATGGTCTGGGCCACCACAAGTTGAGCAAATAGGCATATTATACAGTTGTTATTGTCTTAACGATTCCGTTTGCCTGAATCTTAAGAAGGTTTGAAGTGGTATTAAACCAATACTGTCCATCAAGAATTCCTGTAGGATCAGTAGCTAAATTACCAAGATATCCAATTACACCACAAGCAAGAGCAGCAAGACTTACCGAGTTACCACCTACAATAGATAATGTCTTAGTAGTATTATCAAGTGAAAGTGTCTGAGGAGCAGAAAATATACCATCAGATAAAATAGAAGCTCTATTATTAGCTGTAGCTGATATCTTCACCACCCCAGTGATAGTATGGTTCTGAGTACCTGAAACAGTAAAATCAATAGATGTACTATCTATAGGAGTAATAGGAATTGTTGCAGCGGCAGTTGCAGCAGCTATAGCAGCACTCTGTGTAGCAAATTCAGTATCAACTGATTGTGCAAACTGTTGTAGAGTATTTATAGTAAATGGAACAGCTCTAAGAAAGGGAAGAGTGTAGTTTGGTACATTCATTACCTGTCCAATAGGTACTGCAACAGTATCCATAAATAACTGAAGAGTAGCTCCATTATTTAAGCCAATAGGTGTAAGATTATTAATTATATCATTATTCTTATGATAGATGACACAATTAGAATCTAACTGAATTGGGCAACCAGTATTATTACACGTACATACAGGCTGACCACATCCACATCCGCCATATTGCCAACCAGAAGGAGCTATACGAGGATATTGAGGACCAAATGGAACAGCATCACTACCACATCCACAACCAGAATAAAGAGGGTTAGGCATTTTATTTTAATTTATATTCCTAAGAATGTTTTAATTGTACAAATTTCACTTCTAAATAAGTTTAGAATAGAAATGAGTGAGTATGTATTAGTTCCAACTTGACAAGGTGCAGCTGAGGCTGAAAGACATTGTAAGTCTATTGTTAGAAGCTGTGTAGCAATATTCCAAGCATTTACAGTTGATGTTAATGCAGTGAGAGCAGCATCCAGTCCACATATCTTATCTGTGTGAATCTGAAATAATCCCTTTACATCTACATCAATAGGAACAGTTGTTAGACACTGGTTATTAAGATTAGTAACATTAATAGCCGTCTGAATATTTAGAATAGCCTGTGATATTAGATCAACAATGTCATTGACATTAGCATCACAGTCGGGTTGTTGTTCTGTTGTAAGAAATACTAAATCCTTTCCTGTGTAAGGAACACATTCAGAAGGAATTATATTACCACATGAATATCTTCTCATTGTACTTTTTTATAAAGGAGGCTACAAATATATTCTGTTTGTTGTTTATCTTTGAAGAACTTGGCCTTTAGAAAGTCTTCATTAGGAAGTTCGCAGGTAATATCATAGCGATAGCTATTATATACAGCATTAGCATATTTAAGAAGTATCTTTAACATTGTCCTGTGCTTAATATTACTGTTACAAAACTTTTAATCTCGTCAAGCTGCTTTTTAAAATAGCAGACATTTGTTGGGTAGTTGAGTGTTGAAAGTAATATACCTCTATAGTTTACAAGCTGAGCTTGTGTGATATTAGGCATAGTTGTATATAACCCTTTATCCTTAAAGCATGTTACTTTTTCCAACCATGAATTTACCTGATCTAAGGTATATACACAATCTGATTGTTGTGTTTCATCAATGGGAGGAACAGAACGAGTAGCAAATGAGCGTGTAGCTATTGTAGCATTACCCGATGAACATCCACACATTAGTTACAACATTTTTCGAGTTTCTTAATTAATCGATCTGTCAACTTAGATGCCAATGCATAAAACTCAGTAGCTTTCTTTTCATTCTGATCTGCAATAAGATGACATCCTTCTACAAGCATGTGTATCTCAGCAAGATCATTCATTATTGTTAAGTCCTCTTTTCTTGAACAATCTGAAGCTCCTATCTTTTCATAGATAAAAGTAATTCGTTGTTCTAAGATATTAGTACGACAAAAGCTCTTAAGTTTATAATTGAGATTGTATGGACAGATTTTATACTTTAGTCGATATACTCCATCAGGAAGATCAATAAGACAATCAGCATTCAATAAGTCTGTAAGTCCTAAAGTATTGGAATTGAAGGTATTAACCTGATTTGCAACAATATTAACTAAGAAATACTTATTGTATCCCGGCATTAATACTTCAAGTAAGGGTCTATCAGGTTGTCCTATATATACAGAGCTATCTATGAAAACAAGAGTCTTAGGATTTCCCGTAGAAATTATTTCGAAATCTATAATATTTTCTCTAAATCCCTTCATAAATAAAAAAAGGAGCAAGCAAGATTGTACCTGCTTGCTCCAGATTATAAGAGTTACAAAAAACTTAGTCGAGTATTACATCAACTGGGCTAGACAAACTTTCGATGTATCCCAGAATTGCTGTTTCGAATGCTGTACCTGTACCGGTAGGGAAGTATACAACCTGCTGATATGAATCAGTATAGGTTTGAGACCAACCCAACACTTTGTAGGTGAATTCATACTCAAGAGTATATTCATCATAGAAAGCGAAAGGATCAGAGAAGTATACATAACCTTCAGCTTCACGAACAGCAGGGTCCATAGAGTAGTCCTTCAGGAAGTAACCAAGAGACTTAACTTCTTGATCACGAACATAAGCACCAACACCTACAGGATACTGTACGTTCTGAAGTTCAGTGATAGGCCAACGATTTTCACAAGGAGAAGCATCGTAGTCTTCATTGTATTCAGATACCTGAATGTGAATTGTATCAGCTTCATAAGGATAGTACAGATATGTACATTCTCCAGTGATACGATTGATAAAGGCCGTTTCTATGATAACACCAGCAGATACTACTGCACCCGGAGCTGCTGTTACTGGAACCCACTCAGAGTTACCAAAGGCAGGAATCTTACCGAAATCAATTTCATCTACCTGACAATCAATACCAACTACATTAGAGAAAGTTGTTACTGCATAACCATGTACACAATCTACAGGACCATCAGCAAGCTGAGTAATCGTGAGAGGCTGTCCATTGATTAAGATACCAGCATAATAGTCCTGAAGTTCAGTCAGACGGCTAACACCACAAACATTATCTGAAAGGGTAAGGTTAAGAGTCTGAGGGAACTGCCAAAGAACTGGAGTCTGTGCTGTCCAAGCAGTAGTTGTAGGAGTAGTGATAGTACATTTAGCACTTACATCTCCAAAAGCTTGAATAGAGTCAGTACCAACAGCAGCCTGATTAGCAACATTACTTACAATTACATAAGTAGAAAGTTGATTAGGGCTATCGAAGTTAGTACGAACAATTGACTCACCGGGACCTGCAATAGCATAAGCAGTTGCAGCAGCCGTAAGAGCAGCAGGATTACCAGCATCAGCACGACGTACTACATACAAGAAACCAGCAGGATTCAATGTATAACCAGCAGGACAAGTAGCACAAGAAGGAAGTACAACAATACCAGCATTTGTGAATGCAGCAGGAGCACCAGCACTTGTAAGACGAGTCATCTGATATGTACTTACAATACCATCACGAGAAGTGCGAATTACCACCATTCCAGGATACTGTACCTGTACAAAAGCCAGAGCAGCATTATGTCCACCATCCGCTACAGATAGGGTATATACTGTGTTTGAGAGAGCACCCGTTGTGTCAACAGCAGTGCTGAGAACTTTCTTAGCTAAAAGCAAACCGGGAGTATCGAAACTATTAAATTTCAGACGAGGATCATTATTGATCTTATCTACAAGCTGATCAGCAAGCTGAGAAGCATTAACAGCAGCACAGTTGTCTGTACCACAATCATCGCAACAGCCCGTATCCAGCCAATACTGGCGAATAAGACCCTGAACCGAGTAGAGTTTATCAATAGGATTACCTGTAAGTTTGATAAATACTGAACGCTTTTCACCGCAGTTAGCAGTTAAGGTTTTAGTAACATCAAAACCGTCGAAACCGATAGCGACTTTCTGATTCTGTCCTTGATGTGCAGTTTTCTTACGGAACCTTGTAATAAGTTTCCCCTTGATCAGCTTAGAAGCCTGATTAGTTTTAGGAATACCGCCCATTAAAGGGATAAAAGACAGATCAGGCATACCTTGCCAGATTTGAATTGCTTTGTTATTTGCATAGGTGGGAGCAGGAGCAGCAGTATAGGTATTGCCATCGACGATACCAATCTGAGAAATACCCAAGTCCACGGTTGTGCCCGATGCAAGTAAGACAGGAGTTTTCGTTACGAATACTTGTCTAAACGATTGATTAAGCATTGTGATTTGTTATTGTTTGTTAAAAATTTACTCTGTTACTATTCTTTCTTTTGCGAGTTGAAATCCATCTGGATTCTCGTAGCGTCTGATCACTTCTAAAGCACACCTGTCAATCACTTCATCAACATACTGATCTTGAATATCAGGATCAATGTTTGTTGATTGTGTGCCATCTAATCTGATGTAACCTTCTATATCAATGTTTATAACAGAACGATAATAGTTTAGGTAACATTCATCAACAGCGAAGTCCTTTTTAAAGACGAATAGGTTTCCCTCAGACAAATCTACGATAGTTTCTTCAAAATCAAAAGAGGGCTGATTATTTGCGTCCTCTAATAGCATATTTTCGTTTAAGGGCTTGTAGGGAAAGTTGAATATTCTAACCCCTTTACAATTCCCCGAAGAACATACTGAATAACTACTCGCATAATTAAAGAAGTTGGTCGGCAACTTAAAGATAGCGTAACTATCATTCTCATCCAGCTTTTGAAGCTTTTTGAACTTAACTTGGATTTCAGCCAAGTCTTGAACATCAATTACGCTTTCTTTTTCGTTTAACTTCGTCTTCAGCCACCTTTTAGCCTGTTCATTAAATAAGAATACAAACTCACCTTTTGATATATCAATATCTGCATTGGTGTCATTCTTATTTACTTTTAATAACAGTCTTTTATAGGTTTCAAATGACGTCATTATTATAATTTTATCCCAGTGAACGTTTTTCTTCTACTTCTTCTTTTACAGAAGCAAACTCATTTACATTTGCAGGACTACTCAGGAACTTTATTACATCCTTCATAGTCTTACCATATGTAGCATTACCTCTCTGGTAATAGCCTTCTCTGATACGAATAACGTGACGCTGGATAGCTTCATCAATGATAAGCTTATAAGTGAGTTCTTCTACAGTCTTACCCATAGCTTCAGCAAACTTACGCGTTGCAGTACCTTCCTTATCATTAGTAAGTGTATCCCTAAGAAGGTTATATACACTATCTTTCTTCATTGAATCCTTAACCTTAGAGCCAAGAATGTATTTACCAATGAGATTAAGCTTACGCTCATTATCATACAGACCGAAGAGATCAGCAACTGCCTTATCACGTTCACGACTCTTAACAGACTTCTGAGAATCTTCTTCTTCTGAACGGTGCATGTAGAATTTTGTGGAAATGTAATCAGGATCACCTTTCGCTTCCAATTCTGGAGCACTAAATCTATTTGCTAGCAAGACATAGTATTTAACCCTGTCAAGCGGAATATCAAAGTTAAGAGCTAATTTATCTACAATACGAATGTAGAATGTTTCCCAGAAATCTGATTTAGCATGCAGATTAAGACCAGTGAGAGTTTCGAGTTCCAAACGGAGTTCTTTTTTCTCTGCCTGAATTTTCTCACGAAGTTCACTGTCTTTAATACTTTTGATAGATACTGTCTCGTCATCAAGACCTGTAATCCACCTTCCATCTAAGCCTTTACCAGCTTGAAGGATTTCAAAAGTTCCAGGAAATTTACTTTTGTCATACTTGTCAAGTCCAAGCATCTGAGCACCTAAGTCAGGAGCCTGTTTGATTTCTACAAGAGTAGCCATTGTGTTTGTTTGTTGGTTTAAAAAAGAAAAGTAGGGAGGTGTTTGTGGCACACCTCCCGAAGCACTTAAAATTAGAAGCTAGGCTTGATCTTTTCGATGATGATCGAGCGAGTGGCATCTTTCAGCCAAATGCTGCTCTGATTTTTCATCCAGATCGCATATCCATCACGCTGAGAGCTAGAGAACATACCCTGAGTTGCTTTAGGACCAAACGGATGTTGAGTACCTAATTCATAACCCCAATATGTATCAGACCAACCTTCAGGTTTAATAAGAACCAGGTTCGAGTTATCGTTAAAGCCATCTTCAACACGATATTCTACTTCCTTAACCTTTGCGGCTGCATTTGATGTATTATTATCAGTGATATCCAATACCATCAGAGTGTAAGACTCGATAGGCAGTTCACCTATCAGACCATCCTGAACACGATTGTAGTGATTATCCAGAGCAGGGTTATATTCGAAAGTAACCTCACCAGCTACAGGGAAACGTTTGCTAGTGAAACGATATCCATACATCAGGTGCATAGCATCTCCTGTTAGATATCCCTTAACATCACCAGCCAGTACCAAGAATGGATTAGTATTCTTAAAGTCATCAGCCAGAAGTTTAGAAACTTCAATCATAGCACCAGTACCTACCATGATCTTAGTACGACGCTGTTCAAACGGAATACCAGAGTTGTAGAACAAGTTAGCCAGAGTTTCTTCGATCAGAGCAAGTGTCAGTCTAGTATACTGAACTCTATTACCTGTACGCAGTTGTTCGTAAAGACCCGTGTTAACACGTACCGAACGACGACCACTACCAGTAACAATACCACCCTTAGACCACATCAAATCCCTTTCTTCCATCATCTTCATTTCAGCCCATAGCATGGCTTCGATACGATTCATCCATTTCATGGAGTTAGGTATCGGCTTACCAGCCTGATCTTTATTGAAGAAGACAAGAGTAGAGTTATTTCTACGCAAATCAGAATACTGATTAAGATAACCATAACGAGGGTCTCCACCGTCGATCTTCAGCATGTCAGCATAAGCAGTAATCCAGTGATATACCGAACGTCCACCACCAACTTGCATTTCCAGATCAAGTGATCCCTGACGAAGCCAAACAGAAGATTTCTGAGTGTCATATTCGCCATTAACATTGGTAATTTTCATATACTCAACACCGGGCTGAAGGAACCTCTTAGGGAAGAAGTTTTTCTTGTTAGCCTGTGGAAGAGTAACAGTATATACCCAACCATCACTTTCTTCATAGATTTCTTCTTCTGTGATATACAGAGACACACCATCACGATAATCGTAAGTGATAATATCAGTGTTTGTAAAACAGTTTTCAGAAAGCTTAATTTTGAATTTCTGTCCATCAATACCGGGACGCTGGATATCACCAGTCATATCTTCTACCATATAAGGTAGGCCGATGTTGTACGGTACGCTATAACGGAACTTTCCTTCAGCACCATTGATATACATAACAGAGTTATTCATCTCAGTCATGCTGATCAGCGGCGTATTCATCAACCTACGCTGATTCCACAAGTGGATCATACCTTTATAGGTAGTGAATGATTCTCTCTTGTACAGAGAGTAAAGTGAGTTCAAGTCTGTGTACTTGTTAACATCAAATCTAGTCTGACCAACAACGAGTGAGTTATTTAAACTCGTTACGCTTGGTATTTGAACTTGAGCCATTTTTTACGTGAATTTTAGTTTAGATTAAAAATTTATCTTGAAGGTAAGCCCCAATCTAGGGTTGCTACTTTCTTATCTTTATTACGAGAGGATTGTTCATGTTGGCTACCTTTCTTAGTAGAAACAGCACCATTTCCTTTGATGAACTTAAAGGCTTCAGCAGCGGCTTTGGATTTCTCCTGTGTTGCTACTTTATTAACAAACTTCTGCTTATCCATTACAAACATAACCAAATCAACATAATCTTGAGGGTTAGCTTGCATCTTAGCGAAGTTCACATAGAACTTATTAACTAGATTGCCATTTGGAAGGCGCTGATCATAACTAAGAAGATAATCTTCTACAGTACGTTTTTCAGCTAATGAAAGGTCTTTACGCTCTTTGATTGTATTACGAATATTACTTTCAAAAGTCTTTTCCTTTTCCTTCTCTTTAGCTACAAAATCTTCCTGATCTTTATTAAGCCTATCAGCTTCTTTTCCGTAGTAAGATTTCAGAAGGTCTTTAACTTCCTTAGCTTCATTTTCAAGCTCATTAGAAAGTATAAGTCCACCTATCTGCTTTTCAACCCTTTCAGGTTTCCATCCTAATACTTCAGAATAATAATGCTTAATAAGTTCTTTCTGTCCATCTACACTATCAAGAGGAATTGCTTCTACTTGTTTCTGTTCTTTAAACAGATCGATGATCTCATCAGGTTGTCCACCATTCTTTACAAACTCAATGATAGCTTTACCAAAAGGTCCAGTACTATCTACAAGTTCTTCAAACATGCTACTAACACGAAGAGAATCTTGCTGAGCTACTAATTTTGCATAAGTGTCTTCATCAATATCTAAGTCTTCACGACCTTCGAAATCCTGCCAAGCACCACTTTGTATAAGATACTCTACAGTAGATTTAAGAATTCCTTTTACATCACTACTATCACTCTTCTCTTCTTCTTCAGACTCTTCTTCAGATTCTTCAGAAGCTTCTTCTTTCCTTTTAACAGGAGGCTTTTTCTTTGCTTCTGGATTTTCTTCTTCTTCCTCTACTTCCTCTTCCTCATCTTCTTCATCCAGACTATCCAAATCTATATTCTGAATGTCATTACGACCAAAGGCTTCAGATATAGGTTGTTCTACACTTTTTTCTTTAGAAGCTAGAGGAGCTTTTTTACTTCCTTTAACTTCAGATTCTTCTTTTTTAGGGGCTTCTTTTTTTCCACCTACAAGAGAGTCTGCACTTGGTGTACCAGATGGTGTTTCATCAAACAGTCCATTAAGTACATCATCGGACATCTCCATGATTTCACTTTGAAATTCCATTGTTGCTTGGTTTTATTAATTTAGAATCTATTACAAAAATAAGTACAAATAAGTAAGTAAGCAAATCCTATGTTCATTAGTTGTAATACATAGCATTTCTTATACTTATTTCTTACCATCGTATTTGTTTTTGTTTATTTTGGCTACTTTTAACTTTTCATTCTCTACTCTTTCACGAGATTGTAGCTCCTGTTGACGTACTTTTAGATCAGCAGTTTTCATCTGAGCATCTATTACAGCCTTTTCACGAGCTATAGTATTCTTCTCCCTATCCAATAGCAATTTCTGCTGTCCTACTTCTGCTGCAACAGAAAGCTTATCATATTCCAGAATATCCGGAGTCTGATCAGCGTCTTCATCTTTAAGATTATCTGGTTGACGAGAGAAGGTTTGGATATAAGCGATCTTCTCTTTAGAAGCTCTATTCTTATCATTCTCATCAGCTTGGAATGCAAGGTCTGCTTGTTTCTGCTGAGCTTCACTCTGAATCTGCTGCTGTTGCATATCCATTTGCTGTTGATACTTCTGTTCATTACGAGCCATAGCAACTTCAAGCTGAGCTTTAATTTCAGCAGGACTATTAGATGTAATAACAGTAGCAAGATCAACTGGTGATGCTCCAGTATTATTATTAGACATAAATAACTGACGAAGAGATTCAAGTTGTCTCATATCTTCTTGAGAGTTAGACACATATACGTGAAGATCAGATAATAGGAGTTCTGTGCCATTCATCTTCATGAAAGCTCTACTCATATCTGATTTAACATAAGATACTGTTACATCTCTTTCCTTAGACTGTACATACTGTGCAATATCTAAGTTCATCTTTAGTACACGACGCTTATATTCAGAGAACCTAGTAAAGTAAGATTCTGTCTGAGCATATGACTGAGCAATAGCTTGTTGTGTACCTGTAGCTGTTTCTGAGGCTGCCACTGACCCAAGACGCTGAGGAGTAATACCTACTTGAGATAGGGCTCTTTGTTCAAAGAACTCCATTATCTTCATTCTGGACATCATCCTTGCAGACTCATCCATATCTACTTCTTTAGGCATCTGTCCACCTGGATTAGCACCCTTCATATTCTGGGGTGATGTATCTACAAAGGTGACACCTAAACTCTTAGCAACTAGAAGGAACTTTTCATAGGCATTCTCTCCACCCCAGTCTTTAATGTTTGTAAGCATATTCACATCCATGATAAGGAAGCGACCAATTTCACGTTGCATTGTCTGGTAGAGTTGGTTAGCTCCTACATTAAATCCAATCTGCCAAGGCTTCATCAAGTCTACAAGAGACATTGATTGAGAGTTTCTAGCATTGAATATCTGTCCACATACTGGTAGCTTCGCATAGTAAGGATTGAAATCTCCTCTAAACTGAAATGGAAGAGGACCAGCATTTACATAAATATCTTCTTTTAATTGTGTACCATGTTTACATATCTTAATCCCACGCCAAATTTCATTTACCCATGTCCAAGACACAGTATTAATTTGATCATCATTCTCATAGATAGCACTATCAAGTTCTTTAAATCCAGGAGGTACTACAAATGTTTCATCTACAAGTTGCTTAGTAACTAAGTTAGTTTCAGGATCGATAAAGGTTACTTTACCTATCTTCTTCTGTGATTTCCAATAGGCTTCTAATACTTTCAGATAGCCTCTAGTATTAAGGAAGTATGGATTATGTGTACTAAGTTCTGTAGACATGAAGTCTCCAGTAAAGGTGGGAATATAGGGAGCAGCAGGATTGACACCAAAGGTATCAGTCATAAGTTTACCATCTCCATAGTTCTGGTATGGTACTACAGCACCATATGCAATACCCTGTCCATCAGTTCCAGATATCTTACCCATTAAGTCCTTAGAGAGTTCCAAGTCTTTAAGGGTAGACTTTTTCATCATATACCCATATCTATCTACAACATCAGATACAGTTAGATATATAATACGTCCTACATAGTCACCTTCTTCAGCATGTTCTACTTCAGGACTCTTATGGAAGAATGTATTAACAGGGTTCCAAGTTTCTTGGTTATACCCATTTGATGTCAGATAGAAGTGTCTAAATGCACGATCCGCAGTGAGCATATCTTCAAACTCTCTACGTTCTAGTTCAGGAAGATAGAAACGCTGCCTATCAAGTTCAAGTTGGTATTGTCCCCATATCTCAGCAGTATCCTGCCAAGAGTATTTCATATACTTCTCTATTTCTGGAGGAGTAAGAGCCTGACGCTGTTGTTCTACTTGTTGTTGATATTGCTGTTGTTCTTGAGGAGAATTAAATTGATCCTTATTAGGATTCAATCCCATTTGTGCAAGACGTAAGTTTACTTCATTATTAACCTCTTGCATTACATGCTCTAGTAGGAGACGAGTCTTTTCACGAACATAACTATTTGTAGTATTTTCATCATAACCCTTTACTCTAAAGTTATCAGGGCGCTTCTGGTATTCACCAGATAAAGTATTGATTACCTGAGAGATAATATCATAGTGACGTAAGTAGTTAGGAATTTCAAATTCTCTGGAAAGCTGATGTACCATATCAGCATATTCATCCTGTTCTAGGTAGTGAGAGAAAATGAATTTACCCTTAACCATCTCATAGTTTTCTATAAGACTCATGTTAGAGTAGTATTGAAGAGTTCCTATTCTCTCCAAAGAGTCCATATTGTCCTTAATCCACTGAGCATTTTTCTTGGTTAAGGGAACCATTTGGGCTGGTAAGGCCACATTAGGGTTCGTATTAATTGCCGGACTTATATTCATTCTTTGATATTAAATAGCACAAATGTACTTAAAAACGATTAGATTATAAAGTATGTAACCATAATAACATATTATGATTACCTGGATTGTTTATTATGCTTGAAGGTGAATGTACTCTGTACCTTTCCAAATCCTTGTCCTATCCTTACAAAGGGTGAAGCAAGCATTGGATCATGTACCTTCTTAGGCATTAGAGGATCAAAGGGTTGTTCAGCTATATTACTAACAGGATAGTATTTATCCAGATGCTTAGCAAATGCTAAAGCATGCCTGAAGGCCACTATACGGTCATAGTTACCATCCTTTGGATCATACTTGATAATCTCCATTAGAAGTACAGGGTCCAGAATTCGGGTTATACCAAGCTTGTAGATGGGTTCTCTTGTAACAGGATGTGTTCCTATCTGTATCTGTTCCTTACAATATTCTATCATTAAGGACATACAGTAGTTAATATTAGCTACTGTTGGTGATAAGCCATATACTTTACCACCTTGGTTAGCTCTAGTCTTAGGATTTATTTCTCTTGCAATATTAAATCCCTGTCCAAGCATATGTCCTTTATTCTTACGCTCAAAATACTGGATGAATGTACCTGCTGCATTTTCTGGAAAGCATGTAGCATTATAATAATCCATTAACATCTCAACATCTTCATGCCAAGAATCCATTCTCTCAGGACGAGATGCCAAAGATGCCACCACCATATTCTGATAGGTTTCACCAGATACATCTGTCATTCTCTTATAGATGAAGAGTGTCCCTAGAGAGTCAGACCAATCTGATATATCATTATTATACGGGTCGGCTCCAGCTACATAAAGCCCCATAGGAGCATTTGTAATAGGTTCTTCCCATATTACTATAGGGCAATCTGTGCCTAAGTTTCCTTTTGTTGGAAACTCTGAGATTGGTAGATCAGTAGGATCAGCATTTTTCTGAATTACCCTACCATTAGAATCTCTATATAGACGTACATAACGTCCCTTAATTTGATTAGTTTGTAAGTATTCCAGATGCTGTCTAGCTGCTTCCAAAGGGAACGGATTACTACTACCTGATAGAAAGCATTCCTCTGGTGTCAGAGGATGATACATTACAGCCTTTAAATACTCTTGTTTATCTGGGTCTTTAGACTTGATGAGTCTTTCTTCTTCTATCTTTAAGCGAGCTTTCTCTTTATCTGATACCTTAATAGGAATTGTCTTAGCTTCTAATCCAATTCCTGTAAATCCTTTTGATAAGAGATAGTCATATAGATTGGAATCAGTCTTACAATCCATTCGGTAAAGACCAGACATGAATAAGCCAGTCTTCTTTCCTGTCTCTTCATTTACTACTTCTTGGAAGTTATTAGCTGTGGGATGTTCAAATACACGTTTAGCATCATTACCTTTCTCAAAACTACCACCAGTACCCACTAGGATTGGAACACAACGCCAGCCGTATGGTGATAGGAACGCTGGTTTATGTGCTTCAAATACTGGTGAAAATAGATATTTACCAATTTCATCATATACTGCTGCCTTTGCTGTTGTACCAGCCGCGGCTTCTGTATTTGTACCTTCTTCTGCATTACGAATCATTATATAACTCCACACATGGTCTTCATTATTCTTGTCTTTAAAACCAAGACGTAATGTTGGCTTCCTCCAGTCTTTATCTAGTTTAGGGATAGCCAATCCTTGCCACATATGTTTCCATCCAAAATCAATCTTCTCTGTAAGAAGCTTCATGTCTGCTCCATTACCCGCTACAAGTACACTCTGTGAATTCTCATATAATATAGCTGTCATACCAATATGAGAAGCTTCCCATTCTGATTTACCTCCCTGACGTAATCCCACTTCTATATATCCCTTCTGAGCTACACGAGCTTTCTCAAAATACTCAGCACGTTCCCATTCATTATCTCTAAGATCAGGTAGGGATGGTGTACGTACAATGTTTCCCCACTTATCCTTCTTATCCACAATAATATGCCAGTGATTCAAATGCCCATATAAAATTCCAGGAATATGAACACCACCAATAGTAATACCCCCCATGCACTTTTCAATTTCCCACTCTACAAGAGAAGTGAAATCATCAGTACCGGGAGGTGGCAAAGTTTTTATATTTCTAAAAAACTCAGTTGTTTTAATCTGCATCTCTCTGCATTCTATGAGGAATATTAGTATTCCCTTTTGCTTCAGCCTTAGTTGCTTCTTTTTCTCTTAATTTATCTATCACTTCCAAAAGAAGAAGATAGTTCTTCATGGTATCTTGTACAGATTTAATCTGTTGTTCAATAGAAGCCACTACTGTACGCATCATACCACCATTCTTCGTCTCCTTATAGTCCATCCTATCTGTTAGTTGATCTATAGGATTGATGTCAATGTAATTACGCCATTTCTTTAATTGCTCTTCAGCCCAATCTAAATCTGATGTTATGTAACTATTAACTTTCTTTGCTGCCATCTATTTGGTTTTGAGCACTAGGTTGGATTTGAACCAACGGTTGTACGGTTTTGCAGACCGGTGCCTTGGACCCCTCAGCCACTAGTGCAGGTTTCTGTGCGAAATCTAAATACTTTGATATTAAAATCTTATTCTTAAGAACGTAATCAAATATCTTCTCCACTATATATCCTGTTATATATGCTCTTGTCTCACCTAGTTTCTCTACTTCAGTCTTCTCGATGATGTAGTCTACAATGTGGGACACTTCATGTACAATGCAGTTGGGAGTGAGTCCATGTAACTGATAGAAGATGAAGTATTTATGATCAGGTGTATCTAGTGATAAACCATAATAGCCTCCTTCTGCAAGAGGCTCCATACCATACTTCTTAAGATATCTTGGTACTATCTTTTCAATCTCTTCATCTATAATAATAGTGAGGTTGAACTCAAAGATAGGTATCTTTATAGTTGTCTTATACATAGAAGATATTTGGAAGCGGGAGCGGGATTTGAACCCGCGACCTTTGAGTTATGAGCCCAACGAGCTACCTCTGCTCTACCCCGCTATATTATTAATCTTCTATTTGTGTTGCCTTATCAGCTAGATCAGTCTCAAGTTCATCACGATAGTTTTCAAACTTCTTGAGAAGTTCTTCATCACTCCAGTTATAATTACCTGTTTGGGGGCGCATCACATGCACAATATGCTGTGAGATACTATACTGGGGAAACAACTCTACTATCTCTACGAAATGATGAAAAATCTGTTGCTTGATCTGAGTTTTTTGTTTATTGCTCATTGGTTTTTGTTTTGTATGCTGTCCATTTAAGTTCCATATTGATGTTGTTATTCTGATTAAAGGCTAACAACTCTTTATCCTTGCAAGTACAATTTGATAAGTTATCAAAATTGCAACAATCAATTCCACAATTTGCTTCTAGTGAAGCTGTCTTTCTAGTGATTGTACATCCACACATAATACAATGTTCATCAAATCTATCTGTCTTATATCCAGTAGATACTGCATTTGAACTATTGAATGGACACGTTGCACATATAAATCTTCTTCTTGCTATTTCTGCTTGTTCATCTTCAGGAAGGATATCATATTGCAATTTCACTTGATTCACTATCCCCTCCACTATCAAGTCTGCATTCTGTACTACTGTCGGCAGTAGTTTTACATATTCTATTAGTCCTTTTAGCATAAGCTTCATAATACTGTGTTGCTAATGTATTCCTCTGTATTAAGGCTTTTCTAAGTTTGCCATAGTTTACTTCGAGGAGCAGGTCTTTTGTTGATTCTTTATACCTGATAGACTTCTTTATATTCCTAATCTTATTAATTGTGGACTTTATAAAGTAGTCTATCTTACGTTTACTTGTTGTTATTGTTCCTAAGTACTTGATACTCACCGATGTAGACTCAAGGCCACTTAGTTTTTTCCTTACTTCTTTCCAATAAAAATCATTCACACTATCAACAATCTTCTCTTCTATTCCCATCTCACGGGATACTATCTTGCTGATTACTTGAATAGTTTTCATTAGCTATTATCTATTTTAATCAGTACACCAATCACAGGATTAACAGGAAAGTCTAAGTCTGCATTAAGTGTGTAGTCTTTAGAATCTACAGGACGCACTAACATTCCAAACTTCTTAAGTTTACTCATTGTATTCTTCAGACTATCCTCTGTTTTGAGAATATTTGAAGAAAGAATAAGGTCTTTAGTTTTTCTATTAATCCTATATACCATGAAATAAGCAAGGACTGTGAGTTCAGTATCAGAAAGTCGTATATTCTTGAGTAAACAAAAGATACCAATTACTTTCTTTGCCTGTTCCACCTTGCTATTGGTTTTAAGTTTGATTTTTACAAGCTGCATTTCCTTAATTTCTACACAAAGATAAGTAATTGATTTCAATTAACCAAATCTTTTTCACTAATTATGATTATTTGCTGTAATTAAGTCTCTATATCTCTCATTTACAATCTTAGCCTGAGCTGATGAAGGTATTCTTCCTGATTCTAATAGGGAAAGGATACTTCTGAAGTAAGGAGCAGGGGATATTTGTAATATCTTCTTACAACGCTTCTTATATTCCTCTATAACTCCTTGTATTCTAGTGGTATCCTTTGATTTATTCTTCTTTACTCTTCTGGTTGATGAAGGTTTCTTCATGAAAGAAGCTATTGTTCTTTTCTCATGTGCTTTTGAATGACAATCTGCACAAAGAGTAACTAAAGCTTTCAAAGGATATTCCCAAGGACTCTTATCTTTGATGTAATAGAGATGATGAACATGCAACATACAATTTGTAGCCTTACAATTCCTGCATGTATACTTATCACGGTTTAAAACCTGAACCCTAACTACATCAACCCAGCGTGTATCAAGTAATAATATTTTATATTCTTCTTTTGTCATAATATTCTCTGTTGAGTATGCAATACTACGGAAAATTATTGACATTATGCCACTTTTTTCAATATTTATTTTTATATAATATAAAAACCCCTCACTTGGAGGGGCTTGCAACAAAAGAAGGTAGCAGATTAGACTTTTTTAGCATCTGCTTCGACAGTAGAAGCTACTTCTTCAACCTTTTCAATAATCGGCTCGATCTTTTCCTTGTTATTACGGTAAATTAATATACCTGCAATGAACAAACCAAGAGATACAATAGCAACGAGTGGAACCATATGTTTCAAATTTAGATACAAAGATAATAACTTCTTAGGAAATTACCAAATGGCACGGGAGGCTTGATTCGAACAAACATCAAAGGTTTTGGAGACCTCTATTCTACCATTGAACTACTCCCGTATGGGGTGAAAGGACGGTAATGATCCGTCTTCTATGCCTTCACAGGGCACCGCATCACCTTAATGCTTCAGACACCATGTATTATGTACCCGATCATGGGAACGATCCACATTCTCCTGCTTCAAAGGCAGGCATAATACCTTTATACTACTCGGGTATAAGTTGGGGAAGATTGAATCGAACAACCACCAAAGGTGTCAGAGACCTTTGTACTACCATTATACGATTCCCCAAAATGAAGGTTCCTTACTCAATGAAGTATGCCTACAACCCAAAATGTGGTACAGGTTAGTTATGATCTAACTCCTCGGGATTTTCAGTCCCGCGCTTCTACCAAGTTAGCTTCTGTACCATAAGAGCCCTAGCCGGAACTCGAAGCCGGTCTGTTCCGCATTACAAGTGCGGCGCTGCACCATATCAGCATCTCGGGCAGTTGACATTTGATTTTCACATAAAACAAAGTTTCCAAACAAAACATCGCTAATGGGGTACGATTCGAACGTACATGCAGAGGTTATTAATTCCCTATATCTGCACCACCGAGAAAAGGAGGCGAGTCTGCCAAGTTCCAACACCCATTAATCTGCGGGGAAGGTATGGATCGAACATACGACCTGAGAGTTAACAGCTCCCTGCTCTACCGCTGAGCTACTTCCCCAAAATAGGGTGTAAGGGTTCTTCCTTACACAGGGTGCGCTTACCCCACTTCCTATTGCCGGCAATACGGGATTTGAACCCGTGGTCTTCCCGTAGACAGCGGGACAGGGACAACCAGACTCCCCTAAATGCCGAATAAAAGTCTAGCTTGTCTGAATCGAACAGCTCTTCATGCTTCCAAGGCACGGGTGCTACCATCACACCCCAAACTAGAAATAAAAAACCCTCCTTTAAGGGGAGGGCTTGTATGAACACGCTTGAAAATTTAGTTATCGTGATATAATATAGCCTCTCCCAACGATTGTATCGGGTTGAAAATTAAAGGTATTATTATGCCAATTCTGAATCATACAGCAAAGATAAGAAGAATATTTGATATTACCAAATTTCTTATAAAAATAAATGTGGGAGCTGATGGAGTTGAACCACCCGAGTCCTAAGACAGCAGATTTACAGTCTGCCCCGCTACCCCTACGGTATAAACTCCCAAATAGCTACCCTCGGTATTTCCGAGACCAGCTTACAATATAGGGTCACTCACTTAAGAGGCTCACTAGTTTCCTAGTTACTTTAGAGGAAGGTGTGGGATTTGAACCCACGGAACTTTTACATCCTCCGGTTTTCAAGACCGGTGCAATCAGCCAGACTCTGCCAACCTTCCTAAAGCTCACCCCGTAGGTGAGCAGCGCAATTAAGGCTTTGCGATGCCATTACAGCCACCCTTTGGGCAGTGTGAGGAGAGTAGAAGATTCGAACTTCTGGGGCTTTAACACCCAACACTTTAGCAAAGTGTTACGATAAACCTCTCTGACAACTCTCCTTATGTATCCCTAACATGATTTGAACATGCACCCCGAAGGAGCAGATTTTAAGTCTGCCGCGTCTACCAGTTTCGCCATAGAGATAAGTTGTAGGTATAGTAAGAGTCGAACTTACACGCCCATTACAGGCATCAGTTTCTAAGACTGACGTGTCTACCAATTCCACCATATACCCATAAAATAAAAACCCCCGCTATCCGAATTAGCAGGGGAGTGACGATATTGTCTTTTACGAACGCTTCTTTATCACATACTTTACCCCTTACTATCGAGTGATAGATAACTTAAGGAGAGCAAATATGAGTTTAAATTCTTCATTTTAATTAGGGGTCTCAGGAAAGATATAGAAACAATCGTGTGTACAATAAATCTATATCTATCCATCAACACAACAAAGGTAATACAAATAATTGATATTACCAAATTTAAGTGTAGTAATGATGGGAGTTGAACCCACTACCCCGGAGGTATCAGCTCCGTACTCTAACCGTTGAGCTACACTACTAGTGGACTGAGATGGAATTGAACCATCGACTTGCACATTATGAGTGTGCTGCTCTACCCCTGAGCTATCAGTCCATAAAAGTACTCTGTGACGGTTACGATCCGTCTTCCACGCTTTGAAGGAGCGTTATCCTAGCCACTAGACGAACAGAGCATATATGAGCACCAGTGGGTAATCGAAACCCAATCCGCGCATTGGAAGTGCGCTATAATAGCCGTTATACGACTGATGCATTGGTAGAGATACCAAGAATCAAACTTGGGTCTAGGGATTAGAAGGCCCTCGTTCTATTCATTGAACTACATCTCTATGGAGGACACAGAAAGAGTCAAACTTTCGTTCCCTGCTTCGTAGGCAGGAGTTCTATTCAGCTGAACTATGCGTCCTAATACTGGGCCAGAGTATACAGGTTACTGTCCCTCTATGAATTTCACATAGTTACCCCAGTAGAATACTGTCTCCCCGTTCGGAATCGAACCGAACCCCACGGTTTAAAAGACCGTTGCCTACAACCAGTTTGCTACAAGGAGTTTGTAAAAACAAAAACCCGAAGCTGCTAGTTGCGGCTCCGGGCTCTGTTAAAAGAAATTGTTAGTATTATCCTAAATCAATATCTTGTAGACATATAGCTCCGGAGCCAGGTTTTCTTCCTGCCTCGCGAATAATTTCTATGCCACCGATATTGATAACTAAATTCATAATGCAAAGATATGTTAAATATTTGAAACTACCAAATCTTGTTTTAAAAAGGCTATTACTTCTTTAAGTTCTTGTTCAGGAGTAGATGGCCTTATCATAAATTCTCTTTCCCGATTTGTTACCATATATCCAAAAACATTTGAGGATGCTAGGAAACCCTTTGAAATATTAAGAAATGATGGAAGGTGTGTTCCAGACATAAATCCATAATCTCCTCTACTATGAGAGAGTCCTGTCTCCTTATCTATATAAGCTAATACAGCATTCATTATACAAAGATTAAACTACACAATGCTTTTGATATCCATACAATCTCACCTTTAACTGGTTCTTGATCAATCTCAATAGATATATGAGTGCCATCAATCCCTGCAAACTCTCCATTATCTAAGGGTGTCATATTCCAATGGCTTATCTCACGTTTATCATTGAGGATGGTATAATAGCTACCATCCTCTTTTATTAATCTTATGCCGGGACAGAGATATTTCTTTGGAATATATCTATCCCTCCAATCTCCCTGTATCATCAGAGTCACTCGTGTGGGTCTCATAACTAAAAAAAATTCGTTCGTACGTTAACTCAAATTATCACTATCCATACCAAGCCCGAAATCATCAATCGAATCTGGTTTGATGATAGTGTCATTAGACGCGCCTTCTCCAGATTTTTCTGTTATGAATCCGTGTATACTATACCCTGTAGCGGCTGTATAGATACGCTGAAACTCACTATAAGGCAATGCCACTACAAAACTATCCCCGTCCTTAAAACGCACCGTTGTCGATTTTTTATCCTGGCTACGATTGAATCGAGAGATATCATTGATATCAAACGTCATAGGAGCATAGTCATAAAAGAACTCTGGTTGGAAGTTGTTCTGCTCTTCACCACTCAGAAGCTTCTTTAGTTGAAGTTCCTGATCGTCCTCTTTCTTAACACGCATCTCTGTCCATCTCACCTGCATTTCTACTATCATATTAATATACTTCTCCTATAAGTTTGTTTATTTTCTTCCTATCACCATTTGTTTTAGTTACAATCTCCACTAAGGTTTCAAACCTGGAGCTTCTCAATACTAGAGGGGAAGTTCTATTAGAGAATAACAAGGGATAATGATCCCTTTCTACGGCTGCCCATTCCATCTTATAGGCATTGTAGTTAAATACCCAATTGTGTAAATTACTTAGTTCCATTTATATCTACTTTTGTTGTTGCTTTTAAATTCTCTACTGTCTTTATATCTGCATCAGCTAACTCAGGGTGTTCTCGTAATGCTTTCTGCATTGCTTCTTCCCATTGTGCTGCTGTAAAGTTAACTCTTTTTTGTTTAGTAAACAAATATTTTTGCTTAATTTTCATGTTTATATTTTTCGTTTAAATTATCTACAAACTCCTTTAATATCTTCTTAGGTATTTTAGGCCCATATTTTATATATAGTGCCCCCATACCTTCTAGCCATTCTGCTGTTAGTTTGGCTTCTTCAATACTTAGCCAAGATGTTTCATCCATTTTACTTCTTTTATAATTTCCCTCCAGCGTGTAGCTAAGAGGTTTGAATAAATACTATCATCAAGTCCATAGTTCCCAAGAGACCATCCATCATTACACTCTACCAATACTGTCTCTCCTGTAGATAGAACACCAACATCCAGACTATATCCAGAAGGAGCTTCTGTATAAGCTGCTATCATCTTCATCACCTTCTCCTTATTGGGAGCTATAAAAGGATCACCAAGATAGTGCTTCATTCCCTTTAATACTCCATTGATGATATAGCATCTATATTCAGAAACGAAGTCTACCACTTCACTATAGAATATCTTTGTATCCTGAGGAATCTTACTGAAGTAAATAAGAGCATCTGTTGGTGTTTTAACTACTCCTGCTATAAACTCCTTAGCTTTTCCATCTGGCTTTACAAATAGAGGCCATTTACGCTGCTCACTATACCAAGTAATATCCTCCATTTTACCATTTCCTACTTCTCTTTTAAGGAACTCTTCTTTCCATAATTGGTAGGGAACATTAATAGCCTGCTTTGGTGGTAGTCCTATCTTCTCGAAATACTTATTGGTGGTTTCTATATAAGCTACAAGAATTACCCAAGGAGCTACAGGTACTTCATCAATATCCTCAAAGAATACTATATTAGCTTGCTTCCCTTTAAACCCCATATAGGCAGATACCATCCAGTCTGCGATTGGGAAGTTATTAAGACTCTCTATGTATATTTTATAATCCATTCTTTCTCAATATTTTATTTTCCATATCTCTGTTCATCTGGTGTTACTATAACTGTAAAGTTATTATATCTCAATGACTTAGATTCTATAGGAGCATTAGTAGCCATCGCTCCATAATTATAATGTCGTTCTCCCTTAGTCATAATGTGCTCTATAAAGTCTGCTACAGAAGGCATATTCTTAGTAATAGTACTAAGCCTTGTCTGTATACTATCAAACACATTCTTGGAAATAATTTCCTGATGGGTGAGTGTATTAAGAACCAGTTGTATTTCTGTTACAGTCTGGTTGAGTTTATCATATTTTGCTTGCATGTGGCAAAAATACAATAATAAGACATACTTTCCAAATTTTTTACTACCTATTTTTTAACAAGTATGGATGTAATACCTCTACCTCACCAAGTGTATGGGTGCATATACCCAGTCTCAACAGCTCCCCCCCTTAAATCTAGCGGAGCGATAGTGCCCCGTACTTACACTAATACGTAATTATGAACACGAAATTCACAGTCGTTGCATCTACAGCTAATCAGAAAGGTGGCTTTGTTTGGAAACTTACAGCTAATCAGGAAGTCACTGTCTTCGGTGTTAAGAAGCTCATCAGTCGCACATACTACATTGGTGGCATGCCTTCTGCTGCTGCTATTGGTGCTGTCATCGAGGAAGACATGGCGAAATTCGACGTCATTGAACGCGAGTTTCAGTTCCCTAATAAGGACACTGGCGAAGTGGAAACGATCAACCTGAAGTGGCTACACGCGAAAGCGATGTAGCATCCCTTCGGGGAGGCTGCTTATACAATACCTCAGACTAGTGTGAGATATTTATAGGGTATTGCTCTATAAATACCTCATATCTGGGTGATGTATATACGCAGTATTTATACACTATTCAATACCAGCTTGATTCTTTACGAGGACAGAAGTAGACAGCTTGACTGCGCATACCGTTAGTAAATACACTTATATATATGTATACAATCATCAATGGCTGCTTAATTCCTACTAAGGATGCAGCTGAATGGGACAAGAAATGACTAATATAATACACACATGATGAGAATTGTGTGTGTATTTTTCTTATTTCTATTGTCATAACCAATTGATTGTCAGTGTGTTGATGAGATAGGTAGGTAAAATAGTATGTATTTGAGGATATATTTAACATTAGTATAAAACACATTCCTAATATTTAATACTATTGCATTTATGTCACAACATAACATTAATTGTCCTAAGTGTCATACTACTCATGAAGTAGATGTTCTTAGAAATGGTGGGATTGCTGGAGTTATAGTTTCAGAACAATGTGGCTTTCAGACTAATAATAAAGCAGAGATTATGAAGTTATTAGGATTGGAAGAGATACATAGGCAGCGTGTTCGTGGTTATGAGATACCAGCACAAGACTACTAAGATATTTCAGGATCAGGTATTCATAGAGGATTTTATTGGACTTAAAGAGAGGGTATTTCTATACTCTCTCTATTTTTACCTTCTTACATAGCATTTATTATCTTTTAATATCTAATACACACTTACACATGAACAAGGAATTTACACTTCAAAAGACCAATGATTTGAAAGCTGTTGAAATAGTATTGATTGAGAATATCTATCTTGTATTAAAGAGGAGAGATGAACTCATCAAGCGAATTGTTAATCATGCAGATGATTACAAGAAGGTATTAGAAGCAGCTGAAGAATTGAGGCATATTGATCGCTATAATGGCACAATGGATAACATGAAGAATCAATTATTTGAATATGCTTCTGTTGAGACATTGAGAAAGATAGTATATGAGGAGAAATTTGCTTCAGTATATAACTTTCAAGATCCATTTACTATTTCTAAGCTTGTGCTCAAAGAGTTTGGATATGGAAGTGAAATCAAGCAGAGCCATCCAAAAGCAGAAATAGCTAAGAAATTGGGTGCTAAAATAGTTATCTAAGGCATTAAATAGAGGGCTTGTCCCTCTATTCCTTTTGTAATCAAACGTTTACATCATGAAACGTATTATATATAAGATTGGTGGTAGCCATATTGGCCATATGGATACAACAATGTATCATTATTGGATATCATACAATAATGGAGCTTATTTCTATCCTGTTCATTGTTCACATGAGCATTTTGCAATGCATATGCTGAATGTCTGGGATATGGCAGGATATAAGGTAGAATACATTGAACATGGCATTCTAGCCACAGAAAAAGATTGATTTCGGCCATCAATTCACAAGCATGTATTATTCCAGAAATGGTATAATATATGCTTTTACACTGTACACTAATACTTAACATATGAATCCAAAACGCATTCTTGGATTGGCTTTCTTGGTATTATTCGTTTATTGGATAATATGCATGATGGCATAATCAGGACATTTGGGCGGACATCAACAGGACAGGGGAGGAAATGGCTATAAGCCGCAATAGTTTCCTCCCTATTTTTAACTTTAAACTTTTAATCGTGATAATTATAAAGATTCAATTGTTTTTTAATATTCTTTTTACTGTGTTAGTAGCTCTTGGTATTTATGTAGATATTCAGCATATTACATATATGTTGATATTTGATGCTATTATGGCAGGTATTTGTGTTTATAAATGGGTAGCTTATTCCAGGGATATTGCAGAGATTGAATTGGAGGCTGAGATGAATAAGTGTATGGTAAGCTTATTGGAAGATCAACTTGCTATCACTGAGCGAATGTACAGGAATAAGTTTGAGGTATTTAAATCCTCTTTTAACCACAAAGAAAATTGTGGCTGTATTGTTTGTGCTATAGTAAAAGAGTAATTAATTACACTTTATATGATCAAGGTACAATCTAGTACTTACCCTTCTCAGACTCTATCATTTAATGAGTGGATGCAACACATCTATAAGCTCTTAAATAATAGATAAATCATTGATAGTTAGTATATTATAAGGATATTACCGTTTGGTATGATCAAATAATATGCTGACTATTATATTTTTAACTCTAAATTATTAGATCGTGTTAACAAAAATATTCATGTTTCTCATATTCTTAGGTATAGCTATTGCATTATGGCCAATTGCTAAGGATAATGGTGATGTTTGTGCTGTTCTTATTGTGGATGGTATTATTGATGCTTGTTTTCTCTATTTTATATTAGAGAGCATCGAGAAGAGATTTAAAATTTAAGACATTCTATTTTTTCATATAACAATTTAATTTCATGCCAGTCATTAAACAGGATCGTGTGATGCCATTTGCTTTTGTACATGCTAATGCTCCATTTGCATTTACCACTACTATTTACAGTAAGTCTGAAGGTGTTGAAGAACCTAAAGAACACATCTTCTTTAAGAAGGGTGTTAATAAGGCTATTACATCAGACAAGCGTGTAGTAGTATATTTTGCACCTAATGATAATGTACAATTGTGCAAGTTGGAAAGGAACCAATAATTTCTTAACAATCTAAAATACCCAAAAGTCATGAAAAAGCTTTTAATCTTTGTTATTATTGGCGTATTATTCACATCGTGTTATAGTTCAAAAAAGGACTATCGCTACACACCCATGCCCAGAAGTGGTAGAATGTGTGATTATGTTCATAAACATTGGGTAGGTTTTTGATAAACTCGCGCCTAGAGTAAATCAATCTCTTACATCAATTTCTTTTTAATGAACTATCATCCATCAACCGAAAAGGTGAGTAATAACCCTAATTTAGGGTTTGCAATTAGTAAAGCATCACGGCAGCTTCATCCATGCAGAGTATATACAAAGGATGAATATCCATCATTACCTGAAACAATGGTAAAGATTATATCTCAGGATGGGCGGAATATATTTCTGCCAGCGTCTAAGTTCAGCGAAATAAGCACAATGGACTTTTAAACCTTATCCAATCATTTATTTAATTTAAAACAAAAAACAAGAACATGGAAGCGACAAAATCATTATCGGCTCTTTTGAATAAGACAACCCCTGTAATTCTGGTAGCAAACGAAAACATCGAAGGAAGTCCTCTGGTTACTCCTCTGATGGATAGCGTCACTAATCTGCCCAAAACGGATATGATGGGTAAAGCACTCGGCAGTATTCGTGTACAGCAGGAAACCACCTCTTTGGCTAATGGCTCTTTCTTGAATGTACGCAAGCGTGTTGCATTCATCAGCGGCTCTGTTGAACTGCTCACCGCTATTATCTCTGGTAATGGCTTGAAAGCTGGTAGTGCATTGCCTGGAAAGATTGTTATCACTGAATCTCTGGAACCCTTCTGGAATGGCCAGAATCATAAGATCAACCCGCAGACTGATGAACCCATTGGTGTTACCATCAATGACAAGTTCTATCCCGTCTATATGCGTATGTTGTATCAGGAAGATGGCAGCGGCAAGGATGTATTCATCCGCACACCTGAAGAAGCTGTTAATTGGTTTGCATCCCGTACAGCACTCACTGCTCAGACAGCAGGAACTGTTGAAACGGCTAGCATGCCACAGGCTTAATTGATATAAAATAAAGAACGTTCCGGCGGCATGGAGAAGAGCTAAGAAATTAGCTCTTCTTCTATTTTTTAATTCGTAACAAAAACAAATGAAAAAAGCAATTTTTCTTATATCCTTGTTGATAGGATCAATAATTGGATATTCTCAGACTATCACTACTGATAGTATCTTTACAGGTACTTCAATGAATGGTAGTATTATTACCATCAAATCAGGTATTACTCTTACTTTCACTAAAGCAGTAGATATTACCGGCTGTACATTTACAATAGAACCAGGCGCTACTCTTACTTCTAACAATGCTCTTACACTCAATGGATCAACCTTATTTATTAGTGGTACATTACAAGCTACTAATACAACAATAAAGAGTAGTACAGTAACATTAGCAGGTTGTGCATTTATTAATATTAAAAATCTTACAACTAATAGTAGTGATCAGTTAAGTGGGAGTGGATTGATAGTTGTTGCTAACGAATACAAGAATACTTCAAATCAAGGTCTTACTTTTAGTTCTACTATTTATATCAATACTAGTAATACTACGAATCTTGGAAATGCACAGCCTACTAATCAGACTATACCTGCCTGTAGTGTCACCACACCTGTAGTATTTAGTGCAAGTCCTAAAGTAACAGCTATCTATGAGAACTATGTAACAGTAGAATTCAAGGTAGCTAATGAGGATCAGATTGCACGCTATAATGTACAGTTTAGTCGGGATGGTGGTAAGACATGGGAAACAGTAGCCGTAGTAATACCTAATAATACCACATTGAACAAAACCTACTCTATTAACGTAAATTTATACAAATAATGTCACGTAAGACAAAACTCATCGCAGCAGCAGTAATCATCATTGCAATACTTTTTACAATGGCTTCCTGCTCTAAAAAGACTTCAAGACCCAATGTGGGTACAACAACAATATTGGTACGAATACAGGCAATAAACTCTGTGGATACTAGCTCTGCTGGTTATTCTACGCAGGCAGCCTTTAAGTACTAATGACGGCAAACTACCGGGGGAGTGGTATCAATGACCACTCCCTTTTATTTCTGTCAAAGATATTTTGTTCATTGCGTAACAAAGTGTAAGTGTAATTGTCATACAAGCTGGATGTTTCTACATCCGGCTTATTTTTAATTTCATTAAACATTATTTTATATGAAGGTAGAAATATCACTTCTGTCATGGCATGTTAAGGTATATAAATGGTTTTACCATACACATTCTGTGCCAGTATCTCTTTGTAAGTATTTTTGGAAAACAGCTTTTGCTACAATCATAGCGCCTTTTCTGCTACTGCTATCATTACCAAACTTTGTAATAATACATTATTTCAAAGGATGGAGATGGTTTATTCATCAGGTAGATAGAGTATCTCCTAAGCATTTTGCTTTTGCTGGTGCTTTATTGTATGGTGCAGCGTGGATATTTACACACACTATCTTTTTCATTCTGGCTCTCATTCAGCATCATCATATCACCACCAATCAGACAGTATCTTTTGCAATGACTGTAGTATCTACTATTATGATAATAGTAATATTTGTAGCTAATAAGTTTTATAATTATAAAACTGATCAAGAAAATCGGCTTTATACTCAATTTCGCCGTGCAAATCCTGAATTGGGATGGAGAGAATTCTATGAAGAATCCAAAAAGCGCAAATGGTATAGGAGATTTAATCTTCCCAATTCGCTACTTGTTAAAGCCATTATAGCATGGTATAACAAAAGTTGCCCTATTATTGAGTGGACACGTTAACTCTGCCCTAAGAATATAGGCGGTTCCTATTAACTAAGTGGGTGATAACCAAAGATTACAAGATGTAGGTCTTCTTATAATCCTAATAATACACCTTCTGAATACTCATAGTGTAGAAGACCACAGCTATTGTGAGAGCTAAGATGCCGATAGTGATACGGCTTTAATGCTGGGAATACCTTCGAGAAGTGGGCAACGGGGAAACTTCTCATTTTTGATACTCAGGTTATATTCAATAGGCTGCATGTATAAGGCGTCAGTTCATGAGCTGTTTATACTTGCAGGGAAATAGTACTAACCAAGTGCCGGATATACTATCAGTTATATACTGTATAATCTGGGTATCATTAACTTATTAAAGATTATATAGTATCATTCTGTTGGATTCAGATAAGCTCAGGTAAACAGATAACGCTGGCCTTTCTTTCAAGGGCTATATAATCTTTAACTTCTTAAGCTCCTATACACCTTATTGATATATTAAGCCCATAGCATGAGGATGGTCAGGCTAAGCACATACAACGCTTGAATAGGTAAATGGGACATGTAATCAAGTTGTGATAGTTACATGTTGGGTAGTGCTTAGGATGGATTAATAAGTGAGGCCAGATTGCCCTCTGTATAGGAGCTTATTTTAAACTTTATTATTATGAAAACAATAGATACTACAATAGGTAAAATTCCTGAAATACAGCATTTGTTTGTAAAACTAATAGCTGACAATGGCAATGGAATCAAAGGAGATATGAATATACTCAAAGATTCTACTGAATCTAAGGATGATAAAATCATATTCATGTATCCAAATGAATATGGAGGATTTTCTCGTGGATCAATAAGTAAAGATCATGTATTATTTATTGATGGTAAAACCTTAAAAGAATTAAATTTTTAACTCTTTAAACCAATCGGTATGGATAAAATAGACTTAGATGCATTATTAAAAGAGTTCGTATTTGAAGATGAATATGGAGATGATTGTATTACTGTTAATACTGCCAAAGAATGTATGCGAAAACTTGTTCATCAAGCTCTTGTATTAGCTACTGAGAAAGCTCAGCTTGTTGGTACATGCGTTCATCAAGCATGGAGACCTGATGTATCTGATGATTCTGTTTATGTGGCTAATTCAAATGGACCAGATTATATTTATAGAGTAGATAAACAATCTATTCTTGACATTGAAAAATTGATTATATGAATAACAAGATAGACTTAAATAGTATTATAGCTGAGGTAAATAAGCTTCCTAAATTCAATGGGGGAGTATATACTGAGGCTCAATATGCTAAAAAATGTATGGAAATAGCTATCCATAAAACTTTACTATTGGCTAGTGAGAATGCTAAAATGAAGGCACAGAAAGGTGGAGGAATTGATGATATATTCTGGGTAATAGATAAACAATCTATTCTGGACATAGATAAACTTATTGTCGATTAACTTTTTAAAAAATATCAATTATGATACATTACAATTTGAGTAAAAAACAGTTAAGAGAATTGGGAAACAATCGTGTAAATGCACGTTGCCCTAATCGTCAGTCTCGCTTGACAGTAAAGGGTAAAGCGCATCTCTTTTTGAGGTTAAACCCTGTAAAAAATGTGGAATAACAAATATCGATTTGTTGATAAACTCATTGCAGAGATGTTTGGACCAGCATTTCATAGCCCTGAGCATGATAAAGTATCATCATCAATTAAGATTACTATAGTCTTAATTGTAATGGGAATTGCTTATCTGCTTTATATCAAGTAACCATATTTAATTACAAGAAGCTCATAGTAATATGGGCTTCTTTCACATTTTAAATCACTAATTGTGCGTGAATTCGATCAAGAAGAACAGGAAGAAATGGATGAGCAAATAGAAATGCTTATTCGTACCACTAAGAGTACTATTAAAGGAATGGATGAAGAATTTCATCAACTCCAAGCTGAGAATGCAATGCGTGCCTATAATGCTTACCAGAAGGTAGGATTTACTGCTCAGCATTGCTTTGATCTTGTTGTAGCTTCTATGAAAGCTATAAAATAAGCTTTAAAGTGGGCATGGTAGCATTGGTGGCGCTAATGTAACTCCCTCAACAGAAAAGCGCAAGCGGGATTAGATCGCTGGTTCGAAACCAGTCATGTCCCCACATTTTAATCATTAAAACAGTTTTATGTATAAGAAACTTTTAATTCTTATTCCAAGTATTATTCTGTTCTTTGTAGGACTAAATCTACTTGTAACTCTTGCGAGTATTGGAGTATGGTATTCTTATACCACTCCTATATTAGCACTCTTATTGTGCTATGGGTTTGCTAAACTCTGGCGATATACCTTTAAAACCTGGTATGAATGGCTTGATGCTACAAGCTATAAGCGTAATGAAGCTATTAAGGAACGTATAAGAGCATCTGCCAAGCTCTTATCTACTACATCAAATCTGGAATCTGTACAAAAATTAGCTAAAATGCAAGCTAATAAAGTATGTCCTTATGGTGATTCCTCTGTTGCTCGTGTTACTATTGTCATACCTAAAATTGATAGCGATGCGAAAAGCGTATAGATTCCTCACCTATCTAAGTACATGGATTCAAAATACTGGATTCTTTGGTGATACCCCATGTGGTGGATATTTCTGTGGAAATATTGATAGTGAACATAAATGGGGAAGTAGACATTATTGGTATTTCTTCATGGGAGTATTATTATTCCTTCTATCAATTGTAAGAGTAATAGTTTGGGCATTTTGGTATTGGGAGCCTGATCATTTAAAAAAATAAGTTTAATACATGAAAACAATTCTGTTTTTATTGATATTTATTCATCAACCATTTCATTGGGAAGATCACAAACTATCGTGGATAGATTTTGAAGGAGTATATGATAAATCAGAAGCTTCGGCTTCATCGTGTACAGAGCTTTATATGGATATGAACCTGGATTCAATCGGTGGAGTAGTATTCAATGTAAAAGCTATATTTCATCCTGAGTCATCTTTTATAGCACCTTTCTGTTCAAAGAGTAGTAGAGCGTTAAAGCATGAACAATTACACTTCGATATTACTGAAGTATATGCAAGACAATTACGTATACTTTTAGCCCCGCTTCAACATACTCATAATCAGAATAGTGTACAGATGTCAGAATACTATTATGAATTTGTGAGTAAGCAATGGAATAATACGGAGAGAGATTACGATTGTGAAACAGATCATGCAAATAAGCTCGTAGTTCAACAGATGTGGGAGATTCGTGTAGCGAATGCTCTTATAAAACCATTAAAGTATGCAAACAAATCTAGCCCCAGACTACGTAAAGTTCGTAGATAATGGAGAGCGAATAGATCATCTTGTACAAGAAGTAATTGATAGAGCCCAGTATCATGCTGGATTTCTTGATTTCTTAGAGATGTTGTTAAAAGATTATGAATCTCCTTTCGAATGGCTTGACACACCAGATGGAAGAGTAAGAACATTAAAACCTCATTTCGTTAAAACAAATTCAAATGGCAATAATATTGAATCTGAGACCGGGACTGATAACGGATCAGAATTACAAAGCCTTTAAGTTTCCGGGTGGTGAACTACATTTCATCTTAAGCGATTCATTCAAATATATTCTGAATGAGAGCAATGATGATATTCATGTTTATGCAGGAGTAAATTCTGCTGAGGACCTTATTCTGTTGTGTATTGCTGTAGAGACAATAGCAAAGACCTATACTAATGAAATTCATGTAGTATTTGCTTATATGCCCTATCAGCAAGCAGATAGAGACTTCTCTGAAGGTGAAAGTTTTAGTCTTAAAACCATAACAAACATTCTTAATGGACTACCGGTACAGTCGTTCACCATTTATGATCCGCATTCTGATGTATCTCCTGCATTGCTGCGTAATTGTCAGGTTATTACTAACCATAACTACATCAAAGAAGTAGTAGATAGTATTGTACATGAGGATTTTCAGGAGGAACTTGTTATTCTTTCTCCGGATGCTGGAGCATACAAGAAGATATTCAAACTTGCTGAAGCAATTAAGTTTGATGGTGGGATTGAAACTGCCAATAAATATCGTGATATAAGAAGTGGAGACCTTAAAGTGAGGTTCTCCTGTGACGATTTTAATGGCAGAGATGTTCTCATCGTTGATGACATCTGTATCGGCGGTGCTACATTTATTGCTCTTGCGGAAGAGCTTTTGGATAAGAATGTGGGAAAACTGTATTTAGCAGTATCTCATGGTATATTCTCCAGAGGATTTGGAGAACTCGGTAACTATTTTTCGAAGATATATACTACCAATTCACGGCACTCTGAATATGGTGATCTTATTGATGATTGGAATATTAATCATGCTCCTCGCACCAATAAATATCACACAGATGAGTTTGAGCTGGCAGTACATTCCATTATTTAAAACTTTTTACAATGTTTTTTTTAAATCCGGAAAACTTCACACAGCGTCTTCGAACAGAATGGGAGACATATGGCGGGTTAATTCTTGCTGTAGACTATGATAGTACTCTTGTTCCTTATTGGCAATATGAGATGAAAGACTCATATGAACCCATTCAACAACTCATCAGAGAATGTAAAGAATGGGGATGTACCATTATCATCAATACGGCTGCTGCTGAGGAGAGACATGAGAGTATTAAGCTTAAATTAGCTGAATTGAATATTCGTTGGGATTATTTCAACGAGTCTCCCTCTTATATCCCCGGCATCGGTAAAGGTGGTAAAGTATATGCCAATGTATATATTGATAACAGAGGAGGACTCTGGCAGGTATATACCACTCTTAAACAACTTCTTCTGGAGAGGCAAACTATCCTACTGAAAAAGCAGGTAAAAGCTCTTGACAGGTACATCACAAAATTATAAAACTATGGTAGAGGTACATTATCCACCCGCCAAGCCTTTTATTAACAAAAGATCATTTAAGATTTTCTTAGCTGGTACAATTGATCAGGGTAATTCCATTGATTGGCAAAAGCTAATGATTAAGGAAATTGAAAAGCACTTTCCTGAAGGTAATATTGATATTATGAATCCCCGGCGACCTGATTGGGATTCATCATGGGAGAATGATCCTTGTCATCCTATGTTCAAAGCTCAGGTAAACTGGGAATTGGATCAATTGGATAATGCGGACTTAATCATCATGGTATTATTGGAAGAAAGTATAAGTCCTGTTTCTATGTTGGAACTTGGATATCTCAAGGATCGTAGGATGCTTGTTTTTAATCCGGAAGAGTTCCATTTATACGGAAATGTAGAAATATTCTGTCGTAGAAATAATATACCAAGCTTTCACGATTGGGATGACTATTTGATTTCTATTAACCGTTATATTCGTACTTCACTTTTAAACTATTAAAACTTACGATGTCTAACGCAGCACACAAAATCGACTTTTATAAATCTGGACACAAAGTCCAGTATCCTGAAAATACAACACTCATCTATTCCAATCTTACTCCTCGAACGAGTAGAATACCCGGAATTGATCATGTTGTGTTCTTTGGGATGCAAGCAGTTATCCTTAAATTTCTCATTTACGATTGGAGAAAAGGATTTTTTAATCGTGATAAAGAATCTGTATTACATTCCTATAAACGTAGGCTTGATAATGCATTGGGTAAGGATGTAGTAGATATTAGCCACATAGCTGCTCTTTACGATCTGGGCTATCTTCCATTGGAAATTAAAGCCCTGCCTGAAGGAACTCTGGTGCCTATTAAGGTTCCTGTATTCACTATTAAGAATACCAAGCCTGAGTTCTTCTGGCTGGTAAACTATCTTGAAAGTGCTATATCAAATCTGATATGGAAGCCTATCACTTCTGCAACATTAGCCTTCAACTTTCGCAAGAACTTTGAGGACTTTTATGCACAGACAATAGGAGAAAATATTCCTGATGGTCCTGTTATGTTTCAAGGACATGATTTTTCCTATCGTGGTATGTCAGGTGATTGGGATGCTGAAGCATCTGGTGCGGGTCATCTACTATCCTTCTGGGGAACTGATACTGTACCTGCAATTGATTTCCTCGAAGACTATTACTTTGCTGATAGTGATAAGGAAATGATTGGTTGTAGTGTTCCGGCAACAGAGCATTCTGTTATGTGTATGGGAGGTAAGGAAGATGAAATTACTACCTTCCGTAAGCTCATCACTGAGACATACCCTTCCGGTATTGTTTCCATTGTCTCTGACACATGGGACTTCTGGAAGGTAGTAACGGAATATCTGCCTATTCTGAAGGATGAAATAACCAATCGTAAAGGTAAAGTAGTAATTCGTCCTGATAGTGGCGATCCTTATCGTATTATTTGTGGCTATATGCCTGAAGAACTTGTGGAAAGAGACGGAAAGTTATATTTTACTGAAGAGGTATGGAATGAAGAACATACAGAATCAAGATACAAAACTGATTCTAAATCATTAGAAATCTGGCAAGTAAGGGGACTTATCCAGTGCTTATGGGATACATTTGGTGGTAGTATGAGTACTCTGGGATATCGTATCTTATCTGAGAAGATAGGCGCTATCTATGGTGACTCTATAAACCTCACCAATCAGGTACAAATCTTACAGGGATTGAAGCGTAAAGGCTTTGCATCTACTAACATTGTACTTGGTATTGGTTCCTATACTTATGAGTATCAGACTCGTGATACCTTTGGGTTTGCAATGAAGGCTACTTATGGTGAAGTAGAAGAAGCGGAAGCTAGGGAAGATATGGGTTCAGGATATACAGTAAAAACTGTAGGTCGTGAAATCTTCAAAGACCCCAAGACTGATAGTGGTATGAAGAAGTCTGCTCGTGGCTTGCTTCAGGTATTCGAAGACGAGAACAATGAACTACACCTGAAAGACCAGTGTACTTGGGAAGAAGAACAGCAGGGATTGTTGCAAACCGTCTTTCTGGACGGACAGCTAATAGCTCCTATATCTCTCTCAGAGATACGCAATCGTGTTAATTCGTATATCATTTAAGACTGTGAGGGATAGAGAATAGACCACACTGAAATGGCAGACCTATAGAGTGGCGACAAGTTTGCTTCTCTATCCCTTCTTTATTTTTTAAACAATCATTATTTTTATGTATCAAGGAGATTTTTGTGGGTATGGTATGAGGATATATACTCCTTTACTAGGATGATGAGATGCAACAGCATACCTATCCGTTAGCTGAACAATTTTTATTTTTAAACATGAAATAATGGAAAACATCTGGCCTAGAAGGGTAGGAGTTACACAGGAGCAAGCAACTAAATTAAATTCTTTAATTCAAGAGTTTGCTCCTCTTTTTACAAAGTATTCTGAAGAAAATGGTATGTTGTTTAACACAAAAGAACCATATTCATACGCTTCAGGAATTCATTGGTTTGAATTTTGTTTTACTGTATTAGCACCAAATGTTGCTATACACTATACAAAACATCATATGGATAGTACACAAGGTTGGGCTAGAAGAATGATATTGCAGAAGCTAGCTCATGAAGTATTTATTAATAATCCTATAGATACATTGTATTCTATATGGACTGATCCACAACTTTATAAACAAGGATTATGACAATATCAATTCCTATATTAGTAACTATTATCTTTATAATAGCTTTAATAGTAACATTCTTTATTCTTAATCAGAGTGATGATTGTTTTGCGGGATTTTATCTTCTTGTTGTATGGCTTCTTGAAATATTAGGCTATGCAGTTTTTTGGATTATTTGGTTAGCTATTCATTATCATGCCTAAGATTTGTAATGTTTGTAGTAATCCTGTCTTTGGCGGGGGGTATTGTAAATCACATCAATATCTAAGACAGGATAAGAAAGCGCCCAAACCCGTCACACATACTCCTATTAGTAGGATGAGCAAAAAACTGAGAAATAATACTCAGCAATATAACTTTCAGAGAGGTAAATATCTCGTACTGAATCCGTTATGTAAAGCGAGGATATCTATAAATTGCTCTCGTCAAGCTAATGATATTCATCACATAAAGGGACGAGGAATCTACCTTCTAAGAGAGGATACATGGCTACCAGTATGCAGAACATGCCACTATTGGATTGAAATGCATCCAAAAGAAGCAAAAGAATTAAATTTTTCACAATCAAGACTAAGTTAATGGATAAGCTTAAAGTATATCCGATTATGATCCCTACTACAGATATTTCATCTCCTTTATTCAAAGGAAGAAAGACGGGTACAGTTGGATTGACGGGCGGTAGTCTATCAGGGGATCAGCATCTCTATTTAGTCTCTGACAGAGAGATAAAAGAAGGTGACTGCTATTACAATAGTATCAACGGCAGAATATATAAGGATGCAGGTGCAGGGGTATATGATAAAATATTCAAGAAGGTAGAAGCAACCACCAATCTTTTATTAGGATTACCTATTATCCCTAAGTCATTTATTGAAGAGTATGTGCAGAAACAAGGGAAGATTGAGACTGTATACATTCAACAATATTTGTGGGAGGATAAAAGTAGATATACTCCAGATATAAGATATGGAGAAGTAATAATCCTCCCTGTAAAGGATAGCTGGAATAGAGAGGAGCACAAGAAAGGTGCCTTGGATGCAATTAATTGGTATATAGGTCTAAGGTGGCCGGGAAAAAATCTTGCTTTGACTTATCTCAATATACTAGACTTCAACGAATGGTTCGATAAAAACTATTAAATAATGGTAAGAGAAAAACAACCGGGAGAAATAGATATGTCTAAAGTTCCTGTTATAAAGACAGCTTTTCCTAAGCCAAAAGGCTTCATTCCTTCTACTCATCCTGAAGCATAATGAAAATTATATCTCGTAATGGTAGCTCTGTTATCATCGAGAGAGATAATGGACAAATATGGTTAACTAGACGTAAAAAGCGTCGTCATGACAGTAGAAGAAGGGTTTTTAATAAAACCAATAAATCTTCAGTGATTTACATACCTATTAAACATTTATCATGAAAACATATTTTGCTAAATATCTCCCAGTAGAAGGAGAAGTGAAAGAGGGGGATAAGTTTGTGGATAATTGGACTATAGATAAATCAGTTAGAACCTGTATCTCCTTTGGTAGTGTGAAGGGATTCATCGATCCTCTTATTACTGATAGTAAACATTTACGTTCATCGCCTAAAAACACTAAAAAGGTACAACTCTTCCTCTGTAGTAGAGATATACAGGTTGGTGATAAAGCTTATTTAAGACCAGATTTACAACTGGTTCCTACTAAAGTTACCTCTATAGGAGGTAGAGGAAGTGAAATGATTATACAAGGCGAAGATGGTACAGATTGTTATTTAGGAGAAGATAATTATTTTAAAGTAATAGGTCATATTTCTCTGGATGCTACATGGGTAAAAGATGGAGATAATTTTGAGGAAACCAGTATTAAAATACCTTCTCGTAATAATAAGTTTTGTAATCTCAATACTGACATCCTTATAAAGGGACCCTGTGGACATTTTCACTAAATCTTATATATGGCGAAATTTCATCAATTATTAGATAAGAAGAATGGAACTATCACTTACAATAAAGAGAATGTAAAAAACATTCTTGATATATTATTTGATGGTCGCTATCTTGTTACTCTACAAAGAATTGATCCTAAGAGTGATGTGAAGGATTATCGCCGCTGCTATTTTGCCAAGCTTGATGAGCTTGCAAGAGATGCTGGTGAAGATCGATATTCTCTTCATGCTATTATTAAGGATCAGGTAATGCTTCCTATGATGGAAGAAACTCCTGAATTATTTGCCGATGGTGCAATTAGTACAGGCTCTTTAACCCTCGAAGGCTGGACTGTATTCATAGAACGATTCGATCTATGGTCTTTCACAGAGTACGGGATAATACTTCAATAATGAATACAAAACAGTTTATCACAGAACTTAATAAGGTTGGTTATACTACAAATGTTAATCATCCAGCCTATATTGTAAAAATCGATGGAGCTGAAGATGAGGAATACAGCTTCGATTTTGATGTAGCAAATACAAACTTCTGCTGTGGTATGTATGAAATAGGAGATGTAAGTATTTCTGGAAAAAGTAATTTTAATGTTGTTTTTTCATCAAGAAAGAAAGAAGATAAAAATCTCATCCGAGCTCTTGTTTTACTTATATCTTTCCAAATACTGAATGATATAGGTATTAATAAGAAAGGAAAAACTCCTCAATCATATCAATATATCTTTACAGGAAATGGACTACCTGTATCAAAGTTAGTTGGTATGGGACTTCTCCATACTGGAAGATTCAAAGAAGTATGTAAAAGTATTAATCCTGGGAGTAAACGTGAACTCACTACATACATTGGTGTATAGAATTTATAATAATTTTTAAACTTAAATTTGGAGGAACCTATGCTATTTAGTATTTTTGCAGATGGCTAATCAGGAACGTTACACAGTATATGATCTTGAAACTCTCTGTAATCTAATTACAGGTTGTTTTATGGATTGGGAGACCAAAAAGCGTAAACAGTTTATTATACATGAATCTCAGAATGATTTTGAAGAACTATATAAGTTCTTATGTGCTCTACAAGAGCATAGATATTATCTGGTAGGATATAATAATCTGGACTTTGACTCTCAGGTGATTCACTTTATAATGGTGAATTATAAGAGTCTTAGGAAGCTTAATGGCGAAGAACTAGCTAAAGTACTTTATACTAAAGCACAGGAAGTGTTACAGACTCGTGAAGAAGAACGTTATTTAAATAATGTTCCAGAATACAAGCTGTCTCACTTACAATTAGATGTTTATAAGCAAAAGCACTATGATGGTAAAGCTAAACGTACTAGCCTGAAATGGCTAGAGTTCACCATGAGAATGCCTAATATTGAGGAAATGCCTATTGCTCACGACATGCCTGTCACAAAAGAGCAAATCCCCGGTATTCTCGCATATAACTGGAATGACGTAGAAGCAACTTTAGAATTCTTTATTCGCAATAAATTTGAGACCGATCTACGTCTAAAATTATCAGGGCAGTTTAATATCAATCTTCTCAACGCCTCTGAGCCACGTATGGCTAGAGAAATATTAGCTAAGCTATTAGCAGAAGATATGGGTATTCCACTGCGGGATTTAAAAGATAAGAAGACTTTCCGTAAGGAAATACATCTAGGCAAGTGCATCATACCAATAGTGAAGTTTGAGGATCAAGCATTCAAGGATTTGCATACTTTTTTCAAGAAGACAACAGTAAATGCCTTAAACACTAAAGAGTGTTTTAAATATCCCGTAAGATATAAAGGTATAGATATTGAGTATGGTGTAGGAGGTGTACATGGAACTAGTGGAAGTGGAGTATATACCTCTGATGAAGACTATGTAATATGGACAGTGGATGTGAAGTCTTTTTATCCGAATATGATCATTAATTACGGATTTACGCCCGCACACCTTGGGCAGAGTTTCTCCAATAGATATAGATGGTTCTATACTGAACGTAGTAAATACGGTAAGAAAGACCCCATCAATTACATCTATAAAATTATTCTTAATAGTACATATGGTCTGTCCAATGATAAAAACTCTTTCTTGTATGACACGCTTGTCACAATGAAGACTACTATCAATGGCCAGCTACTCCTTAGTATGCTAGCAGAAAGCTTATCGGGAATCCCAGACAGCCAGCTTATTATGATGAATACAGATGGTTTAGAAATAAGATTTCCAAGAAAGTATGAGGCCCTACTGACTGAACGCTGTAAAGCGTGGGAAACACTTACTAAACTTGAACTAGAGTATGACCAGTATGACAAGATTATTTTAGCAGATGTAAATAACTATATTGGAATTTTCAGCAAAAGGAAAGCAAAAACTCAAGAAGAATGGCTTAATCTGAAAAAAACAGAACCCTACTATGTGTTTGAACAGGATGGTGAAGACTATTACTATTCACCTACAAAGCTAAAGGGACGATTCGAGATTAAGATGGATTGGCATAAGAATCCTAGTGGTATAATCATCACTCAGGCAGTCTTCAACGAACTTGTACGGGGTATTCCCGTTAAGGAAACGATTGAAGCAGGTGACAATATTCTTGATTTTTGCTATGGTGTCAAAAAGAAATATGATTTTAACCTCATTCTCCACAGAGTAGCATTTGGCGAACATCTTCGCGAAACACAGCAAAAGGTGACTCGCTATTATATGTCGAATAAGGGAGGTAAACTTGTAAAAGAGTATCATGATGGTAGAATCGTATCAGTGAGTGCTTCCACTCCAGTGACACCGCTGAACCGTATTAATGACAATTCAATCCCTGATAATTTAGATCGTAGTTTCTATATCGCAGAAGCGAATAAGGAAATTCAAAGTGTTATCGGACATAAGAGCACACAATTAGTAATGTTCTAAAGGCCACAAATGACACAACTATTAAATAGTGTAAACAAGCTCCGCAACAATATTGTCCTCTAGCGAGCTTTGATAATATCATCAGTTTACGTTGTAAAATGTATACTATTGATGATCAATGAGGAGCGGCGAAAGCTGCAAATGGAAGCTCTACAAGCCCTGAGAAGTAATGACTTCCGGGGCATTGTTATCTTACCTACTGGAACAGGCAAAAGTTATGTTTTAATTGAAGCTCTAAAAGAGCTATATCAACCGGGCATGAGTATATTATATACTTGTGACAGTATACGTTTAAGAGACATTGATTTTGATAAAGAACTTCAGAAGTGGGATGCTCAAGAGTATTCTGAATTAATGGAAAAGGAATGTTATGCTACAGCATACAAATATGGAGGAAAGCATTATAACATCTTGTTAGCAGATGAAGGTGATTATGGACTTACTCCTTCCTATTCCAAACTATTCACAGAGAATACATTTGATCATATTATATTTGTTAGTGCAACCCTTGATAAGAAGAAGCGAAAACTCGCTGAAAGTATAGTACCAATTGTGTACGAGAAGAAGATCGATGAGATCGAAGAAAAGGGTGTAATTAATAAATGTGATATATTCTATGTTCCCTACCTTCTAAACAAGGAGGAGAACGACCAATATCTGAAATTCAATCAACGTTTTCATCATCTTCTACAAGACATGAATCCTGCTAATCAAAAAAGATTAGAGTTTTTAACCTTCGAAAGATTACATTTTCTTGCTGGATTGAAAAGTTCTGCGTACATTTGTAGAGAATTAATGAAAGATTTGTATTCAAAAGATGCAAATACTAAAATGTTAATTTTCTGTGGTAGTACAGAGCAAGCGGATAATGTATGTAAATACTCCTATCATACTAAGTCAGAGACAGACTGGTTGGATATCTTCAACAAAGGAGAAATTCCTGCCTTAGCAGTATGTGGAAAGGTAGATAGAGGTATTAATCTGGAAGGTGTAAATACTATCATCATGGAATTCACCACAGCAAGTGAGACCAAGATGATTCAGAAGAGTGGACGAGGTAGAAGATTGAAGGTGGGAGAAGTATTAAGATTATTCTTCTTGCTTCCATACTACAAGCAGATGAAAACGAATAAGATGCAGCAATATCCTACAATAGTTCTTGATAAGATCAAGAAGGCTTGTAAGAACATCGGCATCGAGAATGCAAAAACGTATATTTTAAAACTGGAAAATGGCTAACTTAGAGATTCAATTAAACGCTAGCATTATTAAAAAAGTTAAATCGCTAAACTTTCAGGTAGATCAGATTGGGTCTGTACTGTTTATTCTTTTTGCTCTATATGAAGATAGAATCGATTTGTTAGATGCATTTGATGACTTCAATAGGCAGAAGCGTGCATTCCTCTTATATACAGAGTTGCAGAATAGGGACTTAGTACAGTATAACAGTGATACCGATAAGGATAGCCCATTCTACATACTCACCAAAGCAGGAATTGAATTTGTTGAATATGTAAAATCTGAATTTGCTAATACCTATCAGCAAGTGGATAGTGCTAAAATAGCGGTGACAGGTATTGAAGAAGACCAGCTTAGCAAAGTAGTTAATCCCGATGATCTTGACGTTTGGATTGATGAATGGATAGATATTTTTCCAAGGGGCGTGAAGTCAGGTGGTCGTCTTATCAGAGGAGATAAACAATCATGTTTACGCAAAATGCGCGTATTCATGAAAGAATATCAGTATGATAAACAGACCATCCTCAACGCTACCAGAAAATATATCGAATCTAAAAAAGCTGAAGGTTTTCAATACACAAGATGCGCCGTCTATTTTATATATCGTGTAGATAGCTCTCAGAAAGATAAAGTTTCTGATCTAGCTTCATGGTGTGATCAATCTATTCACGAAGCATCAGAAGGTCCACAGAATACTAGTAATAACCTCGAAATCATGGCATAATGAATCTGTTTGACTCAACTCTTAGTAACATCGAACAGAAAGCCGAGATTAAGAGGGTTGGTGGCTTTAACGGCATTCCCTATCCATATCCAAGACTTGCAGAATATGTTCCAAGTATTGATAGAGAAACTGTTATTGGACTCACTTCTTATACTGGGGCAGCAAAATCGAAGTTTTTACGGTATACCTATGTAATGCATCCTTATGAGTTCTCTTTAATTAATGATTATAATGTTCTTATAGATTATTATTCTCTGGAAGATAGTGCAATGAAGGTATATAAAAATATCCTTTGTCACTATCTATTCATGAAGAGTAAAATACGTGTGTCTACATTTGATCTTGATAGTAAGTTTAAAGCTCTTCCTGCTGATGTGATGAAGCACTTGAAAGGTGCTGAAAAGTACATGCAGGATTTTAGTAATAAAGTACGAATCAAGGATGGATTAACACGTCCCTTTGCTATCTATACGGATGTTTTAAAGACAGCAGCAGAACTAGGTGAAGTAGTTACTAAAGAAGTTGAGTGGGGAGGAGAGAAACGTCAGCAGATCGTAGACTTTAAACCAAAGGATAATACCCATTGGATATTGCTCTGCGATAACTTGAATAATATAGATAAAGAGAAGCAACATCACGATAAGAAAGAAGCTATGGATAGCTTTGTTCAACGTGATTGTAGACTTATCTTTTCTAAAATATTCAAGATGACTTGTGTAATCGTTCATCAACAGGCATTAGAAGCTGAAAGACAACAATTTACAAACACCGGAGGAAGTATCCTTGAAAAGATTATGCCATCATTAGCAAATCTAGGAGGAACCAAAGAGGTTGTAAGAAGTTATCATCTAGTATTTTCACTGTTTAATCCACATAAATTTAAAGTAGAGAACTATAAGGGATATAACGTAAGTCATATCTCCAACAATTTTAGAGAACTTCAGGTATTAAAGAATAATGATGGCTTTGACAATGTGTCAGTTCCATTATATTTCGATGGTGCTGCTGAGTTCTTTAGAGAAATTCCACATGCTGATAAACAAAAAGAGGAACTGCAAAAGTTCTATGATTGGTTGACAGAAGAACGCCTCAAACAGAAAAATAAAATTCTATTATTCTAAAACTTTTCAAGTGAAAAAATATTATTTCGCATACGGTTCCAACCTTGATCAAAACCGGTTGGAAGCAAGGGTTGGAAAAGTAGTTAATCTAGGAGTCCATACATTATATGGATATAGGTTATCATTCAACGCTGGATTTGAAATGAGTCAACATGCATTTGCTAATCTTATTCCCACAGGTAGTATGAAAGATAGTGTCGAGGGAGTAGTATATCAAATGTCTATGATGCAAATCAAACTGCTTGATAATTGTGAGGTTGCTCCTCATCTCTATACCCGCTGTATTCACTATTATAAGGATAAAGACTTACAGGTATATATATCCTTTAATCCTGCCTATACTGGGAAAGGACATCAAGGTGTTATACCCACTCAGGAATATATGCGTTTTGTAGTAGATGGAGCATTCAAAAATAATGTTAAATCCACTTTGGATATTATTACAACAGAATATCCACGTCTTTGGAACAAGTTAATGAATAAAAAATAAAAGTAACAATTATGTTGATTGTTTATCAGTTTTTGCATATCTTTGTAAAAACTAAACATCAATATGTCAAGAGTTGCGCTTATTTTAGGTGAAGCTGGAGCAGGTAAATCTACTTCAGTTCGTACCTTAAACCCTAAAGAAACTTTCGTTATTAACTCTTTAGGTAAGGACCTTCCTTTTAAAGGATCAGGCAAGCTGTATACATATTGGGATAAAGACAAGAATCCCAATGGTAATATGGTGAAGACTACAGCAGGAGCTGCTGTTATACAATGGTTACAATTTATCGATCAGAAACGTCCCGAAATCAAGAACATCATTATAGATGACAATACCCATCAGTCTTCTATGGAATACATCCGTAGAATACGCGAAACAACATGGGATAAGTTCAATGATATCGCGTACAATATGGTGACAATTGTTAATCTTTGTGGCTCATTACGTGATGATCTTACTGTATTTATTATGCACCATGTCACTACAGAAGGTGATGGTATATTAACAGATAAGAAAGTCAAAGCACAAACATTAGGTAAACTCGTAGATCAAAAGCTTTCCTCTTTTGAATCATTCTTCACTATTGTATTCCTTGCTGAAAAAAGTAAGACTGATACAGGTGACGTAGAACATTATTTCTTGACGAGAGATGCTAATTCAACAGCAAAAACACCCAATGGGATGTTTGAAGACCAGAAAATACCGAATGATTTAGCCTATATAAAAAAGGCAATTGAAGGGTATTATAATGGAGAAGTAGAAACAAAACAAGAAAATAAGTAAGAATGTACAACGAAGAAGCAATTGATTTTGGTAGTGTATCTGCTGCCGCAGAAAGTAAGTTCCTTGAGCCTGGTATGTATCGGTTGAAGTTTGACAAGGAGGGTATTGTGCTATTCACACCGGATGGCAAAACACCATATCTGTCTGCTCGCCTGTATAGTCAGGATGGAGGAGCTATTAATGAGAAGTTTTTCCTCACTGCAAAAGCCCTACCAAGGTTGCAGTATTTGCATGAAGCATTGCTTGATAAGAAGCTGGATAAGAAATTTACCAGTTTTATTCAGGTAGGAGAATATTTCAAAGCGGTGTTGAGTGCTCTCACCAAGTCTTATCCTGTAGTAACAGCCGGTAAGATTACTCCTGACGGTAAGTTCTATAGTGGTCTTCCTTATACAGGATTTATTGTTAAAGATGAATCCTTGTTTGAAGAAGGACCTTTCGACAAAGACAGTGACCAGTACAAGCGTTTGGTAAAGGTTGAAAAGCCTAATCCTATGGTTGCAGGAACTGATAGTAGTATTCTCCCTGAAATGGGTGGTCCTTCTATGCCTGTAGCTGGTGGTCCTACGCCTTGGTAAGATTAAAATTTTAGGCGCGAGTTTTAGTTTATGAAGCCCCTTGCATTCGTGTAAGGGGCTATTTTTTAAAACCATCTTGTTATGCAACTATACAACAATCGTATAACAGTTCCACAAGCAAAAGTGTTAATAACTCAATTGCCACTTAGTGGAAGATTTACAAAGGATCATATCTTTATGTTAGCTGCTAAGAGGAATAACTATATCTTTGGATATAAACTTAGAGAATGTGTAACAAAAGCACTCAAAGAGTTGGTAATTGAGGGAAGTATGACTGAAAGCTATGGACAACTGAAGAAAAGTGATGGAAGCATAACAGAAACCTTTTATAGTTGGAAATAGATTTTACCAAAGTAGTAGGAGCCTACAATATAACAACTGATTTTCTTCTTTCGAAATTATCGGAGGAACAGATATTCTTTTATTATTTTGGACGCTTTGAATTAGGTAGGTCCTATCCTTCTAAATTCAGGAAGGATGGAACGCCTAGCACTGGATTTTATGTTAATCGTACAGGAAATATCATTCTAAATGATCTCCGTACTGGTGAAAAGCTTAATTGCTTTCGCTTTGTAGCAAAGCTTTATCAACTCAGCTACACAGAAGCTCTTAATAAGATTGCTGCTGATTTTGGTTTATTAGCTAATACAGATGCTAAACCATTAGCACAATCAATTATCAATCAAGGAATAGAATTTGATAGGGAATTAAAGAAGAATACTCTTATTCAATTTGTTCCGGGACAATGGACTACTAATAGAAGAATGTATTGGAATCAGTATGGATTAGGAAATCTAAACTTCACCAAAGCAGATATATATCCAGTAGATAAGTTGTTTCTCAACAAGAATGAAATAAGAAATCTTGATGAATTATGTTTTGCATATGTAGTGAGAGAGAAAGTAGATGGAAAGGAACAAATATATGTAAAGATATATTCCCCCTACTCAGAGAATATGAAATGGCTTTCTAATATTCCCCTTACTGTTCCCTTTGGATTAAACACATTGAATTACAACAGTGATCATGTAATAGTGACAAAGGCAAAGAAGGATATGGAAGTATTAAAGCTGTTATTTCCTTCGGTAATCGGCACTCAAAATGAGTCTACATCAGCTCTTACAGATAAAATGGTGAAACATCTTTGCCATAATTTCACCAGAAGAACCATTATCTGGGATGCTGATGAAACAGGTGTAGAAGCCTGTAAGAAGTTCAATACGAGAGGATTCGATTATTTTAATACACCAAAGGAACTCCTTGAAAGAGATATTAAGGATGTTTCTGATTTTGTAGCTGCATTTGGATTAAAAGCACTCGAAGACCTTCTTCGACAAAAGAGAATATTATGGTAAAGTATGCACGATTTAAGATTGAAAGGCTTGTATTAAACTTCAATTCCTTACAGCAAGTATTAGATAATCCTCAGTATTATAAATATACTCTGGATGAAGCTAGAACTATGCGAAAAAATCTGGAATCCATAAGAAATGCTCTACGGATACGAATATTAGAACTAAAAAGTTTAATTGGAGAAGCATGAGTATTTGGAAAGATAAACCAGACCTTATCACTTTAATTCACGACACTAACAATTCTCTTAGCTTATTAGGAGCACGTCTAAGACAATTAGATGCTTACAATAAAGAGAATGTAGCTAAAATGAGAGATGCTGGTATTAATGATACTAAATCATTTATCATAGCTGAAAGTTTTAGAGCTGAATTAAAAAGAATTGAAGGGGTAATTGACATTTATTACGAAAAGGAAAAAGCAAAATATGAGCAAGAAGTTAAAGCAGGAACTAATAACACCAAGTGATTATCTGGTAGCATGGGCTAATGGTGAACTCACCTTTGAAGAAGCATTGAGTGATTATGCTGCTAAGGCATATGCAACTGGATTATCTGAAGGTATTGCATCAGCACAGGAGGCATAATGGCATTACAAGATCATTTTGAAGAAGGGTGGTGGCAAAAGCTATCACCCTTCCTCCTTTCTGATCAGTTCACAGTCATTGGACAAAGACTGATGAGAGAGAAATCAATGGGTATTGAAGTCACACCTAAGTTTGATGATATGTTCAGAGCCTTTAAGGAATGTCCTTATAAGGATTTGAAAGTAGTATTTATGGGTCTTGATCCCTATCCTTCTAAAGGAATAGCAGATGGTCTTTCATTCTCTTCTAAATATACTCCATATGATGAGCCAATATCTTTAAGATATATCTTTGACGCAATGGAGAAAGATGCTTATGGAGGCTTTGGAATAGGATTTAACCAAGAGTATAGAAATACTGATTTAACTCGTTGGGCTAATCAGGGAGTTCTTCTCATAAATACTGCTCTAAGTACTCAAATAGGTAAGACAGGAACCCATTTGGAATTATGGCAACCGTTTATTCGCAATCTCATGATACAACTTGCATCATTCAATACAGGTATAATTTATGTGTTCTTTGGAGCAGTGGCTAAACAATGGTCTGTAGCCATACCAAAGGAACAGAATTATATCTATAGTGTTGTACATCCTGTATACAGTAACTATCAAAATCTAAAAGAATGGGATTGCGAAGATATTTTCTCTAAGATTAATAAAATCTTAGAGAGTAATAATAAAACAAAGATTTTATGGTAAAGAGAATATTTCTCATTTTTCTACTATCTTATTTTCTGGAAGGATGTAACCAACCTGAAGAGATTAAGGTTCCTCATGGACACATCACTCAGGTAAGACTGATACAAGGAACTACTTATATAGAAGTAGAATTCCAAAGTGAATGTACCACTTGTTCTTCTTCTACTGAGTGGTTTGTAGGGAGTGATACTTGTAGAGTAGGGCAAAAAATATTAGTAAAATAATATAAATATGAAGCAACTTGATTTTCCTACAGCTCAGGAAATAAGATCAATTAATCCTATTGCGGATATTGATCAATATCTTGGTAATCTTTCCTATGTAATGAAAAAAGCTAGGGCGGAAGGACAGGATAGAGTTATATCACATCATGCTAACAATGCTGCTGAACGTGTAGCTCTTATACAATTTTTAAAAAGTAAAGGGTTTACTGTTTTAACAAGTGGTCATTACAGCATTGAAATTCAATGGTAATTTATGACAAACTCATATGTAACACTAACAAAATATACTCCTACTCTCAATTCTAACTATAAAATGAGGAGTTTCTTTGAAACTAATGTAGATGGAACGAAAGCTATGGAAATATTTCAATACTTGTTCAGTGAATCTGTCAAGAATTTTAAAGGAGGTTTTCCACAGTTTTCACATCTATCAGATACGGCTTTTGATGTACAGATCACTCTTCTAAAATCAGTGTAATGAGAAACTTAGCACACATGCCGATTGAAAAGCTAGAGGAAATACCAACTCATCTTAGTATGAAATGGAATCCTCATAGCGGATGGACATTGAAGCCTTACGATCGCTACTATAGAGATAATTGGGCATATCTTAGGCTTTACAACAAATTAGATAGGATTGTCAAGGCAAGTATTGGAAAAAATTGGAATGATATTTATTCTAAGTTAACAGTGCTTACCAGAAATATATCCTACGGCTTCAAACTTGATCACTTCCTAAGTAATGAGGTAGAAATACCTCATTGGAGTACTAAGGATCAGAGATGGAAATTCATGGGTGGATATAATTCCTATGAAGTTGATCTTGAATATCATATAGCCAATTTAAAGCGAACATATGGTAATAGTACAATTAACTTCTATTATGTTTGTCCAGTCAGTGGTGTGCTTCGTTTAGTGAAATCGAGAATCTGGCCATATAAGAAGAGAGATCATGCAGAGTTCTGGAGGAGACATTATAAATTTGCCTCTGAAAGAAAGAAGAAAAAGAAAAAAGAGCATATTCCTGAAGCTATATACACAATGATTAATAATCGTGAATTATTCAAGTTTTATACTGAGATAAAGAGCAATTATACTAATCGTCTGAAAGTATTAGCTAAAGGCTTAAAACCTATTCCAAAAGACTATTGGAGTAAGTGGAATGTGTATACTCACAATAGTAACTACAAAAAGTTTAGTGAAGATCAAGTAACGCTTCAGAGTATGAAAGATCAAATAGAAGAACTCGAAAAAGGAAACTTTGACGGATTCTTTGAAAGTGCAGTGTATTTATATTCGAAATAAAAAGAATGTCATCATTTCGAACAACCATAATAAAAAATAACATGGAACAATCGCAAGACCCACAGGGTCCTTTATATGCAGTGTATGGTACATTGCGTCAGGGATTTGGCAACTATCAAAGGCTACTCAACAATGAATTTTGCACCTATCTTGGTACAGAGCGCACAGAGCCTAATTTTCATATGGTAAGTCTTGGAGGTTTTCCCGGTGTAATTCCCGGTGGTAATCAGGCTATCACCATCGAAGTATTTCAGGTAAATTCTCCTAAAGTTGAGCAAGGTCTCGATTGGCTGGAAGGATATCCAAGCTTCTATGGTAAGATGGAAATTAAGACTAAATGGGGAATGGCTAATATGTATATCCTTGATGAGTCTTATTTGGGTCGTACAATTGTACCTAGTGGTGACTGGGCAGAACATATCGGCAGAAAAATTCATTAACAAAAAATACAAGAAATGTTTCCTAAAGATTTTGTAAAGTCAATTCCGGGCTATCATGTAAATTCTCATATGGGTGTATCTTTCTCAACAAATAAGTCTAAGATTCAGACTCTTAATGCAATTAAGAAGATGGGTATAGGAAACTTTTTGCAGGAAGATAACCCTATTAAGTATAATAGTTTTGAGTATAACTATGGTAAAAATAAGACGAAGCTGTATAACGATGATCGTATCGTTGGCTCACCTATTCTTCATAGTATGACTCAATGTTGCTCATGGACTAAGGCATCTGATAGATGGTTCTTATTCCCATTTCCGGAAAGTAATTTCAAAGCCGTAGGTATTACTATTGATGATGCTTTGCATTATATCAAAAGTTTGAATGATCTCAATGTAGGGTTTAAATATCTCTATCTTGGACTTCAGGAAGGCGGAGAAAGACTAAAACCAATTAGGGCAACTGGAGAATTTCATTGGTTTGCTGTTCCCAAGACAGCTAATAAGGATGGTAATCATCCTCCCTATCATATAATGTATTTACATTGGATATTCCTACGAATGCTTGTAAATACTCATTATAATGATGGTTTTCATATACAATCTCTTCCATATTTCAACTTTCCAAGGATATTTATGTATATGATGGAGGATTTGAAAGTGGCTCCTTGGAAGGCATTCTTATATACTCATGCCACTACCGCATGGTATAATTATTACAGTATGACTCATGCTCATGCTGATATTAATAATCCACTTCATAAATTTATGGTTCCTGATCTTGGAATAACTAAGAAGGATTTTAAAGCTGTATGGACTTCTGGAACTACAAACATGAATGATGCTTTCACCGCAGGAAGTAATGAGTTTTTCAAAACTAAAAAGTTGAATATTACTCTTGAAGGTAAGCATGATGTTAATACCTGTATAAGTCTCTGGAGTGGAAAGCAATACCATGAGTTTGTACAGTATATGGACAGTGTTTACTCTTCTGAATCAAAAAAGAAAGCAGATAGTTCTAAAGCTAAACTAATTACACGTGGCAAAAAATCAGCAACCAAAAAATCAGCTAAAGCCAATTAATAACCCCACAATTGGGGCTGATATTGAGCTTTTTCTTAAGAATTATGTTAATGATGAGATAGTATCAGCTGAAGGTATCATCAAAGGAACAAAGTTTGCTCCGTTCCAGTTTGATGAACACAATCAGTATTTCAGTACATCTCTGGATAATGTAATGGCAGAGTTCACTATTCCGCCTGCAAGAGAATCTCTTCAGTTTGCAAATAACATCAAGTATGCAATAGGATGGATTAATGGATTCATTCCTAAAGAGCTTCAGACTGTTACACTAGCAGCAGCAAGGGTAAATCCTAAATATCTGGAAACAGAGAATGCTAAACTGTTTGGATGTGAACCTGACTATAATGCATGGTTGATGGGAGATATGAATCCTAAACCTGAATGTGATAGTAACCTGAGAAGTGCAGGTGGACATATTCATATAGGATATGATAAACCTGATTATGATATATCTATGGCCCTAATAAGGGCTATGGATATATTTATCGGTTTACCGTCTGTAATTCAGGAGCCTGACAATGAGCGTAAACAGCTCTATGGAAAGGCAGGGGCATTTCGCCATAAACCATATGGTGTAGAATATCGAACAGTTTCAAATTATTATGTAGAAAGTGATTCCCTAATGGAATGGGCTTTCAATAATACTCTTGAAGCAATCGATTTTGTAAACAACAACTCTCCTCTTACAGGTGAACATGCAAAGTCCATCATCACTGCTATTAATACAGCAGATAAAGAACTTGCCAGTACAATCTGTAAGTATTTTGGAGTAAAACTTGCAGCATAATGAAATTGGTAACGTATATCGAAGTTTCTGAAAAGGAAGTATTACAAGCACTTGAGGAAAAGTACAACAGGGATAATAATACAAATCATCAGTTGGGTTGGTATGGTCTTAATTCGACATCCAATATTACTGTTAGGGTTGTGAAACATAATAAAGAAGAGGAAACTCATTAAAAGTAGTATATGATAAAAATTCTTGTTGGAAAGGACGGTCGTCCCTCAATGAAGAAAGTATTTGTTCTAATGAATAGTGAAGCAAATTTAGTAGTAAGGCGTATTCCTCCTAAAACGAAGAAGCCTTATTTACGTGTATTCGATGTACCAAAATCTGAAACATTCAAAAAAGCACCAATCAATGAACTCACTTTGGCAGGTAGTAAGATTATCCGATGGGGTAATCGAATTGAAGCAGAAACAGATAAGACTACGATTGTCTACAACAAATCCGAGGCTATTGCGAAAGCTACGAACAAAAAGCTTAGTCGGGAACTCTTCATTGCGGGAAAGGTCCGTACTCCACTCTTGGTGATACCTCAAACAGTAAAGAATGAACAATTCCCTATTATCGCACGACCAAGTACTCATGCCAAGGGTAAGAACTTCGTTATACTTAAAAATGGTGCAGAGTTCGGTACACATTTCACTGCGAATGAAAAGAGTGGTTGGTATTACTCTGAGTACATCAACAAAGAAAGAGAGTTTCGTGTACATTGTGCGCATGGTAAGATTCTGGCGGTTATGGAAAAGACAAGAGGTGGCGATAAAATCGCGTGGAATCGTGCCGTTACAGGTGAACCCTTTACAAGGCTCACTCAGGATGCTTATCCTTTCTCCGTCTGCTTTCAAGCTCTTAAAGCTGTTCGAACACTTGGACTTGATTTTGCAGGCGTAGATGTGATGCTCCTGGGGAAGGAAGGTATTGTTCTTGAAGTAAATACGAGTCCAACCTTGAACTCTAGTGATCATGTAAGTAATCAGTATGCAATGTATTTTGATTGGCTTAATCGGTCTGAAAAGCGTCGTGAACATTGGGATTTCACCAAGTTCAAGCAAGCAGAAAGTTTCTCTTGGAAGAATTTCCAATTGAATGAAACTCCTAATCCAAAAGTAACAGCTCAATAACTAAAACCAAACAATTATGTGCGGAAATTAATTTGTTTAACTCACATATTTTATATAGTTTTGCACTATGAAAATATGTAAAAATTGCAAGGTTCCAAAACCATTCTCTGATTTCTATAATGATAAAATGTATGCTGATAGTCATTATCCCTATTGTAAAATTTGTAAATCTCAGTATGATAAAAAGTATAGAGAACTAAACAAAACTAAGTATTCGAGTAAAGAATATAAAGAATATAATAGAGAAAGAATGAAAGTATATAGACATAATAACCCTGAGTTAATATTACTTAAAGGAGCAAGAAGTCGGGCTAAAAGGGACACTTTGCCCTTTAATATATCTATAGAAGATATTAATATACCAAAAACATGTCCTATATTAGGAATTCCTATTGTATTAAGTTCTGAAAGAATGGAAAAGAAATATCATAGTGGCTCTCCATCTATAGATAAGATAGTTCCTAAATTAGGATATGTAAAGGGTAATATACAAGTAATATCAATGAGAGCAAATATAATGAAATCAAATGCAAGTTTAGATGAATTAGAGAGATTTTGCACGAATATTTTAAAATTAATTTCTAATGTTAGAAACAGTGATAATTCAATTATGGATAGTGGGGCTATTAATTAGCTCTATCTTGAACTTTAGAAAGAAGCAAACAGTTTTATTCTGTGGTATTTTTGGGGCATCTCTTAATCCAAAACTAATGGATAAGGGAATGTCTAAGGCAGCTATCGCCAAGTTCAAGATGTTAGGAATGTATAATGTGGATAGAGGTAAGCATTCGTGTGGAGTATTTGTTGGGAATACTATCCAGAAAGGTATTGACAAAGAAAAGATATTTACTGATTTCATCGTAGAACAAAACTTCAACGATCCAATGGAATCTGGTAACTTTACTATGATCGGTCATACCCGGATGGCAACCCAAGGAAACCATACAGCGGATAATGCTCATCCATTTATAGTTGATGATGATTTTATTCTTGCTCATAATGGTGTTATACGTAATGTATGGACACTCTGTAACAAATATGAGATTAACCATACTCATATTCATGTTGATAGTCTGGGCTTGGCAAATCTCATCAACAAGAAAGGATTTACTATTCTTAATGAGTATGAAGGGTTTGCAGCCCTTCTTATGACTAAGAAGAGTGAGCCTAATTCTATGTATGTCTATCGCGGTGTTTCTAAAAGAAGCTATGATGGAAAGTATGAAGAAGAAAGGCCATTATACTATCTGAAAACAGAAGAAGGTATTTATTTCTCCAGTCTTGAGAGTTCTTTGCTCGCTATCTCTGATAGTAGCACTGATAAACTCTATCAATTAGAAGGAAATACTGTATTCAAAGTAACCAATGGTGTTTTCACTAAGGTTAAGACAGTAGTTAATCGTGATTCTGTAAATGTAGGTATCACCACTAATACACACGGGGGGAGTGCATCTGCTAACTACCCAAAACCGAATGGAGTGGGGGCAGCGAACAAGACTACTGGGACTTCTACTACACCAAGTATGGGCGCTATCCTGTCAGGGACTAATTCACATATTGGTGCTTCTCACTCCAATCCTGCTGCGATATTTCAAAAGGATCAAATTCCTGCTATCTGGTATGAAACTCTTCCATCAAGAATGAAGGCTTTTACCAAAGATAAGAAAGGAATTATCTTTAATCAAGGAAGATATTGGATTGTTGAAGATGACGCTCTGGAATTAGCACATGGTTCTTATTATATCAATAAGAAGGGTCATGTTAATCGCTATAAAGAGCGTACAAACCATAACTGGTATTTCTTCAAGGGTGTAATGATGAAAAGCTTTGTCGCTTATCAGGAAGCTCTGAAGGATGAAGGTCTTCGTAGTGATGAATGGAATCTGGCAATGCATCTTTCAAAATATGCAGATTATCCAATCTGTAATAGTAAGGAAGATTGTACTACACGCTGTAAGGGAGCATCTGATTTTGTAAAATTCCGTTGGTATCAAAACCAGACAATGTGTACTAATACAGGTTTTACACCAAGATTTAGTAACAGAAACTATGTTATTCATGATGGTCTTCTTCACAGTATCACCTCTCAAAAAGATTGTGGTATTATAGAAAAGACTATTGACAATGAAGAACTAGCAAAAGCAAGGTCTCGATCAATGGATACTACTGTAGAAAAAGTAACTCCTCCAGCGGTTATAATGCCACTACTTCCTATTCTTGCAGGACAACCTGTTGAGTCTGGAATAAGCAATGAACTTCCTTTTCCTGAACCTCCTGTAACAGTAGTGGATGGTGATAATACAAATTATGAGGTGGCTCATTTTTATCAACCATTTGAGACTGTTCTTCAGGCAAGAGAAACTCTCACTGATCTGGAAACTAATGCCTTACGGTATTATGTTGCTGATGTGATGATGGCAGAGATGAATGTACAACCTGTGTCTATTTTTGATGAGCAAGTGGATGTTCAACTGAATATCTTCTTGTCTGTGTGTGTGGAAATGGGTACAAACATCATTGAAAATTGGGATGATAAGAACTATTCTGATATTCTCGAATATCTTGTAATAGCAGAAGATAATCCCGATGGTGGCCTTTATGAGACTGTAACATCTCCCGTGAAAGATAATATTGAAGAAGCGGAAAAGAATGAGGTATGTGAATATGTTCCCAAACCTAATACTGCTCCCGAATTCTCAGCTAAAGAGACTTTAGAAGAACTTAATGCGCATGTTGAAGGAATTGAAGTAAAACTCAAGGAAATGCACATGCAAGTGGTAGCTAAAAATCTCAATAGTATTATCACAAGGGGTGAAAACAAACTCTATGCTAAGGATGAAACAGCAACTGTTCCAACAGTAGTAGAGAAAGAGTTTACTACATCTACTTATAGTAAAGAAGATGAGAGAGACTTTGCATTTCAGGATGCAGTAGATTATCTCAATGTAGTACGCTCTAATGCAGATGAGTTACAAGCTCATGAAGATGATGATCTTGCACAGCATGCTGCAAGTATTCTATATAAGGCAGTTGATCCTGCCTTTGAAGAGTTAAAAGATTTAGCAACCAAGTATAGTGAACCCGATTTGTTACGTCATATAAACAGAACTTATGGCAAAAGAACTAATAACAGTACGATACAAGGACAATCCGGAATTAAAGTACAAGACGGTGAAGACCGTATCCGGTAATACCGAATATCGAAGAAATTGTCGTAAAATAAAAGATAAGTATTATGTATCTGGTGAAGAATGTTTTCTCATAGGAGATACATGGTATGCCAATACATCAAAGCTTATCACTTATGATTATGAGAAGGAGATATATGTTCTGATAAAGGACACTCCTCTCGTATATGGTGTAGTGGGTTTTAAGGAAGATGGGGTTCACGAGATGGGATATTTTACAGAGAATAAGTATAACAATATTCTCGTAAATATTCATGGCTATGGTTCTATATGGTGCTTTAATCAAGCAACATTGGAAAAAGGAGGATTTGTAGAAAATCTTTCTGATGGTCTGTGGTATTATAAAAAGAACCATTCAGCTTCTGCACTTGCTGGTTTTAAAAAGATCACAAGTAAGAAGGTGTATCGGGATAAAGGTTATAATATTGAGGACAACAAACAAGAGTTTGATCAGAAGATAAAGTCTTTTGCTGCAAGTCCCTTTGAAATACCTACAAAAGCCCACAGAATGGCTAAGTATTTAGGGAATACGACTTTTGGAATGGAAATAGAAACTGCACTTGGATATCTTCCTGAACATATACAATCCCGTCATGGGGTTGTTATATGTCGGGATGGAAGTATTGATAATGCAGAATTTGTAACTGTTCCAATGCAAGGTGCAAGAGGTTTAGCTAATATCAAACATCTTAGCACTGAACTTTGTAAAAGGACTATTCCTGATATCAAGTGTTCTTTTCATATCCATCTTGGAACTCTTCCTGATCATAGGCTATTTATCGTAGCATTATGGGCATTGTCTATAAAAATTCAGGATGAACTCTATACAATGTTTCCTGGTTTCAAGACACATTGGGAAAAGTTCAAAAAGAAGGATTATAATCAGAAGACAAGAAAGCTTGGATTTACTACTCTTAAACCCTCTTTCACCAAAGATCAGTATTTGGCATATATTGATGATGCATATTATCGTATATCTAAGTTTCTGAATGAAGGAAATGAACCTGATGACCGCTTTAATAGGCAGAATCATCAGCATGTGAGAACTGCAAAGTGGGAAAGGGCACAAAGGTATTATTGGATCAATTTCATGAATATGTTCTTTAGTGAGAGGAAGACGATTGAGTTTAGACTCCATCAAGCCACCACTAATGGACAGAAGATGACTAATTGGTTGTTTATCTGTAATGCTATTGTAAAATATGCACAACAGAATCCTAGGAAAATATTGTCTTCTCCTGACACTATTTCTCTTAACGAAGTGATGGATTATTACAAAGACACTTTCAAATCTGAAGAAGCGGGATTTCTCTCCGACTATATGAAAGCTTATATTGCTGACAGAAAGGCATATTTTGCTAATGATATAGCCAAAGGAGATTATGAAAGCAAAAAAGAGCTTCAAACAGACAAGGATTATGTCTTTGAGTATAAAGGAGTTTTGTGGCTTTTCTAAAAATAATTGACATAAAATAGGGAATATTCAAATATATTCCCTATTTTTGTCTTTATGGCAAAATCGAAAAGAATATTAATTCCAAGAACAAGAGCCAGTCTTACTATGACTGAATCACAATACTGGTCCTTCATCAGATCAGCTCTTAGGAATAAGAGTAGATTCTGGAAACCAATTCAGGATGCAAAAGTATTAGCACGTAGAAATAATGAAAGCTCCAATAAGCGACTCAAATATGAATACAAATGTGCTATTTGTGGAGATTGGTTTCCTGAGAAGCTAGTAGAAGTTGATCATTTAGAGCAAGTGGGGTCTTTACGTTCTGGGGATGATTTAAAAGGATTCGTAGCAAATCTATTTTGTGAAGTGGATAAGCTAAGAGTATTATGCGAACCATGTCATTCACAAGTAACAAAAGAACAAGCCGATGCAAAGGACCGAGTATAAGAATGTATTTGCTATAAGTCAGAGTGCAATGAAGGCTTTTCGAAAGAAGACTCTTCATGATTTTCATAATCTCTACATCAACCAGATTGAGGACGATGAGGATGATTCTGATTATGCCTTTGGAAGTCTAGCTGATACATTAGCCTTTCAACCTGAATTGATGGATGAAAGATTTTATATTCCTGAACATGCAATTTCAATACCCGGTGATAAGGTAAAGATAATTGTAGATAAGGTATATAAAGAAGCCTCAAAGATAGTTGAAACTAAGATGCTTCTTAATGAGAAAGGAAATCTTCCCGAACCTATTCATGTTCCTTCATTGGAAGATTTATATGATTGGGAAGATGTTATTATGAAGTATGCCAAAGAGATTAAATATGGCGGAGATACATGGAGTCGTCCAAGAATTTTGGATAAGGTTGTTGATGAAGGGCAAGCTTATTTCAGGATGATGTCTAATGCTAATGGACGCTATATCATAAGCTCAATGGATAATGCTGATGCTATAGAGGTAGTGGATAATCTTCGTAAGGATATTAATACCCGTAAGTATTTTGTTCAACAGGAAGGTGAAACACTTCTATTTCAGCAGGAGATTTTTGTGGATCATATTTATCAGGATAACTTGATGATTCCTCTCAAAGGTGCTCTTGATATTATACACTTCGACCACAAGAAGCGTACAGTACGGGTAGTTGATCTAAAAACAACTCATACTTGTGAATTCTTTCCAAAGATAGCAAAAGAGTTGTTTTACATTGTTCAAGTATCATTCTATCAGTATATCCTATCTGAATGGCTTAAAACCTATGAAGAAGGTAAATATGCAGGATATGAATTTGAGATTCCAATTAATATTGCAATAGACAGAAGGACTAAAATCCCTTATATCTATCAATATTTTGCGGAAGACCTTGAAATCGCAGAATACGGCTCGAAAGAGAAGAATATTCAGGGATGGAGAGAGACTCTCGATACAATATCTTGGCATGTTTCTACAGGAATATGGGATAGATCAAGAGAACTCTATGAAAATGGGTTTATCAGGATGAAGATTTACAAATGACAAAAACAACTGAAGTAAGTATTGTTAATCTATTAGGGGAAGAGTATGTTAGCCCGGAGTCCGTCTTTGATACAAAGAGGACTAAAACCTCGCATTATATGCTTAACACCATCTTCCATAATAGTTCTCTGATGAGTACAGAGTATTTTGTAAATGCCTATCTGGATGATGAGGAACTTTCTCATAAGTTCTTTAGGCCATTATTCTTAGTATTCAAAGTAACCCCAAAAGATACTAAATGGAATACAATTGCTCCTCGTTTGAGAGCAAAACCTGAATATCTGATGGAGTACTTTGTAGGAGTACAGGACACCAAACACTTAATTGTAATGGTTTTCCAAATTCCTGACAAATATGCTAAGGATTATATCAATTTTAAACAAGGAAAGTATTCATTATTTACTCCGGAGTATAAGAAACTATTTGCTCGATATACTGCCAATGAACGTGCCCAACCAGTGGAAAGCAAGATTTGGCAGGTAATCCACAAAACCAAAGAACTCAAGGCAGAATTGGAGAAGTATTTTACTGTAAATGTAAAAGACCCCTTCCAATTTGGTCCTAATGATGAACTTTGGGGAATTCCGGAACCTAAATATGAACATTTTCGACACAAAACTACAGAAGAAGATGAACGAAAAGGGTGGTGGCTCTCGATTTAATGCAGGAAAAACAAGATATGATCTTGCTCCAGCATTTGCTCAGGATGTATATGCTCAAGTATTAACTTTTGGAAAAGATAAATATGGAGAGCGTAACTAGGAAAAAGGAATGGCTTGGAGTAAAATAATTGCATCATTAGAGAGACATCTATGGGCTATCAAGAGAGGAGAAGATTATGATCCTGAAACAGGCTTATTACATGATGGACATATTATGTGTAATGCTGCCTTTTTGACAGAGTATTATAAGATTTTCCCTCAAGGAGATGACAGACCTCTGCCATATCTACACCAAAAGAGAATTGGCACAGATATTGATGATGTATTAGCAGATTTCATTCCTGCATTTAGTAGAAGGTGTAATATACCCTCTGCTAAACATTGGAATTATCATACGGATTTTATGAATGATTATAATAATCTTGAAGATTTCTTCTTTGAAAATCTTCCTTGCATAATTCATCCAAATGAAATTCCTTTTGAACCTGTTGTCTATATTACTTCAAGAAGAGCTAATCTCGCAGAGGCTACACATAAATGGTTATTTGAAAATAATAACTATCCTGTAGCTCCTCTAGTATTTGCAAATGATAAATTAGATGCATGTAGAGAATATAATCTTGATGTTTTTATAGATGATAAGTATGAAACCTTCATACATCTCAATAAAAATGGAGTTCTGTGCTATCTCTTTGATGCCCCACATAATCGAAAGTATAATGTAGGCCATAAACGCATCACCAAGGATACAATTAACAGAATTTTATGAACTATGTAGAAATAATTAAAGCTCTCATAGGAATTCTTAGTGTAGCTATTTGTTATTTCCTAATATTCTATGGACTATTCGAAATTCATTTAGACTGGACAGAGACAGATGAATTACTTCTATGGTATAGCAAATACCAAAAAGATGGAAGTATTAAACGAAAGTTCATAGTATTGTATAAAAGAAACCAACGTTAAACCAACAATAAGGCTCAGAGAAATCTGGGCCTTTTTTATTACTATACTCAAGAAACGGCGGGTGGCAGACCGCGTAAGTCCACCCTAGATGCTCAAAGCGGTTCGAAACGCGACACAGCCCTAATCGAAAACGGTAGGGGTTTATTGGCGACACCCTAGTATAGTAATTAATTTATTTATATCATGAGAACTCTAGTAGTCGGAGATATTCATGGTGCTCATTTAGCTCTTGAACAAGTATTAAAGAGGTCATCCTTTAATAAGAAGGAAGATACTCTAATTACTCTGGGAGATGTAGCTGATGGGTGGCCCTAC